CCTAAGAATGGCTCCCTTCAGATTGGCATACCTAAGAATGGCTCCCTTCAGATAGGCACCAACCAGATAGGCATAAGTCAGATCGGTATTGGCCAGATTGGCATTCTTCAGATTGGCACCACCCAGATTGGCATTCTTCAGATCGGCAGCTCCCAGATTGGCATTCTTCAGATCGGCAGCTCCCAGATTGGCATTCTTCAGATCGGCAGCTCCCAGATTGGCATTCTTCAGATCGGCAACTCCCAGATTGGCATACTTCAGATTGGCACCACCCAGATTGGCATTCTTCAGATTGGCACCACTCAGAATAGCGTTAGCCAGATAGGCACCCTTCAGAATGGCACCCTTCAGAATGGCCCCCTTCAGATCGGCACCTTCCAGATTGGCACCCTCAAAAGAAACCCCCCTCTTGACTCCCTCCTCGAGAGCCTTCCTGATGTTGGTAGCTGCGTGGCTGGTATAGATTTCGGTTCCGTTGATGTGGTGTATGACAATCATTTTTGTTCCTTTGGTTTTAAAAAGTGGAAACAAAATTCCTGATGGATGCGTGTTTTTCCTAGCTAACCGCAAGAATACGGGTTGTCCTACTTATACTACAGCGAGAAAAGAACCTCAAAAACTTTCGCGGCCTCTACCGTATCATACTCCTGATAAGTAGTAGTCTGACATCACCAATCGTAGGGGTAAGGGACTATGGCATCACCAATAATCTCACATGCCTCATCGTCGTAAGTCCGGGTAGCCTCTTCTCGCGCCTGTGCGATACGCTCCTCACGCTCGGTAATGAAGTCGGCAAGTGCGGCCACGTCGCCCTCGGGGGCCACATACCATTCCCCCGTTCCACGGTCCCTGTAGACAAGCTTGTCGTTGACGCGGAGAATGTTGTAGTTGTAGAGGGACATCATCGCCGTCTGGATCTGAAGTCCCGTAGCCATTGCTTTTCTCCTTAGTCGTTGTTCGTGTTCGTCATCATGGATACAATGTACTTCATTTTGAGATAGGTGTCAAGGTATTTTTACAGCCACAATCTATAGAAGTGGCGAATGAACGCCAGAGGAGCAAATATGGGCAGTATGACAAATACGGTAGAGTTCACTATTACCGAGGTGGGTGAACGTACCGGAGAAACCTTCGCAGGCACATTCACTACCAAGGTTTTCCTCAGTTTTGATGAAGAAATGACCCAAGACCGCCTTCGCCGCCAGTTCCTAGGGGAGAACGCCATTGACGCTACCCCAAGGGCGGCTGACCAAGCCATGGTCTTCTCCGAGTTAGCTGTCCGATTGGTAGATGCACCGGCATGGTGGGAAGATAGTCGTAATGGCAGAGGGTTATTTGACGACAATGTAGTCAAGGCCGTCTACGACGCAGCAATGAAGCCAGAAGCCGACCGGCTTGCAGAGGCAGAGAAGAAGGCGAAGGAGGCAAAGGATGCGTTGCGAAAGGAAGCCAAGGAAGTAGCCGCAGCTGATTAGGCGTAGTCGTGACATACCTGGAGTCCATTCGATTGCTGGCCTACTGGTCAGTAACCCACCCCGACCGCGACTATCATATCCGCCGGGTACATCGGTGGTACTCCAAGACTTTCTCTACTCCTCTTCACGAGGTCTACCAGCTTCCTCTTGATGATGTTTTGCGAGTGTACTTTGAGGAACTCTACGAGAGCATGGATGATCCTCAACGGGAAGAGGAGCTTGGAGTGCTAGCCGAGAGTGAAGCAGAGAAGGTCGCACGTTTGAAGAGGGAGTCCGCAGAAGAAGCAGCGGACTACGACTTCTGGAAGCTTGCAGAGGAAGAAGCAAAGGCAGAGGAGGAAGAGGAAGAAACCGTGCGACCCCAAAAACCACGGTGGCTAGAAGACGAGGTAGTGCAACCTGACGTTCAGTTCGAATTTCAGGATCCAACAGGATCCATGATTCCTAAGATTAGATCGTTGGGTAGCTTTGATGAAGGGTAAAGATGCCATTAGGTAGTGGACCAAGTGAGAAGCAGCTACGGTTTGTGATGTACGTAGACGAGCAGTCTGTGCACAAGGCCAGACGGCTCGTCAAGGATCTCACAGATGACGTGCGCAAACTTGTTGAAACTACTCAACGAGTCAACCTTGGTGGATTTGGTGGTGTTGGTGGCGGAGGTGGCTTCCGTGGCAATACCACAGTGACCAGTGGACCCGCAGCTGCTTCTAATGCAGCGGGTACAGCAACAAACAATGCCACCGACAATCTCATACAGACTCTCACAAAGCACAAGGAGGTGTTCCGAAGCATCGCCACCGGATCCAAGGATGCGATGAAGGTTATGGATGATGCCATGCGCTCATCCGTTCAAGACCAGAAGCAGCAGATCAGGGATCTCCAGAACTCCATCAAGTCCCTGTCACAGTCGTATAAAGACCTCGGGCAGTTCTCCAAGTCTCTCGAAGGTATTCCTGGTCAAGAAGGTGTGCAGCGTAGACTGCACCAGGACCGACAGGGAATGCTCAACCAGATTGCCGAACAGATGGTCAGCAGGTCGAAGGGAGAGCAGAACCTTGCTACCCTCCGCTCTATTGGCATCCAGCAGATTGCTGGTCGCTCTGGCCAGAACTTCGTCAATCCAAAGCTAGGTCTCTTCCAGCGTGCGTTTGGTATGCGTCAGACAAACTTGGCGACAGGGCAGACAAGTGGTGGAGTTGGAGACTTCATGCGTAGGCGGCGCAGGTTGCCCTTTTCCTTCGGTGCGGGGGTTGTGGGTGCAACGGGGCTGTGGGCACTCCATACGGGTGTAGCCGAAGAGCTTCGTGAGCCTACCGACATCTTGCGTCAACACCAAACGCTGGCTGGATTTGGTAGCGCAGCAGTTGCTACTCGTGCGGGTGACTACACTACTGAATGGACTCTCTCACATATGGATCAAGCCGATATGGCAGGGCTGAAGCGCATCCTAGGAGGTGGTCAGAAGTTTGCGCGATACATAAAAGCTATCGAAGCGAGTCCTGGTAATTGGGCGGCTAACCTCATGGACTTGCCAGCGCAGCAAAAGGCAGCTGCGATGAAGTACATTACGGGGTTGAAGGCAAAGCACCCTCTTACGATGCAGCGACTTCGTGAAGCTAGCCAGACTGCCGAAGGGCGTGTAGCGGAGATGCGTGCAACTGGCCTTGGTGATAGCTATGATAAAGTCGGTAACTTCATGGGCAATGCGTCTAACAAGTTTGTGGATAAGCTCACTACCAATGGCGCTTATACCAGAGGCCAAGTGTTAGCTGCCTTCAGACAAGAGGCGGCGGCGGGTGGCCGTGGAACAGCGCAACATCAACTCGGTGGTGCACTCTATGCTCAGGCTGGAGGATTCCACAACGCAGGCGGCTTCGCCGGTATCATGGCAATGGGTGGCCTCTCTCCTGATGAGGCATTGAATCGGATGGGGTCTATTACGGGCCCTCGAAAGAATGGTGGCGTCGATGTTGAAGCTGTCAACAAGATGGGCGACGTGATCATGCAACAGATGCTCAACGGTACACCCGTCACTACCGGTACTGGCATGATGGGTATGTTCGGTGGCCGTGCATGGCAGGGTGGTAACGCCGCCCAAGACATGAAGTACGCCCGATTCGCCCAGCAGGGAATGGACACAGGAACCCAATTCCTCAAGGGTGGACCAGATGCCTATCAGCATGGATTGAACCTACTACTGGCAATCAAGCATGGTAAGGGATTGGGTATTTATGCGCAGAACTATCTCGCTGGTCACCTCAACATGAACCTAATAGCACAGGCTATGTCTGGGGGTAAGTTGCCCGCCGAGATGGCGGCCAGAGGCATCACCCGTGGCATGATTAGTGGGATGGGACGAGATGTACTGAGCAGCTTCATGATGCGTCGGCTACATGATGGCGATCCACGTAACAAGCTGATGAACACCATCCAAAAGGATTTTGGTGGAGATGTCGTACGCTTCCTCCACTCGAAGCATGGCAAGGAGCTAAACCAAGACATCGTAAGCCTTGGTACTGCATTCCATGACACAATGGGAATGGGAACCGAAATGGGCGACGAGAACATGATGCGGATGCTCGCCACTATAGGTGACTATAGCCATTCTCGTAAGTGGTCTCACAAGCATGGCCGTGGGTTCTATGATCCCTCAAGTGGAAGCGCCTCGGCCAGCGCTGCCAAGCAACACGCAAGAGCACAGCAAGATCTAGACGTATGGATGGATCACTTCAAGGGCTCTGTTAAGACTATGACAACCGGCGCAGATACGGTTGCGGAAAAGCTCAATGACGTAGCCTCGGATCTCTCGATCACCGCTGGACAGCTAACAGATAGTTTGGTTGGAATCACGGCCGCATTTAAAGAAGCCAGAAGTGCATTGGAATCTGGAAAGAGCGAATCACAAAGCGAATTCCATAAGAATGTCGAAGTGCGCATCCACGCTGCAAACAGCGCAAGAGTAACGGCCAAGGCAAACGCAAAGCTTCATTCAGCTTTGGTTCCTGCGGTAAATGGAATCGATCCTTCCTCTAGGATACGGTAATGATTACCATCAACAGATACAAGCTCATTGAAGACTTCAAGGCGAAGGATGAGACATACATCAGTCTCGATCCCTACTTCGTCATGGCCGTCGTGCAGTTTAAGCGTAGGACCACGTTCTCTCGCAGCAAGCTTGCCAGCTTCAGCGAGAACGCTAGCGATGGCATCGAAGTGGTATCCACTCCACTCATCATCGTAAACGATGTCGTGAACTACACCATCACTCATGGGAAGTCATCCCATGTCTCTTCGATGCAAGTAAGACTGAAGCACAGTGACTTCAACTACGCTGCCAACGTTGGTAAGGGAGACTGGGCATGGGGATGGGTAGTCAATAGCAGAGAAAAGGCACAGAACATCATAAGTCGTATTAAGAAGAATGAGCCATGCAACAACTTTGACGATGGACTGAAGTTCATGGGACGCATCCAGTCAACGTTTGAGTCGGGTATGATCAACCCGGAGAACGGTATCTCTACCGTCGAGTACACTATCCATGCGAATGGCTTCACGGAGCTAAACGCCAAGACCTTCTACGACCCTTACCTCGTTCACAAGGACATGACCATGAACGACTGGGCGGCCAGGATTGGGATCGAGGATGGCATCAACGCGCTTATTGAAAAGCCCTCGAAGGAAAAGGGCGGGGTAGCTGCTATCACAATCAACAAGGTCATCCCCAAGCTATTGAGCATCCTAGTGGGCAAGGGAATCTCCCAGCAGTTCTCCAACCTCGCGGGTGAGTCCCCACTCCAATCTGTCACTGGTCTGGAGAGTTCAAAGGAAGCTCCCTACGCCTACATCGTGCCAAAGGAAGTGGGCAAGATGATCGGCAAGACAAACCCAAGTAAGAGCAGTAACATGCTTGCGTACTCGGATCTCCTAGAGCTTAACATGGGGCTGCATCGTTACACCGAGAACACTCACGCCGCAGATAGGTATCGAATCTTCATCCCCGATGGATTGCGTGAAGAAGAGCATAACCACAAGTTTACCCACAAGCCTTTGATGGGGCTGTTCACACCCACTATCCCAAGCTTCACAAACCAGACGGTATGGGGAATTCTCTCGCAGTTCCTCAACCCTCATGTCAACGAGATGTACACGGCCATGAGGGTCAACAACAAGGGCAAGATCGTACCTACGTTGATGGTAAGGCAGCTACCGTTTTCCACCGAAGAGATGCTAAATCTGTCTGAGTCATCTGGCGTTGGAGGAACGATTTCAGAAATTCGAAACCAACGAGCTAGCAGTAACATCAATACCAACGTCACCAAGAACGTACACCTGAAGCGGCAGGGCAACAGACGCACGCCCACTACTGACTACAGCACCTCTATATTGGATCTTGGCAGTTCGCCTAACGACATCCCCCCTGTCACCCCCTATCTAGAGCTACCGAGATGGCAGCTACACAATACGATGGTAAAGTCATGGCATGTGGGAAGTAGTAATACATTGCGAATCAACTTCCTGCATGTCTATGGGCAGTCGGTACAGGGATCGCAGCAGGATAACCCCACCAACCAGCTTGTCCGAAACCCTCCTATCAGAGACGAGATGGACATCAAGTCACAGGGCCTCTCGCCCTACATGGGAGTCGTCGCAGTCAGTCCGCTGGAGTCCATGGTGCATGGACCAAAGAAGTGGATGGAGGTAATGAGCGATTGGATGATGGGGCTTCAGAACTCCCTCACAGGCACAATCAATCTCTTGCCTATCCAGTCGCCTATCGTGCCTGGAGACAATGTGGAATGGAATGGTGTGGTGTATCACATCGAGGACGTAACGTTCACTGGAACAATCAATCCAGAGAATGGCACCAAGAAGTTTGGGACAATGCTTCAAGTGAGCCATGGAATGCGGTCCAACTCCGATCCCAAGTATGTGGGCATGCCTACTGGCAACGAGCCCAATGAGACAATCTACGCTAACATCTACGACGACGATACAGTTGGACCTCTTCTCGGCTTGACTACCAATGAGGATATGTAATGGCTACGGTTCTTGCAGATGGGACAGTCATTCCCAGCTACCTTGACGTGGAAGACACTTCTTACGGCTCGCCAGATCCGAACTACGGCAACATTGCTTTGCGTCTCGGTGAAGTCGTCAAGGTGATCTATCCAACTGACTCTCGCAGTCGTTCTAAGAAGATTATCGAGTACGACGTTGCTACCGATGGGGTCACGTCCACAGATGGTAGCTTGGGTGGACACATCAAGAGGTACCTCAACTGCGTTATGAACAACCCCTTCGGTGGGCTTGCAGACAAGCTGGTATGGACAGCAAGGGCGCAACCAAGTGACAACCCCAATGACAAGGCGATTGGTATTGGGCTAGGTAGCAAGGTGATCTTGCTGTGTGTTGATGGAGAGACCAATCGAGGCATCATTATTGGTGGTGTTAGAGATGTTCACGATACTGGCGATGTAGAGAAGGACGGGCACCATCTTCACTTCGCCTTCAACGGTCTCAACGCCATTGTGAATGATGATGGTGAGCTTACAGCTACCTTCAATGGAAAGACAAAGGCCAACGGCAAATTGGATGACAACGCAGACAAGGACTCTTCTGGTACCTACTTGAAGATGGACAAGACAGGCGCATTCAAAGTGGCCTCCAAGAAGGACAAAGACTTCTTCCTGTTGGATCGCAAGAACAAGCTTTTGCATCTAAAGTCATCGGGGAAGTACCATCTAGAAGCAGCAGACGATGTTACAGTTGATGGTGACAAAACCATCTATCTGAAGGGGACGAAGGGGTTGCGTGTAGGAGCCGCCACCGACAGCATGCTGAAGGGAACGACATACCGAAATGCTGAATCAAATTTCCACCAAAGCCTGCTCACAGACCTAACGTCTCTCACTACTCAAATTGGAATAGCCGCAGCGGCCCTTGCCGGGTCAACTGCTCCTCTGTCCGTACCCGTTGTTGGGGGTTCGCTCGCGGCACCTTTCATCGTCACAGCTAGCAAGCGTTAGTACAAGCTACCAAGACGCTTGTACAGGTGGCGAAAGACCTAGGCTCATTCGAGGCCAAGTCATCTACCTTCCTGTCGACTCTCAACAAGGCAGACTAATGGTTGCAACACTCACAGATCCAGCCAACGATGTCATTGAAGACGTAGACTCACAGCTTGATGATGTCTTTGCTAATGGAGTTTCGGTGAATGGTTCTACGGTCGGGCCGTTTCCAAGCTACAACGAGAGCTTTCTGACAAAGGCCAACAAGTCCCTCATTCGGGATACGTATCGACTCGCATTGGCAGGTCTGTTGAAGTCACTTGGTAAGCTACGACCAAGGTGGATTGCGCTAAACACTCTCAATGGATGGACTGTCAAAAACTACATCTTATACGAACTACCGTCTTACTCCGTGGACGTATTCGGAAGAGTTAGGATGCGCGGCAGGATTCAAGGGACAAGTACCAATGTCCCCGTCGTTGTATTGCCATCTGGCGCTCGTCCGCAAAAAGAGCACGCTTTCGTTGTTGCTTCCGACCCTACAGGCAGCGCAAGTGGGAGTGGGTCTGCTACCATAAAGGTGCTATCAAATGGACAGGTGGTTGTGACTCGAATGCCAAAGACACCAGACTGGATCTCACTTGATACAGTCTCATTTGATGCAATCTAGAACACATGGTAGCCAACACCTCCCTTGACTTCGGGTTGCATGGTAAAGCCCAGGACAACCGTTTCCCAATCTCACAAGAGACGGATGGAAGTAGTTGGGAGGCTACGCCTACCTACATTAGCAAGGATTGGGCCTTCGCTGGTATCAACAAGCTTCACTGGGACCAATATCATCCGTACCAACTGCTTGTCATTGATTACTCTACCGGTTCCCCACAGGTAGACAACAAGTGGGAGTTCACTCTTCCAATCAGCCCAAGCGATTTGCGCACTACGCTGCCCTTCGCTATCAGAACTACGATTACGCAAGGTGGTGTAGTAGAGCAACACAATGGAGTACGGGCCATGCCAATCGTGTTCAGCGGTACATTTGGCACAATGCTAGATCGTCCTACTAGTGGCTACTTCGAGCCCTTCAGTAATGGTAGAGCTATCTTTGCTGGTGTTGTTACGGGATTCTCGCGTGCTAATGCAGCAGCCGACACACAAGTCACCAAGAAGCTGCAAGAAGCGGCTATGGTCTCTGACACAGACATCAGCAGTAAGGATGCTGGCAAGACCACAGGGTATTATCAAGCCAGAATGATGAGCCAGTTCCTTGAATCCTACGCGGCAATGAAGCAGACGGAAGAAGGAAGAAACCGGGTACTTGCGCTTGCTATATGGAAGGATGAGGCCGTGTACCTTGGCACCCCAGTCCAGTACATCTCACATCGAAGCGCAAACGATCCATTCGGCTATAGCTATACCTTCGCTTTCAAAGCGTGGAAGCGCGTTGACCTGAAGGAACCAAAGTTCCATACGAGTGCAAAACCTTCTCTAACAGCGGACAAGGACACCTACCACAAGATCCTCGACAAAGTAATCCAAGCCAGAAAGGTATTGCAGAATCTCGCCTCTGGCATTAGCTCAATGCGCTCTGACCTTCAATACGCTGTGCTAGATAGTCTTCGTCAAGTCAACCTCTTCACCAAAGATGTATTGGGTGTGCCTCTGGCTATTGCCGACTTGCCAGCAAACATCATCAAAGACATGTATGAGCCTGCAATGCAGACCGTAGCAGCTACCAAGAGAAATGTCTCTGGCATTGGGCAAGCGTCAGATCTACTTACCTCCAACATTGACAATGACGCTCAATACCTCATCAACCAGCTTACAGCAGCCGGCGTTATTGAAGGCGCTGTGTCTACTGGTCGGGCGCAGTCAAGCGGAGCGAAGCCAAACCTATCTCTGCCAGCACGTAACATCTTCAATAACCCTAACCGCTACTACAGTGTCCTATCTCAAATCCAGCCTGGGCGGCTCAACCTACCTCCCCACCTGAAGGACTTCATCAATAGAGAGCGAGCGAAGACACAGAAGATGACCACCAAGGACTTCCGTGCTCTCCGTGACACCATCGAGACTGCGGCTGAAACGCTTGCAGAAGCGGTTGGGGCGGTTAGCTCGCCCGCTACTAGTAAGAGCCCCACGGACAATGACTACTCTGTGCTATGGGCTCTCAACGACGTATCTATGGCGCTGTCGAAGCTTGCTCTGGCGCCACCACCCTCGGTAACTACCAACCCACTCGATTACGTGGCAGGGCTAGCTAGCCAGAGTGGCATTGCGTTCAAGGTACCTGTATCCAAGTATGCTGTACCATTCCCATACGGTGCCTCGCTAGAGTCGTTGGCTGCGAAGTATCTTGGCGACCCTCAACGGTGGCATGAGATTTCCTCGCTAAACGTCCTGGAAGATCCATACGTGGACGAAACGGGGTTCAGCTATCCCCTATTGAGTAATCCTACCAAAAACACTGTCGTAGTAGCTAGCGCGACTAATATGTACGTGGGGCAGCAAGCGTGGCTTGGCTCTTCTACTGTACCGGCGTTTACACGTCGCGTCCTGGACATCAAAGTAGTAGATGCGACGCAAACTCTTATTGAAGTAGATGGTGACGAACTCACGGGCCTCAACACACTCAACAGTGCCTACATCAAAGCATACCTACCAAACACGATCAACTCGGGTATGGTACTCTACATCCCTAGCGACAAGCCGCCTATCGATGGGGACACGTTCGTCACCACACACATTCCAACTGTGGATGAATACGACCCCATGCTCCATGTGGGTGGTATTGACCTGATGCTAACGGCTGAAGGGGACTTGGCTATCACTGATACTGGCAACTGCCAGCTTGCGTATGGGATGGCGAACCTGATTCAGCGTGTGAAGATTGCGGTTGGTACTCCCAAGGGCTCCATGCTACTACATCCAGACTTTGGGATTGGTGTGCGCATTGGTTCTAACACAGCAGACGTGAACGCACACGACATCCTCAGTCAAGCAAAGCGCATGCTCTCGAACGATCCAGCGTTCTCTGGTGTGCTTGGTGCAGCCGTAAACAAGAACGGCCCTAGCCTCTCCATTGCGCTCGAAGTGGGAGTAGCCAGGACCGACAAGATCCTACCCATTGTTGTGGATCTTCGGTAACTATCCTTCCGCCTTAGTATGGGATCGTGGTACGCGCTCTATAACGTGATAAGGGTCCACGTCTCCTTGGTACAGGCGGTAGAAGCTTCCATCTGAACAATGCTCAATGTACCAACTTCTGAACGGACACTTATCCTCATGAGCATCCCGTAGATTCTTGAGACCAATAAATACAGCACCACACCACTTACACTTGTACTCGGTATTTCTGTCCAGTTCCGGCTCTCTGGTAGTGATTGCAGATGGATACGCAACCCCTAGGCGCAGGTTGGGATAAGGCCCAATCCAAGTGTTCTTGTACTCGTCGGCATTGGTTTCTTCTTCTTCAAGAGGAACGGCTCTGTGCATAATGGACTTATGTATGTTGTAGGATAGTTCGGTAGAGAACTTCTGATTACAGTATTCGCATGAGAATGGATAATCTACCTTCTGGCCCGAGTGCGGATCGGACTCCACCTTCCGGCGGATCCTCAGAGAAAAGGAGGTATTTGTGCCCTCAAGGAATGAGCGCACCTCGACAGGCACATTCATCTTCGAGGACTCCTTGATACCTTCTGTCATTCCCTTGGAGATTCCTCTGTCCACATAGACTACGACAAGATCACACACCTTGCGAAACTCGGTACCAGCGGCAATGCCTTGGCACGCTCCTCTGATACAGTGTCATCAAGAACACCTTCCTGTGTGTACAGGCCATGGCTAGCATACGGCGCCTCTCCGCGTTTTAAGCAATCGACCATGCACCTGCGTAGGTACTTTAGATTCTCCTCTACGAGCGTGTGGATACAATACGCTTCGATGAGATATTTGGGCACCAGCAAAACCGAATTGATCGCCCGTCGAATCAACGTAGAAACGGTGATTCCCAATTCAAATTCGATTGAACCAATGGCTTTGGCCATTGATCTTGGTAGAGAATAGTTCGCCGCCCCCATAGCGTAGATAGAGGTCTTTTTGCCGAGGGATCTACAGCCATATCCCGTGCGAATGCTCTGGCTAGCTTCTTACTGAACATCTGTGTTCCCCGGAAAACTTCTCATTCTGCATCGTCCGAATAGTACCAAGGAAATCCATACCCAACAGCAAAGGAACCAAGGCTAATGAGTATACATCCACCTACCACAAGACTGACAATCACCTTTCCTCCTCTTCCATTTTCATGAGCTTCTTGACTACCAGCTGTCCTACAACGAGCCCTAGGCCCCATGACAATGCGATGCCCCCACAATCCATCCAAGAAACACACTCATAGTGGCTCCTTTCCGTCGTTTCGAAATTGAGTAAGAATCAGCTTGGCCTCAATTGGCATAGCACTCCAACTAGCGGGACAGTCCTGGCACTCGAAGATGACCCGAGTAATAGGAGGACCATATCGGGTTGGGTCAGGATCCTCTCGGCTTGAGAAGTCTACCAGACCATCTTTCACGCCATATTTGGCCGAGATAGTACGAGACATATTTGCCTTCAGTCGCCTACTACCACATTGCCAACATGCCAAAGGCACATACGTAGCGTTTACGCTATTCATTCTCAAACTCCCTTAGGCGTTCAGTCCAGTAGCCTCGAAGGTCGTCGGCTGTCTTCTCTTTCTCTAGGTCTCGCTCATTCCTTTTCTTGTCCATCTCTGTAACGAGCTTCACCAACACTGCCTTGACGTACTCTTCCCAAGGTCCATGGAAAAGGAAATGGTCTTTGGCGTACACTTCCACGTACGACACCACCGTTGCGTCTCGCGAGGGTTCCACGTAGATATGGGTAGAAAGCATAGTGTGGTTGTACAAAATACGAACCCCATTTGCTCGATAGGAATTGGTTTTCTGCATACCCACAATACCCTCCTGGTGGGCCTCTCGCAATACCGAACCCATCCGCGTAGGATACTCCAGCGCTTCTGCTGCTTGTGCTTCGGCTTCTTCTTTGGTCAATGCCATTTCTATCCCTCTCGCTTAATAGGTAAGCCCAAGTCTACGATGTTGTTTCCTACTCTACTTACAGCGAGAAAACATTGTTAAGCCCTAGTGCAGGACTACGGCATTCAGACAGAGGGCAGTGAGAGGAGGTCCGGACTTGCTTATCAGACGATCGTAGATGCCATTCTCTGTATCCTTCTTGCCCATGTTCACTCCCTTTTGCATCCATCAGGGGTACAGCTTACAACGTAAGGTGATTTGTTGTACCCCAGAGGAGTTACGACACATTCCTCTGCGACATGATAGAATTCGTATCTGCACTGATCCGAGCTACCTCCTCCGCTGTATGCTACAAAGTGACGCATTTGCCAGATGATGTGAGCGGCCCGTGTTTCGTTGGGAGTGTTTATCACCTTGGCGACACAAGATCCAATATCCATAAAAAGGAGGGAGAGTAGGACAACCTAGAAGGAAAGTGTGGCAACAGTACCCACTAACCCCAACTAGCTTCGCGTTGTATATCTACATCGGAATCTTTTGTGGCCTTTTCTACTTCTTCGTCGTACCTGCTTCTACGTGTATAGGTATCCCATACTTGTCACATCATCCCTCCACCCGTAGAATCACAAAATGCAATTCGGTTTTGTTTTTTGTCTTGGATACAAGGATTGAGCGCGAATGTGTTGCGCAAAAAATATTTGGCCATGGGTGCCGCGTTGACTCAGGGCTGTTCGACCACATCCATTTGTAGGCAAGAGCAGCAAGCTCGCCCTTGCGCAGATACCCATCCTCGTTGCCATCCTCGATTTCGACTGGCCAGAAGTCCCCCTTATAGCCATATTCAAAGCAAACTACGAATTTATCAATCACTTCTGGAAGGTACAGGCGACAGGGCTTGTCGTCTACGAACTCCACGTAACCAATTGTTCTACTCATTCGTGTCTCCTAGCATGAATTCTGGTATAGGTGGTAGCTCGCTATCAGGTCGCACAACGTCAACATGTAGGCCAGCCTTTCTGGCCCTCCTAATGGTGTTTAGCGTTCCCTTACTCACCTTCGCCAATCCATCCCAGAACGCCACCACCCAATCGGCCTTGGCAATGATATCCGCATTGCGGAACATTCCAGCGGCAACAGCCCAGCGATCCCAGTTTGCCTCAAGCTCCTGTGTGGCTAGGGCACGTTCCTTCGCAAGTGCTATTGCAAGGGTGTCAACTCCCCTAGCACCACCAGAAACGACGCCTACGCCTTCAGGCAACGACTCTACAAAAACCGTGACCTTATCCAAGGGGCCGTACTCGCGGCCACCGACAATCGCTACCTACTTCATACTCTATATACAGCGTAAAACAAAAGCGATCCACGTTGAGTATCCGAATTCGCCCACGCCCAGGCAACCATCATCAACGCACCACCTAGAGGAGTCATCCCACATGCCAATGCGAGAGTAGATATGCTCGGCCATAGCCACTTCATGTCTACGCCCAACGTACTCCCACCCCATGCTGCTCCTGATGGCCTTCCATTGGAACTGCGGAAGCTCTTTTTTTGAGAAACGCTATCGTAGGACGGATGAGAATGGGATCGGTCATATTACCCCTTGTGATCTGGCTTTACGAGAGCGAAGTATTGTGGTATGGGACGGTCTTTCAAGACCGACGCGAGGCTGTCCTGATCCTTGTTCCGTTGAGCTTTCGCGCCATCAAGAAACCCCTGCCAATAAAGCGCACGCATGCGCATGTCCATAGCCTTGTTCGAAAGTGCCTTTGCCTGTGCCAGGACATGGGGCACAGGGGGTCTTGGGACTGGCTTCAGATCCACGTAGAGGGTACCCGAAACAAAAGCTATACAGGAGAGTGCGAGGGCAACAGCAAGCCCCCATACCCATCGAACAGACCCGTCGTCGTAGTTCATCATGCTACCTCAGACAGACCAAGCATGCTCTTGCACTTTGAGCATGTGAGCATCACATGAGCGACGCCATTGCCCGCGTACACATTCCAAACTGTACCAGAGGCACCGCACATAGGTTCAAGGGGAACGTTTAGCCGAATACCATTGGGATCAGCGACATGCCACTGACCGTCAGCAGGCACATACACGCATACATCGACATCGCTCTTCATGCTGTTCTCCTGGTTGAGGGGGATCGAAATCCTACTCTGATGGTATCAGCTTGTCAACCTTCTCCACCATCAACTTCACCTTCTGCAACACATCCCGTGTCTCTAGCTCAGTCTTCAGAGCAACCGCAAGTGTCTTCTTCGACCTAGCTCTATCTCGCTCCTCTTGTCGATTTTGAGCCATCATGATTAGTGGCGCTTGAATCGCCGAAAGACATGACAAAGCCAAGTTGAGCAAGATGAACGGGTACGGATCGAAAGCTCGTGATAGGATGAAGCCAAGATTAAGCGACATCCAAAACACGATTGCCGCAAGGAAGAGCAGAATGAACTTACCCGAACCAAGAAACGCAACGGTGCGGTCAATGAAACGCTGTACGATCCCACCATCTTCCTCCGGCTCATTAATCTCTGCTAGAAGCTCGCTCCTCGCATTGTCCCGTTCCTCCAAGGGCCGGATGAGGCTCTTGCGTTTCGTGGTTGGCATGCTGAATAGATTGCGTCTGCGCATTAGCACTGAAATAGTCATCTACAGAGTTACAGATAGCCGCCATCCAAAAGAAGCACATCAAGATGACCACCCAAGTGAGGTAGATACTCCTACGGTTCCGCGTCCTCGCTTCCTTCCGAAGCGCCTAGGCCTGCTTGTTATCGTGCTCTAGCTTTTCGACAAACTGTTCCAGATTAAATTGAGTCGTCTACACATCTACCGTCTCGTCATTAGGAAGAGTGGTGTCGTTGTAGAGAACCTTGCAGCACGTCCTGCAAAGATCGGTTTCTTCGTCAAGCCAGTTGCGTAAATCCCTCCCATAGTAAAAGTAGATGTGTTGAAGAGAACTGGATACGTACCCTTCTACACCGCACATAAGATACAGACCACATTGAGAGTACATAGTAGATGGCACGCCATCGTCGTTAACTCCAACTGCGATGGCGTGCAACTTCTTTCCGTACTCGTTTCATCCAATCAGCATATTCAGCCTACTCATTATCATTCTCTTTGTCATGATCTTCTGGAAGATGACCCACGTAGTCACCATCGTCAAGTCCCCGTGGGTGCTCTGCGCAGATAAGCTCCCCGCATCCATTACAGAAGTCGTCTACATCTACTGGGTTTCCACACAGGTAACACAGGGCTGCGTCGTCGTACTTGTTCATCCGTTCCTCACAGCATTGGCAAGGTTAGCTACCTTGATCTTGAAGTCCGATAGAGTTCCGTTGTTGTTGATGTCCAGCGTAACCAACTCGTCCATGAGTGGGTCATTCTGCTCTACTTCGCTGGAATGCTTGGCTACGTCTCCACTCAAGCCAGCGCCGTTGCGATTGATGCGCCATACCTCACCGCCAGCCTTTTGGATCGCCTTGGCCTCGTTGAGGTAACGGCAGTCCGAGATTACTACTACACCATAGCCATCTTGCTGTAAGCTCTTCGCTCTATTCAAAGCAATCTTGAGCCAGAAGTTCTCATTCACATGCAAACGTACCCATTCCCCCAAATGCTGTAGCGCAAAGCGAGCACTGATTTGGGGCTGTGTCAAAATTTCGTCCAACCAACCCCCATGTTTGATCTGGAGAGCATTCGATGAAACCTTGTCGATCTCGTACTTATTGCACCAATCGGAAAACCAAATGATACGATTGGTGCGAGTGTCGATGCGTGTCTGCACATGCTTCGGTACCTTTCGATAGTGCTTGTCTAGGAACCGCTCCTTTGGTAGGTACCGCTGGTCCACTCGATTGCGGTACTGACTTGGGCCATAGAGGGTCTTGTGGCTGAACCCAAAGACATGGCCAACCAGATCCTTTAGCGGCTCTGCGAACCCGATCTTCTTACCGAAGGTCTGCTTCACAATCACGTCAGCCGCAGTGTCCTTTCCAGACCCAGCATGTCCCATCAACCCAATCAGTCTCGTTCTCATCGTTCCTCCCGAATGTACTTCTTGATCTTCTCCAAGTCGGCAATCACAGCATCGATGGCCTTCAAGATGAGTAGCCTCTTGATGCTCTGGGAGCTAACCTGCTTGTTAGGCCCTGCGTGAGAATTGTCTCTTTCTGTCATTTGAAATCCTCTTGTCACCTAGTTGAACCCCATACCAAGTATACAGCGTAGAAAAACAAAAAGGCCGCCGACTTTCGTCAGCGGCCCGGAACGGCGCCTCCACCATGGAGGCTTTATCCGGCCTTATGCCGGAAGAGTTGCGGCGTCAGACGCCTCTGCGTTGGCATTTCCACCACCGCTAGACGATTCGTCGTCTTCTAGGATGCCCATGTAGGGTAGCTGCATCTTCGTTAGCTGACCGGCAGTGAAGCCTGTGCTGAAGCCAAGTGGACGTACACTATGGATGACGGCCACCGCTTCGCCGCTCTGTCGATCGATCACGCTAATGTCAATCGGCTCATGCTTCATCAAATCCTGAAGCTTCGGGACGGAGGCAGCAACCCGCGCGCCGTGACCAACGATGCGCCAGCCACTAGCTGAAATGTGCACCGGCTCGTAGCTCAAATAGTCGATCGACTGTGCGCTGTAGGCGCCCAGAATCTTGGTAGCCGCGGCTCCATACACGACGCTGTAGTCAAAGTTGTCGAAGATTCCGATCAACCTTGTCTTACCGCCAGTATTTGGGTCGGTGAAGTAGACCTTCGCCCGAGCGCCGTTCATCATCTTTGCTGCCATGTTACGTCTCCTTTAGAGGTTATGCTGTTTGCTGGACCGGAGAAACGGTGATACCCACAGGAACGAAGTAGATGGCGCCGGCCTGCTTCACTTCTGCGTTCACAACAACTCCCCCACCGGTCAAAACGGCGGTGGCGTTTCTGTATCCACGTGGGGCAGTATCATCAGCGACAATGAACTTTGCCTTGAGCAAATTGCCCATGATCTGTCGGAAATCCGAGAGGGCAACTGGTGCGCTCACCTTTGAATTCGGGCGCCCCACAATCGCATTGTCCATGCCATCGAGAACAGTCAGGGCGATGATGTTGGCCACATACACAGCCTGCAAACTGTTGTACAAGAAGTTGCTGTCCTTGCTATACGTAGTCTGGTCAGACACCCAGTGGTAGCCGCCCGTCTTGACTCTCTTGGCCACAAGGAGACCAGCCTTCAGCGCTTCCTCGACCTGGGTATCGTCCTGGTCATTGAAATCTCCAGCAGCCTGGAGTACCCCAACGGTGTTGATGTACTTGTGAATTATTGGCTCTACACCACCGGCCAACTGCATTGCCGCTGCATCCACCGCAGTCATCCAAGGATGGAACGTCTTAACGCTTCCAGTAGAATCGGTAGCCTTGAAGTCCTGGAAAGCCATAGCCATTGTGAAGTCTGCCATGTTGGCAGCCGCATCGAGAGCATCATTGAAGGTCCCACGGTACGATGCGATACCCTGGCGATTGCGACGACGCTTGATAGTGCTCATTGTATCGACGTGAGTCTTCAGGTTACTGTTGACTGCCGCAATGGTGTAGGTCGAAGCGCCATCGGTGAGCCCATCGGTGATGTCCGCAGTCGCATCCCGAGAGAAAAGGGTAACAACCATGTTCCCATCGACCTTCTCTAGTGCTGCGAGAGCACCTAGAACGTCTCCATCGGAAGTACCACCCTTTGTCCCACCAGAAAGGAAGGCTGTAGTAGCTACATCAGGAAGACCAGCTGCCGCACGAGCCGGGGTAGCACCAAGCTGCACAAGCTGGGTATCTGCCACTGCATTGTAGAAGCGATAGGCATCGAGCTTGACGCGACCGGTGTTGACACCATTTACAGTGACGCAACCGACAGTCACTTGATCGAGAGCGCTACTTGGAAGCTGACCAAGAGTAGCCGTTCCTGCGCTAGCAGTCCAACCAGTCAATGTGTTGATGTAGGCCACCAAGTCTGCGATGGTGGGATAGTCTGCGAAGGCGAGTTCGCCAGAAGAGGGGAAGGATGCGCCTGTGCCACCAGTAGCTGTACCGGTAACACCAGTCGTACTGACAGTAACAGAAGCGGTTGTTCCGACGTAGCCAATAGTGAGACCAACGTCTCCACCTGCGATGAAGGACTCTACAATGCCATCCTTCTTGCGACCATCGGTAAGCTTTACCTTGTACTCGGCAGAACTTGTGAGCACATACGGAGTAGTGGATGTTGAAATCCAGGTAACAGGAGTCGTATCCAGCTGGAACACATAGCTATTGAACGTATCCGTACCGGTTCCTGTGTCAGCGATCTCAAGCGAAAGCCCCTGCCCGCTCACAGGCGTAGCAACCGATGAAGAAACAGTGATTGGTGAATACACGTCAATGTCGGTTGCCGCAGCAACGGCGGCTGACGCCACATTAGCAGGGGCAGTGATTGTCCCAGCTACAGCACTTCCGCTTCCACCATCGGAAAGCTTAGTAGCAGTGATACTCGCAGAAGTAGCGGCGGTGACAACGTAACCACCTACATTCTCGCCACTCGCGCCGGCAACGACAGATCCAATCGGGATCACAAGGGTATCGCCTACCGTTGGGGTAACACCAAAGGTTCCGTCGTAGTCAACACGCACGGTGTTGCCAGAGACAACAGTGAGGGTCAGGTGATTGGTAGCGAGAGTCAATGCAAGCGCACGAAGCGCACCTCCAGTTACGGTGGTATCAACAGTAGCCAATGCCGTTGCAACGTCCGAAGGGACAGAACCAGCTGGGAAGAGGCCACTTGCCGTGGTCACGTCTCCATTGGCAATGATCTTGTATCCAACGGTCCCAACGTTTGGGATCCAAGTGAACTGACCAGTAGTAGGAACAACCTGGGCCTGATACTGGGATACGTCGAAGTAGATTAGGTTGCCAAGTTTACCATATGACTTGTCGTCAAGGGTAGCGTATGTACCACCGCCAATAGCCGGCAGGTTTGCAGAAGCCTTGGTTCCCGCATTTGTCTTGGCCAGGACGATCGTAGCTGGGGCACCTGTGATAATGTTGTCACTACCGGGCTGGACGGCCTTCAGGAAGGCATCTACCAGAGGTCCAGAGCCATACTTCGCCAACACAGCCGCAGCTGAAGTAGGACCAAATACGTTCTTCGAAAGGTCATCCTCAAGAGTGTAGTCTTCGCCAGCGTCCGCTTCGCCAACCAACATCAAAACGCCAGTTGTTGCCACGCCCGCAGGCTGAGGCTTGACGGTCGTCTTTACGTATGCCCCTGGGATATATACGGTCCCACCGCTAGTCAAAATGCTTTGTGCCATGTTCTATCTCCAGTCGTATAGATTGCGACCACCGTTGTTTTACTTGTGCTCTCCGGCCTCGGACTTCTTCGCGTCCTCCAGGGCCTTGACGTGGCGCGGATGGACGCCGTGGATCACCGACCGATCCCCCTTCCACAGGATCCTGTGTTCGGGGTCGGCATCATTGCCTTCGGACTTGTTTGTGGGAGCACCACTACGAAGAGCCGAACGGAAGCGACCAATGAGAGAGGACTTTCCAGGAGCCGCGCCGGCTGCCCCTGCCAGCGTAGGTGGCTTAGGTGGGCGCAGAGGTGGGTTCATACCAGCGAACTTGTCCTTGGCGGGAGCCGGAGGTGCGCCAAACTTGGCACCGTTCGCAGCGTTTACGTCACTCATGTCATAGTGACTAGCGGCACGCGGTTGAGCCGGGGCCGCTGGAGTTGCCTCCGCTCCCCCCATGCTTGTTGAACGGGCGTGAGCAGCTTCCGCGCCCGCATTCGCGGAATTGCGGAACGGTAGATGGGCCTTATGCAAACTTCCGCTCTTCTCCAAAGCACACTTGCGAATCTCCGCAACCGACTTCGTAAGACCACCCACACTTGGAGATCCAACCTTAGAGGTCGGGACCTTATCGGTAACGCCAGTTGGAGGCTTTGCCATTGGGGGCTCTGCTTTGGAAATCGCATCGGTCATGAACGTATCGTTGGTCTTGTTGCCCATTGGGGGCACACGGCGACCAGCGGGAGCACGAGTTTCACCACCATTACCGGGTGACTGCTTGGTCTGGGTGGCACCGGGAGGCATCGAGCCACCAAGTTCTGGGCGATTCACTACACCACCACCACGCTTACCCATGCCAAGTACATCTTGTGCATTCACATTGCTAGAGGTGTGCTTGGGTGTCCCTGGCTTGGTCCCCTTTGGAGTACCCCTCTTCTCTTCACCACCGTTTGAGCCATCAGATTTATCTTCGGCTGCGCCAGCCTTCTGGGTTCCACCCTTGCCTTCAGCAGCAGGCCCTTGCTTCTTGCCCTTGCCAGCCTTGGACTTGATGGAATCAGAAGTCGGTCCACCGCCCTTAGCCTTCTTTTTCTTCTCCTTCTTTCCTACCTTCTTACCCTTCTTGATCTGCCCGCCAGAACCTTCACCTTCAGGGCGCTCTTCCGATGCCTTGTCTTCCGGCGTCACCCCGTCCTTCTGAATGGTCTTGATTCGCTTGCCATAGGTATTTTCGTTTTCTAGGTCAATGACCTCTTCGGTCTTGCCAAGGTGCTCTAGCCGAATCTCTGACTTGGCGAGCGTAGAATAGCAACCGCAGGGAAACTCAGACCGTCCGCAAATGACACACGCATTTTTGTGCTTTGCAAGCTTGTTGACCTCTCGCTCCCGCATCTTCTGGAGATTATCTTTGTACTTCTCGATGCCGTCCTTCAACACCTCCAAAATAGGATAGCGAAGATCATAGGCGTCGTAATCTTCCGACTTCTCGACATCCTTACCACCGGAATGATGCTTCATACGCTTGAAAATGGACATGACATACTTCCAGTCCTTGGCGTGACCCTCCTTTTCTGCCTGGGCCTTTGCATTCTTCCAATATCTCTCGTCTGCTGGTGTCTTCACTACGGTACTTGGCATGCGAACTCCTTCACACAATAGATTACGACTGATAGTTAACTACCTAGGGTAAGTGCATCTTTCTCGCCTACCCAAATGGAATTACTTGCTTCATGACCAGCGGGAAGATGGTCCCCTCCGATCATCTTGATTTGTGTTTCAGCACCCTGGAGCTTATCCGAGATGTGTTTTGGCCATGTGTGCTCGGATACGCCCTTCAGTGTGATGTAGCGGCTGTAGGCTTGCTGTGGGGAGATGTCTTGCTCTGGGGCAAACTGTGAGCTACTTATGGACGTTACCTGTAGCCCCCTGTCCTCAAAGTACGCCTCCCTGTATCGAAGTAGGATGAACATCACAATCGAGTGAAGGTAAATGGCCTCCAACTGGTCATTGGCTACATGGCACCCAATCTGGTAGTTGTCAGAGGTGCGAGTTGACTCAATCTCCATGGTCTGCGGAGGCTTGGCGCTTTTGATAACGCACATACCAAAGTCCGCAATTGTTCCTACGGGCACTTTCACCTGAGTCCTAGACAGTACTTCTTCGATGGGCACCTGATTGCCTACGCTATCTACAATAACCTGTCCTGGAAAGATCAAGAGGCTATCTGCAATGGCAGTTGGAATTACAAGCAAGCCAGTAGAGGCATCGTATGATACAGGAGTGAATTTGTCACTCAGCGTTGGCCAACTGATTTCAATGTCCTCGCCAGATACATAGTGAATGTCTCCTAGCGTCTTATAGGACTCTTGGTTTGGCTGAATCGACAAGGTGATCGCTGGGAGGTCTGATATCTCGATGAGGTCCGCCATCTTCACTTTGATGTCAGTTGCCAGAAACCACTTCTTGGCCGAATCGATAGAAGCCTGACCATAGTTTTTGGTGGTCATGGGGTCTGCATTGAGAGAAGCAAAACAGAAATCCAGGAGATAGGCGTTCCTACGCAAATCGTTCAAGCCAGCCACCAACCCGCTTCGCAAGATGATGTCTGGTTGAAAGATGCCCAGTACCTCTTTGGAGCCATACGCCATACCCCAAAGATTGTGGCTGAACACAATCTAGCTTGTATGGACAGACAACAGGCAGAGTGGGCCGCAAACATCATCAGACAGGTGGTACAGCGACGCAAGGAGAAGTTCGAAACCGCCAATATTCTACGTACCCAAATGGTACGTCAAATCAATGCCGGACAGAAGCCAACTGGCTATCGTGCACATTGGCACTACGAATCAGCCAAGGAACTCAGAGACAAGCTCGTTGAGATTGCCACGCGCTTCAACGCAGAGCATCCCTACGATGTAGCTACTATCACAGACCTGATTGACATCCTCCATACGACTGCCGGGCAATTCAAGCAGGCAATCCAGGGAACGGACTAGACCCACTGGATCACATAGTCAAGGACCATGGGGGCGATTTTGTCTTCCCATTCCTTGAGCGCCCACTCGGCTCCCTCGTCAAGAAAATTCTTGGGCTCTAGTCCGGGGTGAACCCACTTGCCGGTTCCCTTCTGCTTGCTGGATGCGACCCTGAAGGTCATGATAGACCGTTGTACATGGGGCTTGCCCTGCTTGTCATTGGTCATGCGCTGATAGACCGAGATACCCTGTAGAAAAGGTGTACCTGTCCAACCCTGCTTCACATCCCCGATTGACCCTCGACCTTGGCCCGGTCCCTCACGGGTCTTCTTGGGCTGATTCATGATGTTGAAGGTGTGCAGCTTCCCGAGCATGGGCTTGCCGTTCTCCCCCCTTTCAATTGTACCAAACGGAATCCCCGCCTTCTTGAACGCAGCCTTGATGGTGCTGGTTAGATCCTGCTGTGCTGGCGTAGAGTTCGTGGGGCCAAGTCCAGGTCCATGTCTGAATGGCACGACAATGTACTTGCTACCATCTTTTGCGGTCTTTGCCTTTGGAGACTTCAGTAGATCGTCCAACATCTCATGCTCTGGCATACCATCTTCAATCCACCTGGCAGAAGCATCGAGCGTGATCATCCACACACCATCTACCTCCTTCATGTGCAGGGACTCCAGGTACTTCTCTCTTCTGCTGTGGAGAGACTGCTGTACCTTCTCAAGGATGTGCCCGTACGTCGCAGCGGTAAGCTGTTGAACGGCTGTGTCCATGGCTTTCTCCGCTGCGTCTGGAAGCCTGTCTGTAAACTGCTCTAACTCACTAAAATCTACGTTGATGTGAAACATGTTACCTACCGTTCGGGTTACGTGAAGAGATTGGGTGGCCTTCCTGCGACATTATCATTCCATCTCGTACCTGCACCCACGAAACAGTGCCGTCCGAATGCTCTACTTTGATCTGCCCAACCTTCCTAGTACCACCTGGGCCCGCATCCTTCACGCTTCCCACTGGTAGATTCAAGTGATGGTGCGCTGGCGCTCCTGGCATCGGCAGATTACCAATACCTGACTTATCGAGACCTTGTTCTGACGAGTGAGAATGTACATCATACTTCCCTGGCTCAACAATATGCTCTCGTTCCTCCCTGAAGGGGTTTGAGCCAGCCCCCGAGGCATTCCCATACATGTGCGGAATGCTCACAATACTAGACTGAGGAATCCAAGCGCCAAGGAACTCCGACTTACTATCTGGATCCCAAAAGTTCTCGTTAACGTACTTGCTATCGGGGGACCATGAGCTACGGCTTGGAATCGATACCTTTCCAGGAGCGGATTCGAAATCTACATCATATGGGTGTGCCGCTCTCCACATCAAAAACTCCCGTTCGTTTGTAGTTGGATTCATCCGAACATCAGTGAGCCCATGAAGACGATGCAACCCGCGCTTCAAAAGGTTCTGCTCATCTTCACCATCTTCATCCATCCTTGGAATTTCTTCTTTAGCAGATTCACCGTTATGTTGCCAAAACTCAATCTCGGATCTTGGCTCTACGGAACTTGGGGTTGCAGGCGCAAGTCTCTTCATCGCACCATCAGCCTTGTCCAACGACTCCTCTGACTTTAAGGTGTACTCGTAAGGCCCGTATGCATCGTCATACGCCTCGGGAGGCATACCGGGCTCCGTACCCTGTCCGATCTTCCTCTTGTTGATTCTCGGTGTTTCCAAGTACTCTAGTCCATGCTTCCTTGCCAATGATTCATGAACTCGTTGTGCCATGGAAGAATGGGTGTCGCCAATAACGTACCTTGCACCGTGCTTGTGATAAGCATGAGCGTAAACGGCCTCGTATAGCGGATTCCCGAGACCCTTACCATGAAGGGCTGGGGGGAGCTGTACATAGTCTACAGACAGACTTGGCGCATCATCTTCTGCATCATCATCAAGGTAAGCACTCAAGTTATGGTATGGGTCGATGGCCATATCCTTGAAATACAAATTGCTTCTAAGTCCATGTCCATCGTCACTAACATACAGCTTGTAGCCTTCCGCCCTACGCTCTGGGGGCAATAGATGTGAGTAGTCGTAGCGCTTATTTCTTCGACCTGGGTAAGCTCCATCAATCTTTCCCGCTGGAATATCTGCGATAGCCATTTTTTCAAGTGACTCTTCTGACTTCTGAAACCGTGTGAACGCTTCTGTTACGAACTTGTGAGTACGGTAGTAATCGGGATCCTCTTTCAGATGCGCCCAAGCAATCTTGCCAGTCTTGAGGGGATCAAAGTTGGCGATATTGGTCTGTGGATCCTCGCTATGCTCTACCTCAACCGCCATTCCAAGATGAAAGTCGTTGAGAGTGAACTGCTCATTATCGAAGTCAATACCGAGGGCTCTAGCTGTCTCGTCAGCCTCTTTCGAAGACACACCGTCCCTAAGGTTCACTGCATTGTCATGGACCTGTGCAGGTTGTCCACCAAACTCGCCATTCTCCTCTTGAGGCGCACCAGTAGGATCGCCTGCACCCTCAACAGGATCTCCCATGTCCGCCTTATCAAGTGGCTCTGGAACTGACCCTAGCGATCCTTCAACACGCTCAATGCGAAACTTACCGGACTCTGAAGCCCGACCCCTTTCCCTGGAATGTTTCTTGAGGGAGCGTGCCATGTCAATGACCGAATGAGTCATCATCATAAGCGTATTGTAAGCATCCGGGTCTGTCTGCTTTAGCTGCCCTAGCTGGGGGGCCTTTGCTTTGATCTGCTTCAACGCATCTACGACACGTTGCTTGGCCATCTCAAGCGTCTGGTCATCTACGGCTGTGTTGGTCGCCTCCTTCTCATGCGTGGCCTGCGCAAGCTCGTGTAGCCGGTCATGGAAGTCCTTCGCCGCATCACCATGGTCTTCAGGTCGTTCGTCTTCTGACTTTCCAATGGGATCATCCGTAAAGGCTTTTTGCTCGGGAAGTTCCTTTAGATACTCATCTCCGATCTTGTCTAGCTCGCCCTGACTCTTGTACTTCTCCTGGGCGCGTTGATACTCTTCGGCTGCCTCGTCGGTCCACAGAACGATGCGATTGCCACCCCGTAGCTTGGCGACCATAAGGGCTTTGTCCCCTTCGGAGAGCTTGTAGCCAATGCCTACAGACAGGGTAGCGCCTACAGCCTTCTGGTACTTGCGCTGGACCTCTGGTAGATTTGCCACTTTGGCAGCAGGTACTCGCACCCGGGCTTCATCTCCCCCATAGGAGATCACCGTACCTCCAGATGAACGAACCCAATCGGCCACCACCTCATTGCCATGCTCGATTGCACGGCTGATTCGACGCAGCCCAGCTTCATCGTCGTTATGAGCAGCCCGCCCCACACGACTACCGATTTTATCGCCGTCCACCGCTACATATAGGTCCATGCCTCAAAGATTGCTGCGTAGGCTTGAAAAAGCGGTTTCTGTGCTGTATCTGTATCTTGAGGGAACTATGACTACCATGCACGTCGTCCCCAAGACCCTAGACCTCCTGACGATCCAGCGGACCAATGACACGGATCTGTACCCCTATTGTGGCGAACAGCTCGAAACCGAGGACCTGTTGTTGCAGGATGGATTGATCACGAAGATCCCACTTTACATGGGTGGGATTACACTGCGCGCCTATGGATTCACAATCACCCCAAGGGTCGGGATTTGCTGAAGAAGTGGCTCAGGATGCTCATAAACGACATCAAATCTACTTGACCCGTTTGTTTTGAACACTAATCTAGCTGTATACATATTGATGAGAAAGGTTAGAGACATGGCCACGCGAATCAAGAACTGGATAGATTGTCTACTCACCGGACATACGTACCGGATACACTTTTTCCACGGATCCATGGCGAGAACCCCCCGCAAGCTCAACGCCTACTACGTCTGCGAGCATTGTGGACGCACAGAAGGTGTTGACAACCGTCTCAAGTAGTATTATGGTACAGACAATGGCACGCGAGAAGGGCCTTGACCCTAACCGTCCTACCAGGGACATGAACATCGCCGCACTCATCAACGGTGCTACGAAGAGCGGCGTCCACAAGGATCGTCGCAAGGAAGCTAACCGGCGTGCTTGCCGAGGCCGGTGGCATGACAACTATCGGTAAACTCAAACCAGGAGAAAAGCATGCGAATTTCGCGAGAAGAGACCAAGAAGCGTGAAGCAATCGTCCGTAACCTGTTCCGGGATAACCCGGCCCTGAGTGGCCCCGCTGCCAATCAGGCCCTCTACGAGACAGTGGGGGCGAAGATGAACACGAGGCGGTTGTACGAGCTGCGGACGGAGGTCCGCAAGGACTTGGCTCTGGCCAGTGTCAAGGGGCAGGACATCCCCTTCGATGCCCCCGAGACCCCTGTGACGAAGACCAACGAGACCCCTGTGACGGAGACCGCTGGTCCCGTGGCGGCTGCCGCTGCCGGTGTCACCGGCCTGGGTGCTCCCGCTGCCAGTGTGGACGACGACGAGGAGATCCCTCAGCTGAGCCTGCCTGTGCGCGAGGCTGGCCGACTCTGAACCGCCATCGAGGCCGCCCAGCATGCCCGGGCCAAGCTGGAGACCATTCTGTCCATCGAGTTCTAGTAGTTAGACCGGTGGGGGCCGGGCCGGAACCGGGGACTGGGCTCATTCGGCCCTTTCCCCGGTTTTTCTATTGACACCACGTTTACTTTGATGTAGGATGCTCCCATGTTTGAGATCACTCCACCAGAAAGCACCCTAAGCCTGGACCTGCTGTCGGAGCGGCAATGAAGTACCTCCAGGAGCTTCTGAACAAGCACAAATCTATCTCCAAGCACAGGTTGCTGAATCTTGGGGTTGCATTGGCAGGGAAGTTCAAGTAGAATAGCAGTACCAGTGGCCTTCTGGTGGAATTTGGTAGACACACCTGATTCAAAATCAGGCGCCCCTAGGGCATCCCGGTTCGATCCCGGGGAGGGCCAATCCCCTGTAGCAGAATTGGCATATGCGCTGGACTTAAAATCCGGGTCATTGTGGGTTCGAATCCCATCAGGGGTACCAATCGAATAACGGGAGCGTGGCGAAACTTGGTAGACGCACCAGACTTAGGATCTGGTGGCCGAAAGGTCGTGGGGGTTCGAGCCCCCCCGCTCCTACTCACAAACACAGGAGAGAGCAATGAAGGGTACAGTGATCATTAACAGAGGCTCAGACGAAAAATCCATATGCGTGTTCGCAGGGATGGACCATATTGGCAAGCAGCGAATCCATAGGGTGTTCACGTTCCACCAAGAGGATGAATACCCGATCGAACAGTTCGTTCCAGGCGCCATCGCTCCATATCCAGAGTGGGAATTCCATCTCAATGACTTTCACAACCCCATCGTAGAAGTCGCAATGGGAACACAGTGACCTATCGAGTAGGTGCCTGGAAGTGGGTAGATTTCAATAGTGAAGAGGGCTGGAAGTACCGGGAAGAGAGGGGTATCGAGTGATGAACAAGGAACAAAAATGATTGTCATACACCACATCAACGGAACCGAAATCTATACCAGCCAAGCAACTACTAACGTCAAGAAGGCTCTTGAGGAGGGAGTCAAGAAGGGAGTTCCTTTCGAGGGTGCCAATCTGGAAGGTACCTATCTGGCTGGTGCCAATCTGACTGATGCCAATCTGACTAATGCCAATCTGGCCAGTGCCAATCTGGTTGGTGCCAATCTGACTGGTGCCGATCTGACTGGTGCCGATCTGAAGTATGCCAATCTGGAGGGTGCCTATCTGGCTGGTGCCAATCTGGCCAGTGCCAATCTGGTTGGTGCCAATCTGAAGAATGTCGATCTGGAAGCTGCCTATCTGAAGGGCACCAATCTGACTGGTGCCGATCTGACTGGTGCCGATCTGAAGTATGCCAATCTGGAGGGTGCCTATCTGGCTGGTGCCAATCTGGCTAGTGCCAATCTGGAAGGTGCCGATCTGAAGAATGTCAATCTGGCCAGTGTCGATCTGGCCAGTGCCGATCTGACTGGGGCCTATCTGGTTGGTGCCAATCTGAAGAATGCCAATCTGGAAGCTGCCTATCTGAAGGGTGCCGATCTGAAGTATGCCAATCTGAAGTATGCCAATCTAAAGGGTGCCGATCTGGATGGTGCCAATCTGAAGGGTATCAATCTGGAAGGTGCCGATCTGATTGGTACCGATCTGGCCGGCACCAATCTGACTAACGCTATTCTGATTGGTGCCGATCTGGATGGTGCCAATCTGAAGAATGCCAATCTGGCCGGTGCCGATCTGGAAGGTGCCAATCTGGTCAGTGCCGATCTGACTGGTGCCTATCTGAAGAATGTCGATCTGGGTGGTGCCAATCTGAAGGGGGGCTATCTGGCTGGTGCCTATCTGGCTGGTGCCTATCTGGCTGGTGCCAATCTGGCTAGTGCCAATCTGGAAGGTGCCGATCTGAAGGGCGCCGATCTGACTGGTGCCAATCTGAAGAATGCCAATCTGACTGGTGCCGATCTGAAGAATGCCAATCTGGAAGGGTGCCTGCCTGCTTGACTGATACCTGTCTGGACAGCCACCCGTCCCCTGTGGGAAGATGCCAATCAACACCTTGGAGAAGTTGCTGAACATCAAGAGCATTCGTTTAGTTGAATCTGGACTACCGGAATGATTTCTCGCTGTATACTAGTTAGAAGACAACCCCTCTGTAGGAGAACCATATGAAGAAGACTGGATTGTACATTGCCCTTTTCATAACCGTCGCTGGTATCTTGACGGCACTCACCGTGGCTGCCGGCATTGTCTGGCGGCCCCTCGCATTCATTGTGCTTGGGCTTACGAGCTTGCCAACTGTGCTGTGGGGTACTAACCAGATTGACACCAAGGTCTTTGGTGCCAACACGGCAGACCTTCCGACCACCACGCTGTTCCGAGATACCAAGGATCTTGTAGCCAACGCCCGCTTTGACGTGGAGCACACCGTCAAGGACATCGTTGGCGAGATTGCTGGCCTACATGCCAGCGAAGTGCACCTAGAGCATACCCTGGCAACCGATCTGAAGCTCGGAGAGAAGGACATCCACGAAGTCCTGTTTACTGTCGAAGCAGAGCTTCGGGTTGAGGCGACCACCATCGACAAGGCAACCGTGAAGACAGTCGGAGACCTCGTGAACTGGGTAAAGACTCACATCTAACAACCAAAAAGGACAAACCCACCCACCTAGAGCATTCATTGTCTAGGTGGGTTTTCATATCAGGAGAACGCAACGAAGAAGACAGTCTACAGGTATGGGTTACTTCTTGAAACTCACTGAAAGCTGTGGTGCGTTGGCCCTCCGTTCTTTTTCTGACGGCACCATCGGCGCAGGTGCAGCAAAAAAGATCCTACGTGCTCTACAAAGCAACAAGCCCGTCTTCGAGCTTGGAACAGCGGAAGCTACTCGCTTCCTGGATGTGGAACAGACTCGGGCGAAGATCCGTGAGATTCGCCAGAATGCTCCTGAGCGTCCGCAATTGCAAATGCATCCCCATGATGAGGCTTGAACCTATAAAGCTTCATAGGCTCCTCCTCAACGTGATTCATGACCGCTGGTGGTACAGGTCCATGTGGATCCATCCCAAGTGCCTTGAGATGTAGCTCGTACATGACGTGGTGCTTGCGTGCAGAATCCATGTCCCCCACTGAAAGTGCAGCCTTGTTCCCCCGATAGTGATGACTCGCGGCTGCGATGCGCTTGTTTCGAACGTAGTCCTCGTAAGCCTTTTCCTCTGCCTTGTCTCGGGGCATCTTGTGCCCAAACTCATTCAAGGCAGCGTCACGTTCAAGTCCGTGAATGTGGTCCTGGTCTAGAATATCACGACCAAGCCATTGTCCTGGTACTAGCTTCTTCATTCACCCAACCCTACCGCTTCCATGAGTGTCTGTAGTGATTCTGTGTCCCACTTTTTACCAAAGCTCAACTGAACGCCCCCTTCCGTCTTCGTCAGCTTCACATCATCGGCAAGGTCACGGAAACAATAACATCCAACGAACTCACCCTTGCGAAACTGGGTAGAGCCACAGACTTCACATTCCACACTCATCCGTTCTTCGGATAGATTCAATTTTGGAATGTGTGGCGTAACTGTTGGCTTTGGAGGCGCCTTTACACCAGCTGGCTTCGGTTGCGGGGGCTTCGGTTCCACGCCCTGCTTCTGTGGTGCCCATGGCTTCTCGGGTTCGGTGGGAGCCCTAGGGGCAGCCGCTTGACCCGGGAGATCCATCTTCTCTAGCTCGTCATCCTCTTCATCCTCTTTCTGGGTCTTCAGGACTTCGGCAAGGACATTAGTCTTCACCAGCAGGTCAATACTCTTTCCCAACTTGACTAAATCAACGTCCTTTACCGATCGGTCAAGTCGCTCATGGCCATAGCCAATGCCAACAGCAACCACAGAAGCAACGTGTGCTAGACTGGCATCTGAGAACCGATAGAGGTCGTCGCCAATGGTAATCATGCCATCGTACCCTGCTTCCGACTTCTTGAACTGAAGGAAGGTCTTTGATACTCCTGGAATCTGTCCCTCGAATGGGTGTAGCGCAGCTAGCTTCGTCCAGGACCAAACAACACGGGGAAGAATAGCGTCGGCAAGCTCTGGCCTTGCGTCCAACGACTTGCGCAAAGCATTTGCCCCAGATTGGCCTACCGTGGCCAGCAAGAACTGATACTTAAGATCGTCCATCCTTTCCCCATAGATTGCTAGCGTGGACCAAACGAACCATCGGGAGGTGCTTCAACGGCTCTTAGGTCTGTGGTGTTACTTCCATCGGTCTTTCGATCGGCTGTCTCAAATACGTATTCACGCTGAATGATCATGCTCTGGGGAAAACGTTCCAGATGATCGGGAGCATCGCTATAGTGGTCCTTCACTCTTGCGACACGGATCTCGTGTAGTAAGTACTTCACGTAGAAGTAGGGACGATATAAGTACCTGATAGCATAGACACGACCTCTATTGTAGTCTGGATCGATACCTGGATTATCCTTCCCGTCCCAGTGAATCATTCCGTCTTTGATACTAAAGTCTTGTCGTGAATACCTAACCCCCCTATTGTCTACAATGTCCTGAACTTCCACAACTGGGAACTTGAGCCTATCGTATCCAGATGGATTGTGCTCCACCAAATGCCATGTAGGCACTACAATGGACTCGTCTTTGAGATACAGCCGATCGAACGGAGCAATGTAGATGAAGTCTTCAGTACCCTCATAAGTACGAGGTATATTCAGCTGTGCCGAGTCCCCGTAGAGGAGTCCAATATCTACAAGCTCCGCAAGCTTGTTGTTTCCACTCATGTACCCAATGACAGTTCCAGCGTTCGTATACATAAACCCATTGGAACAGTTCTCGTGACCCTCGTGCCCTTCTGGGCGTCTGAACTCATCCTTGTCGATGATGCCGATAGGACAACGCATCGCCTTCCAGTGAACGAACTCAATACCCTGCGCTTTAATAAAGTCATCAAAGGCATGCGGATCCATGTCAATGGATTCACCTCGGGGAAACTGAGTGTTGACAGAGTTTCCAGATGGCCTGTAGGCGCGAGGGGACATTATTTACTCCGTTGACGCATGAGATCCGTGAGCATGGTATACTGGGGAATCAGCGGCTTGATGATCTCAAAGGGAACGAAGTCGCTCTTCTCCAGGTCATCAAACTCCAGGTCCGGATCCTTCTTCTCTGCGATGTATCGACTGATGGCTCGATGAGGCCCTGTACCCAGGATCTCAACCTTCCCCTTGTCTGACTTGGCAACCATGTATAAACCACCTGTGGTGGCGATCTCGTATACAGGGGTGCCCTTGGAGTTACCTACTTGCTTCTTGTACCTGATAAGTGCCTTGTTCGCGAGGTCCATGCTGCCGCCTTTCTCCCCCTATAGATTGTGTACCCGACACATGTGGAGAATCCCTACCTTGCCTAAAAACACCCACAAGTGCTTACCTTGCGATCGGGGGAAACATGGACAAGACTGCTAGAACCGAAGAAGCTCAACAGGCTTGGAGAGAGGCGCAGCGACAAGCGTACCAATGTACGCTGGCAATCGTGACCGCCAAGACCCGCGACGAAGAACTGGAGGCGCGTGAGCGCTACGACAAGTCCCTACACGACCTTTCGGTCACCAAGAGCTTGTTCGATTCCTCGCGGACCCGTGACAAGGCTTTAGGCCACCCCATGGAAGCCTAGAAGCCGGCCCAGAGGGCATTGATCACTTTGTCCACGGGTCTGGTCTTCGCAAGCCCTTGGATGCGCTCAAGACGCGCTACGCTCGAAGAGGGATTGATCCCATACGAGCGAAGCTCCTCTCCGAGTTCAATGCCAGACAGGGAATCCACCCATGCCTTCAAGGTGTCTCTCGCGGACTGTGAGACGGTGGGTAGGTACTGTAGCTTCTCCTTTGGAGGAAGCTTGTGGAATTCCTTTGGCGCGGCGTAGCGTAGGTAGTACGGTACAAAGCTAAGTTTGTCCCGACCGGGGTTGAAGCCTGGACCTGCAAAGGCAGAGCCATGGTCAATAAGTCGTACCGTGAGTGATTCTGGATCTACCATGAGGTTCTGGGCATGGCCATCGGGGTTGCCACACACATAGTCCAATACGGCCCATTTGTGAAGTGTCCCATCGAGATACGGCTGAAACACCCTCGACGCGAAACCAGGGTCATTCTCATAACGATAGATAGTCTGGAACTTCCACGGAAGCAACCGGATGGCAGCAAACTCCTTGCCGTTTAGGAGCAGGAGGTTCGCCTCCGGTACCCAATCGCCTAGTCCCCATCGGTCAGCCACAGCTGAAAATGCCGCCTCTCTAACCGGCTGTGAGGCTTGTTCCTCGCCCACACCTGCCGCCGGAGAGACGGCACCCCAGTCCGGCTTCAAAAGATAGCTATGTCCCTCGGGGTCCTTAGCGAGCAGTGATCCTGTCGAGTGCTTGCCCGGCAATGTGACAGGCTGAGCAACCCCCTCTTCGAAGGAGCGGGAGACACCGATGGCAGCCTCTTGGTCACGCGGGGCAACCGCCTCTACCACCACACGCTCTGGTACTCCAGCTGACCTACCCAGAGCCTTGTTGAGGTCTGCTACGGCATCCAACGCGCTCAAGTGCTCTTCGGATGGATCTAGACCATAGGCTCGTAGTGCCGCAGAACGAATGTCGCCCCCCTCATGATAGAGAGCATGCCTCATCGACTCTAGGTTGAGCGTATGCCTAGAGCCCGTCAAGAACTTGGCAGCTGCAAACGCATCGTAGAGGTGAGGAACGAATCCGTGCATATCGCGGAGAGTCCGGTTGGTACTTGCCTTTAGATTATCACTCTTAGCCAAGGCGCCTTCCCACTCCGCAGACGAATCCGACCCGACGATCCGAATACTCACAGCCTGCATACGATCCAAAGCGTCGATTAGTTCTTCGAGGGACCAATGGTACGCCTCAGCCTGCTCCTTGAACCATGGGAACTTCTGTAGGAGAGCCGCCTCCAACTGGGCTGGCGTACCAGCCATCGGTTCGTTCTCTCCTAGGTAATGGTGGTCAATCTCGATCTTCATGCTACCATCCGTTCTCTGCCCTTATGCGCGCGTACTCTTCCTCCTCTTCCTCCTCTGGGGTCTTTTCTCCAGGTGAGTAGATAGGGATCGCAGTATTATGCCAGCCTGTGCCGAAGTTGTCAAGTCCAAGGTCGTGCATCTGATCGAGTAGATCCGCGCGGGTGTTGAAGTTGCGTCGCAGATGCGCCTGTGCATCGGGGTCCTTGATGAGTTGTAGCCTGCTCTCGAATGCCTTGCGGACATCTGGCCCAACCTGCCCCCACCAATCTATGATCGGTTCGTAGCGATGCAAGCGATCCATGTCGTAGTTGTAATTGGTCTTGTCCCGCACGTCGATGTAGTTGTTGAAGGGATCTACAGCACTGATGCCACCTTGTAGATAGCCCCTCGGCATATCCTCCAAGTAACCTCCGTTCTCTCGCCTGAAATCCCTCACCTGTGTCTTGTTAGCACCGAACAACGCAGCGGGAATGCCATACTGGTACGAGAGCGAATGATCGATAGCAATAGGATCACCACGCTTATTAATGAGAAGGTTGCCTGAGTGACGATCGGTGTTATGAGACAGGAAGTCCATCAACGCAATCTTGCGAACGTTCTTCCGCGCGTCCTTGTTTGGCTTGTTTCTGCCGTAAAAAACAGGATGGGCGTTGTCTTCCATATGTACAACCAACATCGGAATGGTATTGCCATCTGGTGCGGTCTGATTAGCTACGTGTACGGCCTGATGTAAATGCGGAATTCCCGCTGCCTTGTAAAGCTCTTGGTTCGTCATCTCGGCCCAACCGCCCAGAGGGTAATGAGTAAGCAAATTACGGAACTCAGACGGGAACTTCTCATGGTACGGCTTAATGAGATACTTGTCTCCGTTATCATTCTGAAACACACGCTTGCGAGTGTAACCCCCTACATCTTCGTGGTCAGGCTGCCACGACTTCTTGGATGTCTGCATATCCTTGAAGCGCGCCAAGGAGCCTTCGTGGTTGTGCGGCACAACCTCAAGCTCTGGTGCAACGTCTACGACATCGTTTGCCTTTGTATCAGTCGCCTGAGCGATTCCTTTGAAGTGACGAGGATGAAATGTCTTCCGCAGATTTCGAAGATATTGCGCTAGATCCCCCTCGAACTTGTGAAGGGTATCCTTCCAAGTAGGCTCGCCTCGGATCGCCTTTCGCTTCGCCAAGTCTTCATCAGTCACGATACTACTTCGCTGACCATTCCCTTCGGGAGCCCAAAGCAACTTGGGATAAGTCGCATTCTCATTCTTGGGATGTAACTCCCAATCGTAGATCGGTAGATTGAATTTCTTAAGTGCTTCGATGTGCTCTGCACTCTTACCGGAAGGCCCTAAATGTATCGCCTGTACATCTCTAGGCAGATAGATGCCTCCGTGGATCTGCGCTTCCATGTAGTCTATAGCGTTGTTCCTCGGATAATAACCGTGTTTCCCAACAATACTCTTTAGGTACCTGACCCTCTCTAATCTATGGGGCCCCAAGTGCCCAACGCGATAGTCAGGTCTACTTCCCACCTTCTTAATTGGATTGTGAGCGAACACATACGGAACCACAGGATCCGTCGCAAGATAAGTATCCCGATGCGGATTAGGGTTGAAAGATGACAAAGACGAATCCGAATACGTTACAGTAGACCTTAGTTTTACTTCTGGCTTCAACTCCAACCAACTGTGACCATACGCCCTAGCTGCCCCAAGCCCTTTGTTGTCAGCGTTGTAACCCCAGTGAAGCGCACCGTACAGAGGCCGCTCGTGCGCCGGAACAGTACGATCAAGACCAAGCGCTTGATATTCCCAACGCATTCTGGTGTTAGGTTCCCTCTCGCCTATACCATGCCCTGTTTCAAGGAGGTTCATCATACGCCCATTTTCAAGCATTCCCTCTATAGCACGGATCGGAAAATGTATCACAAGTGGAGCGTTTCTGAAATGTTCTACGGCGTTGGGATGGGTGGATACCTTAACGTCATAGTCATCGTTCCCTAGACCACGAAAAAACTCCTCCAACAGACGACCGTTTTCATAGTACTTCGGCTGGAGCTCCTCAAAGATGTTATGAAAACCTGCGGGCGTTGACTTTTCCAAGTCATCAAACGATTCCTCAGACTTCTTCATATCTCGCTTGTAGTCAACGATACCAAGCTTCCTCAAAGTGACATTCTTGCGAGCGTGCAAGTTATCGAGAATGGACTCTGGTACCTTTTCGGGATCCACCCAGCAAAACTCTTCACATTCCTTGTCGGGATCGTTCTTTCCAGACACCTTCCCGTCTACCTTCGCCTTGAAAACGAATACCTTGATGTTCTTGCGATGCTTGTGGGGCCGTACAATCGTTTCGTTGCCAAGGTACTCAAGCTCGGTAGCCTTGAGGTTTGATTCCTCTAGAAGCTCTCGCAGGGCAGCGTGAACGGGTGTCTCGCCCTCTTCCACATGACCTCCAGGGAGGGTCCACTTACCAGAATCAAGGCGACGCCCGAATAGAAGCTTCCCGTCAGGGCGGAATGCAGCAACCGACGCCACACGCTTAGTAGGCTTCTTGTCCATGGTCTAGATATTCCCGACAAAGATACCCAAGCCATACTTCACCTTCAGCCGCTTCACGAGTTTCGCTTTTTTCTCTTCCAATTGCTGAATCCTGGCATTGTATAGCTCTGGACCAGGAGTGCTGATTGACTGACTCATTCCATCGAGGCCAAGGCTATGGCTAGAATCGCTAGCGTGAGTAGTAGCAAGCTCTGAAAGCACCTCGATGGCGGCCCTTACGCCAATCAGTTCGTTCACAATACGAGGAAGCTTCCCATCTGGAAAGCCGGCTACGTAAGTGATCTGGAAGAAAGCGGGAATCCAAGGGTAACGAGCCAGCACGTACAAGAACGCCCCCGCGCCACCCTGACCAGGAGGGATCACGGAGCCAGTCATAGCCGTTGCAGGGGTAATGGGGATGAGGTTCAGCTGGCCTCTTGCTAGATAGGTGGTCTCCACCCAGTCTAGTGGCACATCGAAGATATCCCAATCGTTTGCAGGGGTGATTGAGACCTGCTGCACAGACGATACGGGTCGCTGCCGTGTCCTGAAGTAACCAAACTGCTGGTACGCTTGCTGGTCGAATGGTTGCTTCTCCGCAATCTGACGGGGAAAGATGGTTAGATGTGTCTCCTCTTCGACCATAGATACCGCACGGATGATGATGTCCTTCAGCATCTCCTCTGTCATTTTTTCTGGCTTCTTGGTCTCTGGATCAACCATATGTGACCACAATGGAATGCCAAACAGGAACCGATTTTTCAACTTAGCTGGATCCAGAAGTGGCTCGTAGTCATCCCAATCACCATCAATCGCATTGATAGGGTAAAGGGATCCTTTGGTGTCCTTGTTGGTCATAAATACAGCCATTACACACGATCCAATGTAGTTACGTGCACCTTAGACAGCAAGAACGCCGAGTGGAGATCGTCGCCTTCCGTGAGAGTGAGACGAAGGTTCACTGTGCCCCGCACGGTATCAGTCGTTAGGATAGGGACAGCCCAAATCGATGGATCGGTAGTTGGAAACGGCTGATTTGCCGCTCGAACAACGCGCAACGCATCGTCAATCGAGTCAAGTGTGACTTCTAGCGTAGCTCCGGTGGCAGGCATGTACCTACGCCCACCTGGATGAAACCCCTTCAAGTACGAATCCTTTGACTCATCCACAAGCTGAAGGTACAGGGTAACGGTATCGCCTTCTACCCACTCGCTTGAATCAGCGTGATCAAAGGTGTTTACGTCTACCACATTGTCTAGAATCCGACAGCCAAGATGCATAGGGCCTCCATGCACATAGATTACGAGGGCTTTGGTCGGTTCCTGTCTACCCATTCCAAATAGAGTAGGACAAACGCACAATACACCATCCACAGAAAGTGAAGCGGAGCAAGGGGCCGTAGAACAACGATGTGCGTATCTGCTGCTAACAAGACTGCGTTCACAAAACCGCAGACCCACACGAGCCACCACATTACCTTATTGGACATCCTCCACCTCCGATTGTGTAGGCTTGGGTTCGTCTTCTGGAAACAGACCACTCTTACTCAAAACCTTGGCGACTTGCACCGTAGCTTCGTAGAGTAGAGCGTTGTCAAGCAAATCCGCCAGAAATTGAGTATCACCATGCTCCTTGACCAAAAACAAGTAGTCTTGATCGATGTGCTGGAGTACTGAAATCGCCTGTTGCAAGTTCTGGTCAGCGGCGTACTCATACGCAATATCCAGAAGACACTTGGCCATGCCTTCATCTCCAAAATCCTCTGATCCGTGATGAAGAACCGCCTTTAGGGTCTGCTCTAGGCGTTCTTTTTGCTGTTGATTCATTTATCCATCCTCGTTTTAGCCGTCTCTGCGTATACGGGATCCTTCTCGATAAGCATTACGTGCCTATTGTTCTTAGCTACTGCAACTCCGGTTGTACCCGATCCAGCGAACGGGTCCAATACACATCCACCAGGATTAGTATATGTCTTGATCGTGTACTCCGTCAAAGCCACCGGCTTCTGCGTCGGATGGAGACCACCACCTTTCTCTTCCGATTCAGCCGTTTTGAAATAGAGGACATCTCTTGGATACCTAAACCCATCGTCATTTTTCACAAGAACAGCAGTCTGTCCACCATAGACATCAGTTGGCCGATGTGCCTTTCCTTTGTTATATGGATCTCCCTTGATCATTTGCGGATTGTAGACGCGAGCGGTACTGGATCTGTGAGATGGAGGGTAGAAAATGTAAACCAACTCATGTGCTCGCATCGGCTGATGCTTCGCATTGAGGTAGTTCGTTGCCTTAGACTTTTCCCAAGTCCACTCGTACTTGAACTGCTTTTCATTACTCATTACTAGACGAGCAGCAAAAGGCATCGCAGCGCATATAGCAATCACACCATCCTTCGCCACTACGCGATTCACCATCTTCCACATCCGTTCCAACTCTACATCTACACCCAAGCTGCTTGGGTGTAGCCATATGGAGGATCCATCAAAACAAGATTAAAGAAGTCCGGCGCTACACGCTTAAGGCATTCGTAGCAGTCCCCCTCTTCAAATTCGATGTATGGAACAGTATCCATCCTCTATCTATCCTCCCGGAGTGTAGTATTCGATCTTCAGGTTTTCAGGGGCCATCATATCTGCTACTGCGTCTTCTACCGATGAAAGGTCCATGAGACGAAACGATACCTCTCGATTCAACCACGCCTTGAATGTAGGGTGAGACACCATTGCACGAAACGCATCCTTGGTGTTCTGAGCCCTACTCTTATGTCGAGTTCCAGTCGTCACAACACCAGAGGGAGGGTGACGTAGACGTACACAGTTCTGATGCTTATTTCGATGCTGCCCACCAGCACCAGAACCAGAAAAGTACGTCAACTCGAAGTCATTCTTGGTGACGCTAAACAACAACTCCCTCATTACTGGTCTCCGAACGCCCAATATTGAATGAAGGCATCCTTGAACGCTTCGTAGTAGGTCTCTCCTTCACCAAGCAAGTTGTCCCCGAGCTTGATAGTCACACCATCCCTGTGAAACACCCTGGCGGTAGGACCGAAGAGCGCCTTTGAAAGCTTCGTTACACAAGAGTACGACGTAGCGTACTCCTTCAAGTAGGCATCATCCTGCTCACCAATCTCATTCAGATTGGTTAGGGTCTTGAGCTTAAGAGACAGGTAACGACCTGTCTGCGCCCTAGCGCTCTGGATACGCTGTCGGATCTCCTGTGGCGTCTGGTACAGCTTCTTCTGAGGATGACTCGGAACCATATCGGTCATCTCCTGCGTTATCGTTGGTGTTGGATGATTCATTCTTTTCTCCTGTTAAGCGTTCAAGGATTTCTACTGCGATATGATGAGGCAGGTCTTCGATGGAATAGCTGTTTGGCATAGCCAAGAAAGCAACCTTCTTCCAGCCCTTTGTCTCCAGCCATCGTGTTCCATACTCCATCGCAAGGCGCATCTCTTCGCTACCAGCATCATCAGGAACGTGGAGCACCACCACGGATCCTTCCTCAATCTTGAGACTTTCCATTGTGATGCGCATATCCGATAGCTTGTTTAACTCTACTCTGTCTGTAGTTCCCATTCCCAGTTTCTTTCCATTAGTCTCTCAAGTGGAACACCAAGTACATGTTCTTCAAGCCAATTTTTCATGGTGACAACCTTGGCGTCACATTCTAGAAGCCAGGGCTCAAAACCAAACTCAGTCAGATACCAATGCCGAGTAACCATCAGTTCATCAAAAGCGATTGAAAGCTCATCTCCCACGTCTGGGGTGCGCTCTATCAAGGCGGGCCACCCTGATAATTGTTCGCCTACATGGATATACCACTTCTTGAAGTTGTCCAAAATCTTCTTGGTATGCTCATTCATGATGTCTCACACAGCGATAGGGGCCTTGATTGCCGGATAGCATTCATATCCCTCTAGCGTGAAGTCTTCATACTTGTAGTCGAATACGCTGTCGTGAGGGACGATAGTCATCTTGGGAAGAGGAAGTGGAGTTCTTACCAGTTGCTCTGTCACCTGCTTCAGATGATTCGAGTACACATGAACGTCCCCAAACGTGTGTACAAAATGTCCTGGCCGATACCCGGTCACCTGGGCCACCGTCATGGTTAACAAAGCGTAGCTCGCGATGTTGAAGGGCACTCCGAGGAAAAGATCGGCACTTCGCTGGTACAACTGGCAGTCGAGGTACTTACCTGCCCGCACATAGAACTGAAACAGGGTATGGCATGGCGGAAGCGTAACTCGATCGGCTTCCTTTGGATTCCATCCCGTGACAATGTGTCTCCGGCTGTTAGGATTCTTCTTGATTGCCTCGACTACATTAGCAATCTGGTCTACGCCTTCGATATCAACGACAAGCTTGTGTGTTGCTTCTCCGATGATACCACCTTTATACGCCATCACTCCGGTATCAATCGTCCGTGCACCATAGTTACGCCACTGATGCCCATAGACAGGCCCCAGGTCGCCTTCCTCGCGACCAAATCGAGCGCATTGCTCTGCCGTAGCCCACTCGTCCCAAATATGAACACCGTTGTTCTGGAGGTACTTCACATTGGTATCGCCAGAAAGGAACCATAGAAGCTCATGGACGATGCCCCGAAGGAACATTTTCTTGGTGGTCAGAAGAGGGAACCCTTCCTGCAAATCAAAGCGAAGTTGGGCCCCAAAAAGGCTGTACGTACCTACTCCAGTGCGATCGTCACGCCGTTCACCATCTGTTACTACCTTCTTCAACAAGTCTAGATACTGCTGCATAGTGCCTCTAGTAAGATTACAGCGCACAAACCAACTATGAGCATTAGACCAAGAGCAACAACTGCGGTTCGCCCACGACCCTTCCTACTCGGGTAGCCCATAGTGACGACGGAGAGCCTTGGCAACACAAGCCGCTACTGGGTGTAACATCATCCTTCTCCTCCAACAAATCATCAACCTTGTCTCTTGCCTCCTGAATCATCACAGAAAGGATGGTCTTGGCATTAGCAAGCAAGAACTGAGATGAAGTATATTGTGCTTCCCAATAGTCCACGTCCAAGACCATAAGCCGAATATCCCACTCCTGCATTCGTTCCAAACATTCCTTGTATGCTTCGTTTGCTGGATCGGCTAGAGGCTCTTCCTGATGCTGGCACGCATACTCAAATAGCTTTGCCTTCTCCTCTGGAACTGAAAAAACGAATCTCGTCTACCATGCCTTCTCCTAGTTATGTTGTGTACTACTAGGTATACAGCAAGAAAACTAGTCGAACAAACGTACATACGTATATGCTTGATTTCCAGATTTCCACGTCTTTCCAGGAATAGGGACACGAACCCAACCGGCATTGTCCATATGCACGTCAGCCTCTCCTGGCTCGCATGCCCAATGTTCCCAACGCTGAAGAGTTGTAGTGCCTACCTCTAATACATCCTCGTCTGAGGTAGCTCCTCTAAAGGCACGAATACCGTCAGCGCTTTCAAATACAGGCTGCTTACTCTTCAGCGTCTTCGTCCAACCAGCACATTGATAAACATAGCCATTGTGTCCTTGTCCCTCATCGTGGTAGGTGATTAAGACAGGCCACCGTGTGCGATCGATTTCGTTGTGCATCTGCTGCATCAATGGTTCGGACAGGTGCTCCAAGTATCTCTCCGATTTGGGAACAGCGACCATTCTAGACAAGGCAAGAACGCCCTGGGGTGCCTCTGGACACACATTTCTCGCACTTCCTATAGATGGTGGACGCCAAAGAAATCCAGCAACCAGCTTATCGGATTCGTACACCCCAAAAGAGTAGGTAGCAATTGGAGGCGCGGTGCCATATCCATGATACCTTTCGCAAAGCTCGCGTACTTCTTGTACTGGACACCTTACCAACCGAAACGGTAACGCCTTGGCCCATAGATACTCCAAGGGCATTCTATCTCTCTTACCGGTATTGCACGAAAGGCAAGCAGGAACTAAGTTTGAGTATTGATGAGCATAGTCCCATCTGGAAATAGGAATTGCGTGGTCGATAGTAAGATTGGAATCCTTCTTCCCACAATACGCACAACGGTTGTCAAAGGACTCTTTTATCTTCTGCCAATCTATGCTTGTCAGTACGTATCCCGTTAAAAGCTTCTTTCCACGCCTTTTTAACCGATAGACATGTCTCTTATGTGCAAGCCATACCCGATACTCCTCAGACTCAAGCTTCCGCAATCGATAGGACTTGTCATACTCACGCTTTCTGTCCTTGTTCAGGCGTGCACTTAGCGTAACCCTATCAAGAATCGACTGCCTATTGTCCTTGTAGTATTGTCTATCTCGTTCTCGCTTAGCCTCTAGGTGATCTTCGTTGTACTTCAATTGGCGTTTTTTCTTGCAATCCTTACAGATCGCCATCCTCCCATCTTTACCAGAAGGAAGCGCATAGAAGTCCTGTACAGACTTCACTAGACCACATTTAGAGCAACGCTTAGAGCCTTCCTGTACCGGAGGTCTGTTGTGACGAACCCTAAAGCAATCCTTGCATTCAGATCGCAGCCCATCGGACTTGCCGGAGTCCTTTGAGAAAGCTGACACGGGTTTTTGCTTACCACAAATAGAACACGTCTTCACACTACATATACAGCGAGAAAACCGGCTATCCCTTTTGAGATAGCCGGCCCAGGAGAGACAGCGGTGCTGTCAGGAGGAACTAGCTGAGGTTGTCAACCAGAACGTTGCGGCGAGGAATGGTAACCGCCAAGGTGAGGAACCGGAAGTGCGCTTCGGGCATGCTGAGGTCGGTCACCGCGAGCTTCAAGCGGCTATACGGAGCAAGCTGCTTGATGGTCATGGTATCACCTTGGGTGAGGTATCCAGTCACAAACCCAGGAGTCTTGTTGTCGAGGTCGGTGAACACGGTGGTTCCGGTGGTTGCAGCCTTCACGCGACCAATGTACTTGGCCTGTGCGGCGGTTCCACCGGCAGGAGACCGGTACACATTGTAGAACCGGACTACGCCACCGCCAGAGGTGATGGTCACAGTAGTCACGTCACCATTCGCACCTACGGTCGCAGTCGCAGCAGCACTTGCTGTCGATTCGCCCACCTCGTTACCTGCGGTCACAAAGTAGACGAATGTCTCACCAGCCAGGAACGGAGTAGTAGTGCCAGCAACAGCCGCACTTGCTACAGTGATCGTCGGAGTAGCAGGACCATTTGCACGAGTAGGAGCGGGACGGGTCTTGCCTGAAAGGAAACGGCTTGATTCCATTTCGACAACGCCACCCGACACCCACTGGCGCCGCATGCTGATGCCCTGGGTATCCTGCGGACTACCGGCAAGAATGATGCGTTCCTTGGTGTAGGCAATCTTGTTGTAGTTCGCCAACACGATTGGGTCAACAATCAGCTTGTCGGCCGAACCCATGTTCATAGCGCTACGAACATGCGCGTCTTCCACCATGCTCTGCGAGAGAGTCCCACCAGCGGTAAGAACCACCGATTCGTCAGAACCGTACTCATCGAACATCAGATCCTGAGCATTCCTCATACTATCGGACTGGCGAATCTGGATGTCCATGCCAGGGATGTTTGGAAGCGTAGGGGTTGCAAGCGGGTTGCCGTCGAACACCCCACCGTTGGAGAAGTCAGCCTTCCCACGGAAGAGGTCGAACTCAACGTCACCGGCGATCTTCATTGCAGCGTCTTCTGCCGCACGCTCCTCAGCCTTCTTGCCGTCCACGGTATCGACCATGTTGGCAACCAGGGTTACCCGGCGGATGTGGCTATAGAAGCACATCGGAACGACGACACGAACGAAGTCCGAAGTGGACTCGGCGCCGACGTTTCCTTCGAGGGCCGCAGACCCACCGAACTGACCGTAGCTAAGCTGACGGTCGAACTGTGCCAGAGTTGACTTCACATCATCAACCTCAAGCATGTTCTGGAGCTTGATGTGCTTGTCACTGAAGGTGGTGTTGTAAAGAACCGGCGAAAGATCCTCTACCTGAAGGGCTGCACCCTGCACCAACGCGCCAGGAGCGGCGTTGTAAGACCCGCCTTCTAGGGCCTTGACCAGTGCTTCGATGTTTGCGATTGCGTCTGCCATTGTTTTCTCCTATTACTAGGTTGTTGTTTGAAAGCGTGCCTTACTGAAGAAGGTGCTTGATGTCATCAAGGTTTGCCCTGTTGTACATATAGGCGGTGACGAGCCGTCTATCTTCCTTCTTCATATCTGGGCTCCGAACGGCCTTGTTCAGCCGCTCAGTGACCTCGGACTTTGAGAGCTTGGTAACGTCCACTTCGGACTTGTCTAGCTTCTCCTCAGTCCCCGGCTTTGCGACGTGACTGATGTGAGTGATTGCCTTGCGGAGCGGCCTGTTGGTCATCAGATGGATCACCTTCTCTACATTCGAGAGACGGCCATTTGACTTGCTCAACTGCTCCTGGAGGGCCTTGATCTCTGCGTCCTTCGCAGCGATAGCTGCCCTGTCACTCTTGAGCGTTGGAGTTGCCTCGGGAGGAGGGCCACCGGGACCAGCTGGACCACTAGCTGGAGGAGATGGTGGAGCACCCTCTGGACCAGAAGCACCGCCCTGGGCGCCCCCAAGAACGGCCATGAGAGCCTGCTTGGTAGCGAGGTAGTGAAGCTCTAGCTCCTGTGGGGGAAGCTGCGCATATTCATTGACAAGAGCCTCCATGTCAGGGGGTCCGCCTTCTGCGCCTTCCTCACCAGGAATTCCTTCTGGAGATCCCTCGGGAGATCTTTCTGCGTCAGCGCTTTCCTCACCAGCCTCAGGCGGGATTGGATTTTCTGCATCTACATCATCCGCACCCTCAACTCCAGGGGAGCCGCTATTGGTAGGGACGGGGGCGGGGACCTCTTCGTCGCCGTCAGGCTCTTCGCCAGGAATTTCATCCTTACGGAGAGGCTGCGCGTTCGCATCTGCGCCTACGCTCTTGTGGAACACCTCTAGCACGTCCCCAAGAACTTGATCGATTTCCTCATTTGAAATTCGAAGTGTCATTTGTTCTTCTCTCGTTTGGGTTAGTAGTTAGCTACGTGCGTGCTAGCTATTAGGAAGCAGAGGTCATTGGATACTGGATCTCGCTATCGAAGGTTGCCTGGAGGTTTGCGGCCACCAAAGTCGCTGCCGTAGGAGCAGTTCCGTTTGCGCTGTTGAAGATTTCGACAGTGGCGTTGTGCCATACAGCTTCACCGATGAGAGCCATCAGGGTGGCCCAATCGTTGATGTCGGCACCCGCACCGGCAGGGTTTGCCTCAAGGCCGATCTGAATCACCGATGGAACATAGGTGGGTGCGGTCAAACCAAGAGAGTCCTTGGCGAGAGGCCAATCAACGGGACGAACCTTGATAAAGCCCCCTGCTGATCCAGCGGTGCCAGCCCCTACTTGGATAGTAGGGGACTCGTCGGTATCAAAGCCTTCGGTAATGGTAAGTGCCGGAAGACGAAGCTTCAGGTTGCTTGCGATCTGGTGAGCTAGCTCAATTGCCTTGTAAGAAGTTGCCATTCTTTACTCCTGCGAGTTGTTTTGTGGGGAGTACCGTTCCGTACACCTATAGAATTGCTTTTGAGCATGAGGCAAATTCTGTGCAAAGCGTAGCAATCTAGCTGATATGCGATGCTCCTCATGCAAAGTCGACCTTCCAGACAACCAATTTCATCAAGCTGGAAGGAGATACAACAAAGAGCATCGTGAGTATCGCTGCAAATTCTGTAGGTCAGAACAGCGATATGAAAAGCTGTACCCGGATACCGTCTGTATCCTGTGCGGAAAACACCGGAAGCTCGAAAACAACCTTGCGTGTCACAGGTGCAATCGAGACAGCGGACTGAGGCAATGTGGTGTCTGTGGAGAAATCCAGCTTACTGAGCTAGAGTTCTATGGACGCCATAGCACCTGCAAGACATGCCTTAAGCATTCACAGTCGAAAAGGGGTTCTGTCCAGTCTGTACCGGCTTCGGAGACTCAGGTGGCCTAATCGGTGGCTTATCCAGAGGCTCAAATGGAATGACTCCTTCTCTGCCAGGAACAGCAGAATGAGCATATAGCGCATGGGGCGCTCTAATCGATCCGACTCGTGCTTCTGGGTCACCACCTAGCGCCGCTACAGCCGATTTCTTCTGAACCTTCGCGCCACTGTTCAGGGCAAAGTCGGCTTGCTGGGGGGTCTCGCCAAGGCCAGCCGAGATAGATAGCTTGTGCGTACCGCCAACAGCAGGAACCCCTTCAAGCTCTGTGCACAAATGACAGAGGAACCGACTAGCGTGCTCATACTGGGGAAAGTGAGCACTGAACTCGTCTCCACCAAACCGATGAAGCTTCCCCTGTGGATCCTGACCTTCATAGGTTCTCGTCATGGCTCGCTGCATGGCGTCTCCCATCGTACGAATAGCATTGTCGCCCTGCTCATGTCCAAGCTCATCGTTGATGCTCTTGAAGTCATTGGCATCCATCATCACATGAACACCCTGCCGTGCAGGCTGTGTTTCCAAAAAGTCGCGATAAGCTCTCTTGTTGCCAATCCCCGGAACCATCTCGTCTTCAAACAGTTCCTTGCGAATGGTGTCATAGTCTTCTGGATCAAGATGCCCTGCATCAACAAGCGAGCGAAGCTTATCCATCGAGCCGGTAACTGGAGACTCGGCCTTGATCAACTCGTAGAATGCGTTCTTAGTCTTCTTCACGGACTTCTCCAAAGTCTTTGTGTAACGCAGAGTAGCAAGTCCCTGCTCTACATTCTGTACGATTCGCTCGATTTCCTGCAATGCAAGCGGAGCACCATCCAAATGCGCAGTTCCTTCGATATACTCAAGCAAACGCGGACGTTCCATTCCTACCCTCTGATACAGGAATGAGTTCGGTCTGTCTGCAATGGCTTGTGCTGGCTCATCTGGTTTCACGTCCAGAGAACCGTTATCGTCGCCACCATCTTCTGCCTCAAATGGCTTCAATAGCTCTGGATACAACCCTTTCCTGACATCTCCCTTCGAGACGATTTGGAAGTAGGGGTGCTTCTTCATGCGCTGCAAGAAATCTAATGTTCCCTGATGACACACCCCTTCTGGCAAGTCGCTCAAATGCTCGAAGTAATCCGATAGCACATGTAAACCATCGTCTAGAATGGCAAACTTCCCTGAGTGCTGTCGATGTACACCACTAGAATGAGGACGAATGACGTACACGTTGTAGATGTGATCGTAGTCTAGCATTATTCCTTACCCTTATACCGACCCGGGTGGTTGCCAAGCATCTGGGTTTCGAGTTATCTGGTTAAACGAAGCCTTTGGATTCTGCTCATGACGAAGTTGCATCCTCTGAAGCCTCTGCCCAGCAAGAGTTCCCGCTCTTTCAAGCCGATACTTGTCCGCCAACCTCCTTACCTCGTTGGGGTCAAGGCCCCTTAGCCAATCAGCAGCGTTTTTATGGAGCGGTTTTGTCAGATCCAAATCGTCATTGTAATCTAGATACTCCATATCCCTGCGCCGCTCATTAGCCATTGTATTTCCATGATCAATTAGATACATGTTATCGCGATTTGGCCCACCGAAGAGAAAATTCCCCCTATGTCTATCTTCATTATTAAGAACAGTATCAAAAAGACCAAACCTGTGAAGCGTACCATTGTCCTTCATCCGCTGCAAAATGTCTCGGGTTGTACTTGTCTTAGTATATCCGGATTCCGCATTCTCCACACCCTCTTGTACAGACATCTCTCGCTCTCTATTCCTTGGATCGAGTATGTGCGCAGTCACAGGAACATGATCCCCAAGGCCAAAACTCTTAGCTAACTCATACGCAAAAGCCTCTTTTCTTGACATAGGATCACCATGTAGGCTAGACTTGACAAGGACAGGCTTCCCATGGGCACCAAGACGCCAATGTGTGCTATACGCACCGGAGTCCGCCAAACGAATCAAAGGCGCCTCCGATAAATCAAGCCCATGAATCAAGGCGCGCTGTTCTTCGCTCTGCGGTGTAATGATATGCTTGTCGGCGTCCACTACAGTTGGAGCGCCATATTTCATTGGCAACCGATGGAGGGTATAGGACGAACCCTCTCCCAAACTCATACGTTTCGGTTCGCCACCTTCTTCGCCAATCTTGTGGCCGTAGGCTAACCCTAGTTGTCCCTTGACGCCGCTTCCTGTGAATTCGTAAACCTTGTACCCATTGCCATCATTACCAGTTGCGTATCCCGGCTTTATGGTTTGCCCTTTCCATTCCACAGGTTCCATCTCTGGAATCTCAACCGAATTCTCCGACATGGCCTTGGCAAGCCTAGCAGCCTCAATAGCAATTCTGTGCTTTCGTAGATCCCTTTCAAGCTGTGTCCTAGGCTCAGACTTCTCTGTTGGCTCTTCTAGATCCTGTTGCTGAACGCCCAAGATTCCATGAATGGCTTGACGTATCCTCTGATGCCTATACAAATCGTCTTCATTGTCAATATGTGGCTCGAAAAATACCTCAGGAACAAAGCTGCTTGAAATAGAATTAGGCCCATCTTCATTAGACCACACTCTGGCGGCCTTGGTAGGCTTTAGGACAAAGCCACCTCGTTCCAATGCACGCAATACGTTCGGACGGAAGTATTGCTTTAGATGTTCTGGCTTACGAAACCCAAACAATATAGGATTGGGGTGTTGTCCCGAAAACCCGTGATGAAACATATGGTAATCGGAAGGATCAAAGGTTTTTTCGGGCCCAGGTTGATCGGTGATCCTAAGATCTGCCCTTTCAACCGGATCGTCGGAATCACTGTATCGTCGAATAGCCTCGAACCCAGCACCTTGGAATGGCCCTTCTCCATCATCGTTCTCAAACCGATATACTGTCATCGGATTCTTGGGATCATTGTGGATGAGCGCCATCTTGGCTAGCTTCACCTCGGCCTTCTTCAGTCCAAATACCGAAACAAGCTTGGCGAACTTCTCTAACGTCGCGTCCTTGTCCTCTGACTCTGCCAATACACCACCGAGACGATTGGCCAGGAACTTCTTCAGATCGCCCTTATTGGGATCGTAGTCACGCGCCGCCGCCTTCGCTTGACTAAGTAGCCACAACTTCTTGAGACGAGCAGACCGATCCTCACGCTGAAGAGCAGCACCTCCTACCAACCCACCGGGAGCAGCACTAGGGACACTGGCAGCAAGTGCCTTACCAAGCTTTCCCTCTGTCACAACAGGATTCGAGTACATCGTTACTTGTCCGGCGAGATGACGGTAGTTGGGGTGTTGTAGCTCGCTCTTGTTGATGTTCTCTAGGATGTCCTCCTTCGCCTTCCGAGGCTTGCTGTCGTCTACCTTGGGATCGTACACCAAGCCACTGATGGCAGTCTTGTTACAAGGCTTGACAGTGATGGCGACTTGACGCATAATGGTACGCTTAAGACGATTTCCCTTGCGCTCAAGGGTTCCACCCTGGATACTATACCTCACAAGCAACGGCTCGTTGTGCTCAATCTGGTCACGCACGATAGCCGCCAGTGAAACAGCATTGAGATGACCGGATCCATCAAACAGACGCACCATCCCATACAGAAACGGGACCTTGATCTCATCCCAGTAGTGCCTCTGCCGATCGGTTTCGCAATCGCCCTTCTTGAAAATTTTCTTGACGTAGATGATCTTACCTACGAAATCGTTCGAAGAAGCTCCGTTTGCCTCTTCGTCACGATGCTCCCAGTTAGCGAGCGCCTTTCCTTCCTCGCCATCGCTGATATCTACGCCCTTAATCTCCAGGATTTCACCAGACGAATCAATGGCCTCTGTACCAAAGGCACCATCAATAACCATCCCCTTGGACCTACTGGTGTCTGGCAGCTGCATACCTAATAGATTGTGGGGGAGCAAAAAAGGGGGATCCGTCTCTCCGAATGCGCATCGCAGAAATACCAAAGTAGTGCTTGACATCTAGAGCGGCTAGCGGTATAACCATCATCGAAAGGAGATCCCATGCCCCGCCTGAAGAAAGAGGTTGTCCTCGCCCGAGAGAAGTTCGTTCGAGATTTCTTCAAGAACCACCCTGCCGCCAAAGTTGACGACGCCCAGAAGGCCATCCAGGATAGTACGGGGATGCGTATGGCGCCTCCACGGTTGAAGGAGCTTTACGGGGAAACGCGCGGCACCGGAACCACTTCGATCACCCCCGCCGCAAGTCCTGTCACGGATGACGCCAAGATCGATAGTGCCTACACTCCCCCGTCTGATGACGAGGATGACGCCATGTCCTCCATCCCCCTGGCACCCGACGGATACGTTCCCCAGACGCCGATCTCCGATGAGCAGAAGAAGACCATGTACTCAGAGCTTTGCGACCGCATGAACGACATGATGGACCACTACAATGCGGATAACATCCCCGATCGCGTCAAGTTCTACGCCAACCGAATTTACGCCGCACCCGATCTCCAGATCGCCAAGGAGGTGCGACACAAGACTCTCCAGAAGCTCCAGATCCACTTCCTGGCCATGTGGTCCAAGCACCGGATCCTTGGTCCCGACAGCCTCCAGGGGTGCCTGAAGCGCTCCAAGGAAGCGGACAACCTTGCGAACTTCCTGGAGTCCAAGAACGATCTCCAGGGGGCCCGGCGGGAGCGCCAGCGGGCAGCAAGGATGCGCGCCAAGGCTACCGAACTTCGGGCACTCCAGGTCGAGGGAGTCTCGGACGAAGCCGCACAAAGCACTTGACTTTATCATTTCCAGGTAGTATTGTAGTTGCACAAGGAGAAACACATGGCGCTCTCAAAGAGGATGAGACTTCCCAAGACCCTGGAATATCTGGACCTGGAGTCCATCCGCACCGCCCGGGAAGAGGTCGTGGTTCTGGAGGCGAAGTTGACGGAGAAGAAGAAGGCGCTCCGAGAGATGGAGGGGACGGCAATCGCCATCCTGGAGCATGGAGGCTACTGCCGGGGACCTCTCACGGCGACCCTGGATACCGTCACTAAGGCTGGCAAGCGTAGCCCCAAATGGAAGGGTCTCTACGCGACACACCTCCAGACCATTCACGATCTCACCGAAGAGCAGGTGAAGGAACGATTCCAGGGGATCGTGGACAGCATGGAACCGAACGTCACCAAGTCCACCAACCTCGTCATTTCAGAAAAGGAGGGGTAATATGTCATCGACGGTTACAGCAAAGCCAACTACAATGCCGTGACGGACACAGAATGGAGGAATTGGATCGCCTCGTTGACGAGAAGCTGATGGAAGCCGAAAACGAGGCCGATCGCGAGCTTTCAAGGCAGATGCGCGACTACGGGTATGAAGAGTGGCCGCCTACCCAATCGGAAGATGGGTGGATCCTCCTGAAGGAGAGCCCCTACCAAGGAAGACGCATCTGACAAGGGATTTGTGACGTGGAGGCGAAGTGCCCTCTGGGATTGTCTGGGAATGTGGAACAAAATCACAATAGACGCCGACGCCTGGAAGCCCTATAACCCAAACAGCAATCTATAGACAATGGAAAATTCAACCTACAAGATCATGGCTTGGCTCCCGTCAAGCGGAAATGTTGCCCTAGTGGCCCCTAATGGATCGGTCGGATGGGCGGGTCCCTCAACCGAATATCACTTCCAACCGATGTTCCCACAGTTCATCGAGTCCGCAGTCCAAAAGCACTGGTACGTTCGCCTCAAGACTCCTTTGGAGGTTACTCTAGAGGATCTCCCTAGTGTGGTGGAACATATGGAGCGTGGATTCGAGGCCAACAGCGGACAAGGCCAAGGCGAATAGTTCTTGACGCCCAGTGTCCAATGTGCTAACTTGTGATCACAAAGGAGGAAGTAATGCACGAGTTCAATATCGATGCCCATCTCGACTATCAGCTGTACCAGCACCTCTCCGCCGAAGAGGAGTCTGATCGTCTCTACGAGGAAGCATGGGGAAACGCCATCCCATGTCCGGTTCACGGCAAAGACCTTCTGGACGAGCGGCTGAATCCAATCACCTACATGCCGGAAATCTACTGCACTGGTATCAATGGCTGCCCCAACTGCGGCGGCTCCGGCCCCTGCGACGAGGGTTCCGATAATGTCGCTCTCGATCGCTGCCCCGGCTGCGGGGCGGCGCTGGTGAATGGGCAGGTCAAGGACTGATGTCCCTCACTACCTGCCCCATTTGCCGTACCTCCTACGACCTTGAAGGATTCCGGGCCCTTGAGTTCGTGGAGTACAAGCAAGTCCGGGGCACCTACAAGCGCATGGAGATTCGACGCTGCAAGTGTCACAAGGGCGTCAGAATCCTCTGGGTGGACAGCTGGTTAGAACCGTGTCCACCACCCTCCATCGACCCTCCAGTAGCACAAATGAGGCTCCTATGACAACAAGAGAAGAATTCCAGCAGGCAATCGAAGAGGAAGATCGGATTCGAAAGTCAATGCACCCGATCGAGCTTCAGATCGACCAGGAACTCCAAGCCGAAACGATGGAGACATTCAAGGGATTCTTCCCAAAGTCCAAGATTACCGATTGGGTAAAGGCACAGAAGAAGATTCCCGCCGATGTCCTGGTAGAAATGTTAGGGCGCTACCACGAAAAAGCGCGTACAGCCGGAGATAAGTGGATGGCTGATCGAAAAACGGCGAAGGAGCGCGTTCACACACTCGCCAAGGATCTTCGCCCCATCCCCGGAAGAGAAAGGTTCAAGTGGAAGTCTCGCTACGAATCCGAGTACCATACTTAGGGCTTCGGGGCACACCACTACGCCCAAAACACAGCGGAGATGTTCGCTGACGTAGCTAAATTCTACGACATCCCGGTTAATGACCTACCTACTACCTAACTTGTAGCAGGCACCCACCCTTTATCAAAGGTGAAGCTACCTTGCGTACCGTGACGCCTCTGGTGTAGCTGTGTGAGGAAGTGCTCAAAGTCGGTACGTAAGTTCGCCTTGCGCGCCAGCATAGCGTTCTCGCGTTCCTGGCGACGTGGAGTTCCCGGAGGGAAGAACTTGTCCAGATACGGAGAGAACTCCCTCAGATACTCGTGATCGGGAATGGACTGTGCACCTCTGATGAACGGTTCTAGCTGCTGTGGATCAAAATCCATACGGTTGTCCGCAAATGCATGCCAGAAGTTGTTGTAGTACGGCGCCGGAGTGCCATACATCGCATTTGGATTGTAGTCAAGTGCCAAACGATCATTCGGGAAGTACCTGAATGCCTGTTCCTTATCGATAGCAGCAATCCTACCATCCTTGCGCACGATGAAATTGTCCGGGTGACTGTCGTGCTGGGACATCAGCCAATCGGCTACGTGAGCGGCCCCAACGTCCCTCTTCTGCACATCCGTTAGCTTGGACGGTGGGATAGACCTCAACGTCCCTGTCGTGTCATAGAGAGGCTGCACGGTGGCTACATTGTCACCGTTATTCACTCGATGGATTGGCACCGCAACTGGATTGAACCTACGCTCGATACGCGACAGCGCCTGCTGCACATCGGCTCGGAATGGCTCTGGCTCGCCCGCTTTTGAAAGTGCTGGCTTTACAAGCCACTTGCTTCCGTTCTTGTGCTGCGGTCCCTCGTAGATGTGCTTCTCACCCGCACCTCCAAGATTAGCTCCATTCCGAACATACTGAAGCTCATGGAACTCTGGTTCTTCGTCGCTTTTCCCTAACTTCTCTTCGGTCTGTGTCGGGGCGTACACTTGTTGTATATCACCCTGTTCCCCATGCCTGAACACTGGGATGTTGTACTTCTTGCCCAAATCAACAAGTTGTGCTGCCCGGTCAGCTGCCCTTTCCGCGTAGTACGACGAAGATTTTTCGAGATGTGGATAATGCAATGAAGCAACATCCTTACTCAAGTCTACTCCACCATGAATATGTGCTTCTGGTGCATTTATAAAGCGATCTAGCTTACTCCCGTTCGCCAACCCAATAATAGGTGACTGCGAGTTCAATCTATTCGGGAGCACACCCAGTCTTGGATTTCCGGTGGTGGTTTGAAATATATTCTGAAATGCAATTATACGAGGAAATTCTGATGTTACAGGATGAAGATCCGCTCCCTCCCTAGGGGACATTCCAGTCGTACTGTCAGCGATATATGCGGTATCGTCACCTGTAAAGGTAGACCGATCCTTAACATGCGGCTTTAACTCTGCCCAATAGTCCCCATACCCACGGGCGCCCCCTCGATCAAAAGTCAAATTAGGATGACGACTAGCTATATGTAATGCACCGTATACCGGCCGATACTTCCCATCCAAATCCCTGGGGAATTTGAATACACTTTCATCCCACTTTTCTCTGTCGGGCCTATCATCTCCCCAATCGCTAGGCGTCCCGTTTGCGAAGGTATTCACAAATCTCCCACGCCTCATTAGTCCAGCAATGGCTTCGTGAGGGAAATTCATGGTAATTGGAGCTTCCTCTACATACCTGATGATCTCTGGATCCGAAAGAACCTTGTGATAGAAGTCGTATCTATTTTGCAACGGAATACCAGCCGCATCGTTCTGCATCGTCCTAATCACTTTATTGAAATCCGGGTTACTTGGATTGAACACATTGGCAAGGTACTCGGTCCAAACCTTACCATTGTTCCTCCAAGTAGGAGCATTCGGCTTAAATATCTTATCAATAGCTTCCGGGGAATGCTTTCCTAGCTTCTCTTCCTCTGGCAATGGAAGGTGGACCTGTTCTACCTTGCCTGTGTCACGATCATGCTTGAACACAGGAAGATTGTACTTCTTACCAAGCTCTACCATGTCGTTCACCTCACTGGGAGCTATAATCGACGAGTAGTGTAACGAATGTACGTCGTCTGGTAAATGAACACCTCCATGGATCTGCGCTTCAATTGGCCGAGTACCATTGACACGATACGCAGTCTTATCTACCTTATGCAAATCTGGATGAAGCCAATTCAAAAGTGCGGCACCTGTTGTCTGAACCATACGTGGCTTCTGGTCTACTAGATCGTTAGGATTGGCAAAGAATAGGTGCTGATACGCAAGCGCTTTCGGGTGATTGATCGTGACAGGCATCCTATGTGCATCTGGCCCACTATACGCAAATGTATCGTGTCCCGTGAACGTAGACCTATTCTTCACATGATCATGTAGCTGCGCCCACGCTGCCCCATACGTACTATGGCCTCCATATTTTGCTGTATCGCTGTCGTCTCTATTGGTTATGGCAAGAGCACCATAGATGGGTCGGATGGGTCCGGTCTTCATCAAATCTTCCACAGTGTCACGATCACGATTAAACGGGAATCCAAATACATCCCGTTCAATGCTCGGCCTCAACCCAGAATAGGAATCTCCCCCGTTTGCATCTGGGTGGAAAGCGTTGAGGAACTTCCCATCCTTTAGTAATCGTCTAGCCGTAGGTGGATTGAAATTGACAGTGATAGGTGCTTTCTGAATTGCATCCAATAGCTTCTCGTCGAAGACGGGAGCATGCTCTTTGAGTGATGGATTCAAGCGATCGTTGATGAAATCTTCCCAGTCCTTTCCGTTCTGTCGAAATCTCTCTACGTTCGGTTCCCAATACTGCTTGATCGCTTCCCGTGAGTGCTTTGCCAGCTTGGACTCGCTCTTCCCAATATCATCCTCTTCGGGACTCCAGGTACCACGGTTGAAGACAGATTTGATCTGATGAGGATGAAAAGCAATGTAGCCTGTCCCTCCTTCGATCTCGTTAGGATACACAACACCGTCGTAGCCTTGATCCAGGAGCTTACGCTTCAGTGCTTGTGCCAGTTCGTAAGCGACCTCGTGAGATCCAGTCTCCCGATCCCTTCCAATGAGGTCTAGGTGCACTTCCCTTCTATAGTCGGCGTCGTTGTCATACCGATCCCACCCCGGGTCATCGGGATGCCGGCCGATCCAACCATAAGCCTCTGGCAAGTCACTCAAATGGCCTGGAAGATCCTGCTCTAGGATCATGTTCGATAGCTTATCTTCGTCTACATAGAGAGGATTGCGGAGCGATAAATAAGCTGGGATGACGCGCCCACCAACGTTTTCGTCGCCTTCGCCGTGGAAACGGCTATCCCTCCAGTCGCCAGTCTTCTGCGATCCAGTAAATGCGCTTCCTACCTGTGGAGAATCACTGAAATGTGCGCCCAAGAACGAATTTGGGTCCCCGCTAGATCCAACAAACGGACCCTCAAGCTCCTCTTCATCAGGCTCATATGGGTCAGCTCCATTAGTGCTAAACTCACTGAAGTTCACAGGCGAGTTCGTACCATGGTACACTACCTTGGGTCTATTGTTCTCTGTGATCTGAGAACCATTGAACCAGTGCTTGAACGCTGGGCTGTTTTCCATCGAAGGATCTCGTCCAGACTTCGGTTCATCGAACATAGCCAGCTGTTCCGCCTTTTCAAGAGGGCGCTGCTTCTCCCACTCGTCCCACTTCGGTCCCTTGTAGGTCACATGGCCGTTGTGGTCAAAGCCATATCCAGGCATGAGGGTAGCTATCGTACATCTACAATGCGGGTGCTCCCCAGCAATGCTCGGTTCATTGTCTCCACGCTTATGGTAGCCGGCCTTGCATTCTGACAAGCGCCATAGTCTCGGCGTTACATCGTCTTCGTTCAAGTGAAGACGCTTACACTCATCACACAGATGCTCGTCATGTACGACCACGAAATAGACAACTGGATCGTTTTCTCCAACGTCCTCATTGATCTTGACGATTCCCTCTAGAGCACCAAAGGCACGTCCGTTCTGCGCCTCGCTATCGATGATTGTCTTGACATTCTTGCCGACCTCACCCCATACATCCGTGAGCTTTCCGTTCAACACCGTCTCTACGTCAGTGTCGATGCCCTGAGCCTTCGCATCCGCGAGGAACGAAGATACTTCGTTGACGACCTTGGCCTTTGCATTAGCGCGAGAGGCATCGAGATAGTTTTCTGCAACGGATAACAACGACTTCAATACCCGAGGATTTCCATTGACCCCTTCCGCCTCTGCGGCAGTAAGGTACAAGCCCGGAAGAGACATCCGCGACTTACGACCAAACAAGATACGCTTGTCGATGCTACCTTTTCCGAGGAAGCGAGACTTGGCGCGGTCAAACATTTGATCGATGAGACTATCGATCAACTTGAGAGCGGCGCCAGAGAGAACGTAGTGCGGCGCTGGCATTAGTTCTCCTTTGGTAGATAGTTCCTACGAATTACCTTGCAAGCCTCTTTGAGCATCCGCTTGGAGTCATTTTCCCACCACTGCATGAAATCGTTCACGGTGACCTTGTGGTGAGCCAAGACCCTACGCTTCGACGTAGGTAACTGACGCTCGGACTTGGTAAGGGAGTCCAAGGCAAGATCGGCGCTTCTGGATAGATCCTGTTCTCCAGACATGTCCTGTTCGGGCGATGGCTGACCCGCTTCGCTTGCCTGTGTGCCTTCCTGGCCCTGGGCCTCGGCTGGGGCGTCACCACTGCCCGCTGCAGCTCCTGGGGCTCCCTGGGCGCCCTGCTGTTGCTGCATTTGAGCCTGCTGCTGCATTTGAGCCTGTTGCTGCATCTGCTGCCATTCGAACCAGAACGGGTCTCTAATGTAGGCAAGGGACTGATCTTGGGATGCCCCCTGGACCCCCAACAGCTTCTCCACGATGACACCTACCGGAACGTACTTGTCAATGACAGCTTGCCACTGTGGATTGAGAAGGAAATCGCCCCCAAGTTGCTGGTCAATCGGATCCTTCTCTACCGCCTCCAGCACCTTGTTCATCGTCATATGCAGCGGCATGTCTTGCTGCAACCGGATGGACTCCTTCTCTGCCGTCTCGGACTCTAGACCAAGAAGCTTCAAGGTGCAAATCTTCGACAAGTTCTTGTCGATGACAGGCATGATGTAGGTGTTGAGAAAGTCCTGCCACTGTGCAATTAGCGGCCTAATACCTACGTCTCTGGCTGCCTCCAACTTGTACTCGGCGTTAGATTCGGATAGAGCCTGATTGTTTGTACCGCGAGACAAGTGGGCGTAGCCAGGAAGCTCCTCTGGAGACATTTGGAACGCTGCCATGATAGTCCGCGCGTTTGTGTCCGACAAGAACTGGAACTCCATATCACGCTGACCTTGATCAATCGGGGTCCAATTGATCCTGTCTTCTGGCCCGATACCAAATACGGGCATACGCCAGGAGTTGTCTACGCCATTGATGTTCGCATTGAACTCTTGCTGCACCTGAGATACAACCTGCTCATCTACCTCTTCCGACTGAATGATGAGCATTCCCCGGGTAGCGCGGCCAGACTGGAAGTACAGCTTGTTGTGGGTCGTAATGTTGATGTGGGTTGTAACGGCTGCTAGAATAGTATCAAGCGGAGTTACTGGATACCCATCTAACTCAATGTCGTTCACAGGATAGAAATTATGTACCACACACTCTTCGTCTGTGAATGCCTGCTTCGGAGTTCCATCGATAACCTGAATCCAGGTGTACTCGTCATTCTCAAACCGCTCTGGCTCCAGCCTTTCGTTCTTGAAGCGCTCAAGTAGCTTCCGGGCTTGATCACGAATAGCTTGCTCAGCCTCCTGCTGCGGAGTGGCACGGTAGATGGTACCAGCGTCGATTGGACGGAAGCTGTGGAACTCACGCTCCCCATTACCATTCATCACGTAGATGAGTTCTGTCGCAATACGCCCAACTGTGATTGCGTTTTTGGTACTACGCAATAGGTACTGCGAAAACGTCATGCGATCTTCTGCATGATCATAGCCTTCTACTCGACCACAGCTATATAGGAGCTTCTCAGCCTTCTCAATACGATCCCGAAGAGCCTCTTTTTGCTCTTCATCCATCTTGTCCGTCGTACCTGGATTTGGTTCAATAACGTAACCAGTCGAGAAGCGATCGGGACGAGGACGACCAAAGGTTCCAACGTGATTGCCTCGTGCGTTTATAATGGCAGCGACAAGATCGTCCTGAATGGCAATGCGCTTCAGAACCCTATCTGGAATCATCCGCAGCTTGGCGCGGTAGACTGACTGGTACTCACCCGGATGGTTTGGATCCTTTTCAAAGGCCAAGCGCGTGATACTACGCTTACCACCTGGACCATTGAGGATATTCAATACACTCTTGGCTAGAGAAGGATAGCCATCAGACGTTGCATCCTCCTCCGATTTCTCTAGAGACGCTTCCACGAACGGATCGATGAACGCGACCGAAACCCCCTTGGGGCGCTTAGATCCGATGGGATACATCTTGAGCGACAAGGGCTCTTCGTGGTGAATTGAGGAAGACATTACTCGGTAGAAATGACAGTGAGGTTTAGGGTCTGCGTACTCTTGTTCACCACTTCCATCGACCACGTTGGACCAATCTTGGTGAGATAGGCTACGCTAGCTGGGTCAGCTGCGGTACTAGGTGACAAACGCTGGTAATCTCCGGTGTCCCCATTCATACGTACAACGCACTCTTGGTCTGCCTCGATGTGAACGAATCGTTTGGAAGACGTATAGAACTGAAGCCCAGTCGCATCCGGCAAAATACCGGTCTCGGTCGCAAGCGGTGAGGTGCTTGCAAACTCGATCCACGTAGAAGTCACTCGCTGCAACTCGTAGGTCTTTTGGGTGCCAATGGCGAATCCAGCACTAATAGCAAGTTTGTCTCCTGGCTGTACACCATCGGCCGAAAAAGCGATCAGTTGTGCATCAGAGGTGAGCGTGACGCTTTCGGAAACACCAGTAAAGACTTCTCCTGCGAGGCGAGTTAGCTGAATTTGGGTAGTGGACTGAACCGCCATCACCTGCCAGAATCCCACATTGAGGAAGTTGAACGGCGAAGCCGAGTCTCCAGTTAGCTGACCCGGAATGAACAGCGTATCACCGGGCGCGACACCAGCAAACGACCCAACATCGATCTGCATAGTAACACTACCATTGCTATTGACCGTAGTAGTAACGGTAGAGCCAGAAAGCGCCAGATTCCGATCTGTCCTAAATACCGGGTTCGTACCACTAGTCCAGGTAAGCCTATAGATACCCCTGTTCGCCACATTCTCTTCAAGCGAGAACTGCGATGTAGCGTCTGTCAGAGTAGTACGCACACCATTGAAGATCGATAGCGTAGCAGATGGATCAACCGCATATCCCCTAGACGTTGGGTTTTCAACAATCAATCCACTCTGCTCATGAGTCCAGTCTACAAACCTGCGCTGTGGATTGTCGTTAGCGGCAGAGTCACCGTAAGCGATGATTTTGATTAAGTGTCTGAAAACCGCATTCATTGGCGTACTCCTACTCCCCATAGATTACGGCTAGATACCAAAGTGGAAGCCGCCCTTCTTTTTCACACCGCCGGTGATGACTCGACCCGGCCTAACGCCGGTAAGCTGTTCGATCTGCTTCTGCATCCAGTCATCTTGGGTATACCGCGCATCAATCGTAACTGGCCTTCGCCCCTCTTCTAATATGGGGGGGCCACTAATCCCCTTCCCCTTCTTGAACGTATTCATCAATCCATAACGCAATGCATCACAACTGTCGTCATCCTCCTCGTCGGGCTTGTTAGTCAAATTTCCCTCCGAGTCGGTAGCAAAGTGGTACTTGGATATACGCTCGAAAGCAGTGTCGATAGCCTTATCTCCCTTCAGGAAATACAACCTGGACGGCATTCCTACGGGGTGAATCATGGCACGAGTCAACTCAATACCAGCCTTCACACTTCCCGCATTCTTCTTCCACGTTACACAACGAAACCCCTTACGCTTAAACGTCTTTGTCGAAGCCGGATCCTCCGGGTCTGCGTAAATCTTCGGATCGTAATCTCGGATTTGCTGGTTGCACACGTCAATCTTCTGCTCTAACTCCAACCCTTCCTTTGAGATAGACTCCAACACAAAAGCCCTATCACCATCTACCGCAAAAAGAATGACAGCAAACGGGTGAGTGAATCCGTAGTCCATACCCGCCACGAACTTCGTACCCCTAGACTTGAATAGCGCAACAAGTTCCTGCTTTGAGAAATCCTCCGAATACTCCTCGCCGGTCACCATTGACGCAATTTCAGCGGCAGTCTTCTTCTGCCTTTCCGCATCAAGGTACGGATAAATCAAGCCATATGCCCCTGGCTTGCGACACATCAGCTGTGCATTCGCTTCTTCAAGGTCAACGCTCTTGAACTGATTGACAACGTGCGTAATAGGCTTCAGCAAGGGTGGGTACAGATCATCTGGCAACGAGCCCCGCTGCTTTGTCGCAAGGCGCCCCTTACACATCGCAAATAAGTTACAGTTACGCAGACAACCAACAAAGCCTTCGTCTCGCTCGTACTTCTTCTGCTTCTCTGGAGGCAGGCCGTTGTATTGCTTTTCCGAAATCGATTCCAGGTACTCGTCACTGTAGTAGATAGGGATACGAGGGAAGTCTGGAAGGTGTCGATCTGGAGTGCACTTCTCTGTCACATCGATGATGTTCCAGTGCCGAATCTGTAAGTCACTCCTCTCTGGGTCCTTCTCATGCTTGTCAATCTCCTGCTGTACTAGACCATATGAAGTCTTTCGCGTACTGGTGAGAAAGACCACGGGGTTGTGGCGCTCCTCATCAGGCGATGGAATCATCTTCGACTCCTTGTACGCCCTGGGATTCGCCAAGTCCATCTCGTCTAGACAGAAGAACGGAACGTGCTCTGAGTTTGCACCGGCCACAGTACCTACAATCACCTGAAGATACTTGGTGTACTTCTTGTAGCGAAACTGCTCCTCATCAGAAAGCTCAAGGTACTTAGCGCGATTTAGGAATTCCCCAGTTTCGCGACGTTCATACCACTCAACCTCAAGACGTCTCTGGCTCGAGCTTACCTTGTAATCACGCAAATATGGCCTATCGAAAAACCCCTGAATGTAGCTAACTGCCTTTGCGGACTGCGATGTAATGGCCGCCATATGAGCAACATTCCTACGACCATGCAACATGGTTGCAACGTGAAGTGCCGCTGAACCAAGAGTCTTAAAGCCTTCTCGATAAGCATATGCAAGCAAACGGCTAATGCTAGCGTCGTTCCGAAGCATAGCAGAGTAAAGCTCCCAAATCATGTCCATGGGAGACGAATTCGACTGTTCATCAATGATCGAATCAGTAAAATTCAGATGCAGGTATATCTGCATCCACCGATGCAAGTCCTGTTTAGTCTCACACGGGAGAAAAAGTGCTTGCCTGTAAAGGCGATCTTTATCACTAACTATCATTGCCATTTTTCTGCGACTTCAAGAGCAGTTCTCGAAGCGCCTCCGCATGTTCTGGACCTACGATTGACTCCACTGACACCGTGTTCTCTACCTTCCCGGTATGCTCAATCTGGCCAACGAGCTTCGTCGTATTGTTTTGACCCGTCATTTCAAGAAGGAGCTTACTCAAGTCCTTGTAGTTGCGTACATTGTCAGGTACCATAGTGTTCTTGAGATGAGTAGCGTCTCCCGTTTGAATAAACCTCTGAATCGCCTCACGTTGCTTCTTGTGGGTAGCCGAAAGTACCGTGGCGATGAAGTCTACAGCCTCTACCTGCACCTGTCTCACTCGACCAGCTACAGTATCAAACAGACGAGCCATATGCTCGTCACGAAGACGATCCCAGTCCCCCTCAAGGCGTGCTTGTATGACAGCGCCATGAGGCAGCTTGTTCAGCTTCGCAATTTCGAGACAGCTACTACCGTTGAGGAACAGTGAAAAAAGTTGAGCCTGCAACGAGGTTGCTAGGCGGTACCCTTCCTTCTCTTCGTAAGCCTTGAGGGCTGTTCTCTCCCTCTCCGTCAACCGATCCATCGGAACTAGCTGGTTCTCTTCTTGGTTCAGGTCCATATCTCTCTACTTCCACTTCGTTCCCATCTACGAAAATCTCCACCATCCACTCATCTCCAAGCATCGAAACTACCGAATACTGAAGCATCTTGAATCTCTGTGGTATGTCGTCTGGATACACTTTTTCTGGATCTGTCTCAAAACGAAACCGAATCGTGTATGCGGGACGGTCAATCTCAACCGTGTACTTTGCGCCAGGGTAAGCAACAAGAGGCCAATGCTTCAACTGGACAATTTGCGCCTCATGGAGCATCCCCGTCTTTTCGGTCACCATGCTCCGAAGGCGTTTTAGCTTTAGCCAACCTTCGGAACTATTCACATCCCAATCCTCTCTGCCGCCATCTGCCTCAGTTCGTCAGTAGGCGTCCCATGCGGCGGGACGAACGCCTGTACATAAGATTGGAACGCCTTATCAATCCCTTCCGATTCTCTGACCTTGATATCCTTCTTGTCCGTCTTGAAGGTACGCAGCTTAACACCAGGGCGGCGATACTTTTTCGCAACCCCTTCAAGCCACGCCTCTGGACCCCTCAGGTCAACCCTCCACGTAGTCCGGTCATCGAGGGTGGGCAAGTCGTCGTCTGGGGTAAGTGTGACGCTCCTGATGGCCCTACAAACCGTATCCGTTGGGATGCCCTTGGGATTGAGGATAGCGGGAGCAGGAGCGTCTACTTCAACGAGCCATAGATGACGGTCTACGTCCGCGTCCATAGCAGACCTCCAACGGGGAGCACCAATGTACCAGACATTCCCAAACCGCTGTGGGGTATGGATATGGCCAGAAATGAACGTGGCATTCGGGAATAGCCTCGGATCCACACCATCCTTGGCATAGAACCCGTTCTCATACTTCGATCCGTCGAACGTCTGATGGCAGAAGTAGATGTTCCCAGGGCACGGATTCTCATGTTTCCTGACGGTATCTACGAACCCCTTCCTAGAGGCCATGTATGGCATGAAGACAGCACCGGGAATATCATCAAATGCAGTGACCTTGTTCACCACATACACATTCCCTTCATTGAACATATCCATCGAAGTCTCTTGGATAGCGTTCGTGCCAGCTTGATCGTGATTCCCGACTAGTACGATCACTCGACCAAATTCACCTACTGTAGTCGAAAGATCACTAAACGCTTCACGCCAAAATTCCTGCACCCCTAGATGCAAGATGGAATGATCGTTAGTCTGGTCCCCCATGAAGACTGGGGTAGCGTTATGCTCCTCCACGAGCTTCCTGATGTACTCGATAAGCGAACGACAGTCGTCCAGTTCGGAGTAGACTGCGTGTACATCTCCAATGAGCAGGAGCTTACTCGACATCGTGCTGACCCCTAACAAAGAGCACGAAAGACTCTGGAATGATCAATACTTCACTTTTCTCGTCTCCGATGTCAATACTATAAACCTGTTGTCCATGGGGCTGATTCTTGATCACACCATCAACCCAAACAACATCCCCTTCAAAAATCGTCTTTCCGTTACCAAAGACCACACGCAACGGGACTGCCGTGTACGAGGGTGTCCAACCACCCTTCTACACCCTCGTATTAGCCCGCTTCTCTTGACTGAAAGGTTCTACCCCAAGCTTGTTGTTCCATGCGATTATACTCATACTGTCTCCTATAACGCGATACCTCTCATTATCAGTACCTTCTGATGAATGATAGGTAGTTTTCTAACGGACTGCGCCAGCACATGCAGTACCTCTGCATTCTCTACAGCGCAGTCTGGTTGCCAATGATCGTCTGCTGCAATTACGTCAAAGAGAGTCGTAGCAGTACGCTCCTCATCTCCAGACTGGTTAGTCACCAATGTCTCACCACTAATGTAGCTCGCGGCACTAAGTAGATGTTGAATCTCACTTGCGTTCGTTTCCCCACCGTTCTTTGCACCTTCATTCACTCTAGCGGCCAAGTCCTCGAAATCTACCTCGTTCTTGTCATATCGTGATATGGCCTTGTGAGCACGATAGAGCTTGCGCTGGTCTGACGAAGAAAAGTGAACGAACGTCTTTGAGTAAGCGTTGATGAAGTTCCCTACCATGCGCCCAATAGCCACACCACGAAAAGCGGTTGTGTATGGCATCTCGTACTTATCGATGGCCGACAATAGCCCATCAATGGCGATCTGAACGAAATCCATGAAGGTAAGATGACTCTTGGATGTGCGGGACCAAAAGATACGTGCACGAGAAATGGCGAGTGGAGTGTTCATCTCTACGAGCGCATGACGAATAGCCTCAATCCTTCTTGCAAGCACTGTGATAGGAGACTTGGGAGCCCATTTCCTTGACTTCAACACCCATCCAATGAACATGTAGTTGACATGGAACTGGTAGAGCGCTTCAGCATCACGCTTCTTGAGCGCTTTGGAAATCTCGGCAAAGAAGACGTTGTGACGCTCTCTGAAATATGGCCTAGCTGAAAGAACATTCCTGTTTTCTTCGGTGATGTATGTGACGAATTTACGGTACACGTTAGGGCCGTATCGATGTCGGATTAGTATGTCGCGCCATTTGTCCTCAAGCCACGTAAGCTCCTCTAGCTGGCTACGCTGGATAGATTCAGCGGACATGTCGTCTGCATAGTCTTCCTCGCAAGCCTCGATAGCAATCGCTAGAGAACCAGTGAACTTGCGGAAGTGTTCTTGGGAGTCAAATTGCTTATTTGGCGCCATCTCGAATCTCAATGATAGGTGGACAAATACTATTGTAGTACGCTCGGCGCCTATTAGCGTGATCGTGCAATAGCTCAACGTTGGTAATATCAAAGTCAGTGAAGATGCAATTCTTCTTCCCCGGTACCCTTCTAGTACCTCTACCAATCACCTGTCGAATCTTCACCTCAGACGACTTCCCTTGGAGGTAGATAATGTGATCTGCGTTCTTCACATCGGTACCAATACCAATGGCTTTGGTTCCGACTAGGATTGGAAAGCGCCCTTCATTAAAATCCGCTACAAGCTGGTGGTTGTTCGACTTCTGGTACTTCTCTGGGAGACTAGAGTATCTATCCTTTTGGACTGCGCCATGAGCAAACCACGCCTCACGCTTTAAATACGGAAGCAGCACCATGAACTGAAAAACTTCCTCGACCATAATCAAGACATGACGACCTCGGTCAACCGATTCGTTTGCAATCTGAGCGGCTATCTGGGAAATATCTGTGTTGTTGTACAGGTGTACGCGGTTCAATCTGTTTACGTCTTCAGTCTTGTACTTGGAAGGAGAACGTACATTGACCATGCAAAAGCGAATGGGAGACAAATATCCGTCACGAATCCCTTGGGCAACGTCCATCTCGTACACAATATCTCCAATAATGGCTTGGAGAAGCTTTTCCTTGCCATCATTGCGAATCTGTGTGCCAGATACAAAGAACCGATAAGGAGCATCCTTCATGAGGTTGAAGCACACATCTGTAAGTGTCTTTGCCGGTGTCATGTGAGACTCATCAGCACAAAACACCTGAGCACTGGACAGCCGCTTCCAGTGCTCACTGTTTGGGTCGGTTCTTGATAAGGACTTGTCGATAGCAATCACGAACTGCTTGTCTGATTGCTTCTTTCCATTGCCATAGAGCCCAACCCTCTTCTTTCCAAGATGCTTGCTGAATTGTTCGTGTAACTGCAAGGCAATACTCTTGGAAGGAGCCATGATAACTGTCTTCAGACCCAGACGCTTCACTAGCAACATCAGAATGAACGACTTTCCCCCTCCAGTCATCAACTCGATAGCGCCATGCTTCGCCTTTAGAAGTGCTTCTACGGCTTCGCTCTGATATGAACGGGGCTCAAAAGGAGGAGGTGTATCCCAAGGGACTGGGCTTGGCTCTGGATAGTCTACTTCATTCTTGATTTCAGTGAGAAGGATTTGCTGAATCTGTCTCGCCAGCCCGCTGTATGTCCAATATCCATCGTCATCATGAAAGAGCAAGTCGTTTTTCACCTTCTCCTTAAGCTCTCTAGCTTGCCTAAGGTACTCGTCTTTACCGTACTTGCGTGTAAACCAACCGCTTCCCTTGAGGAATTTTTGGTACTGATACGAAGCAGACTTGTCAGTGTAGCTGAGGTACCTCTTCAACAACGTAACTGTCTCTTTGCCACCATCAATCCTAGCGATTGTTGGTTCTGTGATCCTTATCATCTAGAATCCTATCTAGCACTTGCTGTGCTCTTTCATCACTTGTTCCCTCCAGCGCCACAAGCGGGACATCAGGAAGGTACCCCCAAACTAGGTCAGGAAGAAGACCGTCTACTTCAAGTGCTTGTTTGTAATCGTGAACTCGATTTGGATCGTATACCTTTTCTTTTGGAAAGAGCGGACAGTAGAAGATTATGTCTGGCTTCCATGTTGGTGTAACTTTCAGAATGAAGTCGTATACATCCTTCCGTTCATCGGGATTCACATAGAGCATTGCATTGAGTGGACTGCTGTCTGAAATGACGAATGTCTTGTTGATGATCTTAAGGGCATCGTAAGCGAAGACGTCTTCTCTAGCAGATTGGTTGACGGCAATTTCCTGTTGATCTGTTAGCAATAGGTCTCCATTGAATGGAATAAATTTGGGATGATTTTCATTCCAAGTCAATCTTCCAATCTTACGTAGTCTTGCAATATGATACCTAGCTTCTTCTGGTACGAACTCAGCAACATGACCATTGTCCTTGAGGTTGGCAAAGACCTTAGCGGCTACTGTCGTCTTTCCAGATCCAGGCGCTCCTACGAAGTTGATTAGCATGTTGACCTTTCTCTCTAGTTACAGCGAGTTTAGCGTTATGTTTAGCTTACTGTCACCGAATTTTTCTGGACATGATCTTATTGGTATACAACTTAGTATATTTATTAATATATAGTATTCTAATGATATAGAAATACCTGAGGCTCTTCGCAGGGTCCCTAGACCTCCAGAAAACATCAAAACACGAAAACACCACAGGTGACTTCACTGGTCTTACGCAAAACTTCGCTAATGTTCGCCCCTCTATTCTCGCTGTAGTTAGAGTAGATATGGGAAACCCGAGATCGAAAGGCGGCAGACCGCCAGGAGCAGCCAGGGAAGGGGCTTACGAGCTACTAGAACTGCTGCTGCACAACAGCGACGACCAAGGCGCTTGCACCCTTACCTTGGAGCAGCTTTCGCACAAGCTCAATAGGTGTAAGCGCACACTCATCCGCTACATGCACATCCTCAAGGACGAGGGGCATGTTACCGTAAAGCGCTGGAATTACATGGTAGATGGCAAGTTCATAGGCAGATGGAAGGTGTTTCCAAGAGGTGCCAAGGCGATGTACGACTGGGCTCACTGGGCCGAGGTCCATAAGCAACCCATTGTGCCAAAGAAGACGTTCTCGGCACCCAAGGACAAGCTTCCTCCCGGCAGACCAAAGGGAGGGTTCAAGCAGAAGAAACTGGAACTCATGCTAATTCTGAAGATGGAATGCGGCCGAAAGGGATACACGAAAATCAGTTCGAATGAGTTGACGCAACGAATGAAGCGATCGAAGTCAAGTGTGAGCAAGTATCTTCAGTGCCTACGCAATGAGGGGGTTGTCTCAGCAGTGTACAACCGATACAACAATCGAGACTGGAGCGGTGTGTACACGGAACGAATCATCTATTGGCATAGGTAAGATATGGCAGAATCATACGGCAAGGTGAAGTCAGTAGCTAAGAACGTAACCGTCAAGGGACCCGACCTTGACTCGAAGGTACTTTCGACGATGAAGCGAACCGCTGACATCGTGGGTGCTACCTTGGGACCGGGTGGTAATCCTGTGCTCGTTGAGCGTCAGGAATACGGCCTTCCGTCCTACGTGACGAAGGACGGGGTGACTGTATTCCAGTCGCTTGGTTTCCTGGACCCTACGGAACACGCCATCATGGAGACGGCAAGGGACGCTAGCGTGCGTACCAACTCGGAGGCAGGTGACGGGACTACAACCGCTACTGTGTTGTCTGAGGCGATTGTTCGTCTCATGAACGAGTATACCAAGAAGCACCCTCGCGTCAGTCCACAGTTTGTCGTGCGGGAGCTAGAGCGGTGTTTTCGTGAGGACATTGATCCGACCATCAAGAGCCTGAGCTGTACTGCTTCTCGCGATAACGAAGAAGGTATCGGTTTCTTGCGTTCCGTTGCTCGAATCAGCACAAACGGAGACTCCCCTCTAGCGGATGCGGTGATCGATTGCTTCGAGATTTCTGGCGATCAAGGGAATGTGACCATTACCGAGACAAGCGGTCCATCGAGCTACGAAGTAGAGCATGTTGACGGCTATAGTATCGGAACAGGATACGAGGAATCTTGCGGAAAGTGGTATGGAAAGTTCATTAACGATCCTGCAACACAGAGGTGCGTACTGGAGAAGCCGGTTGTGGTGCTCTATCACGGGCAGATCAACGATATTGGTACTGTCAGGCTGCTCATGGAAGCAGTTGGTGATGCGTGGCAGACTAGTCGTGGAGGCGAGGAAGGCGAGTTCAATGGTAACGTAATCCTGATGGCTACCGGATTTTCTGATGTGGTCTTGGGTATTTTTGCTACAAATTTCAACATCCCAAGCATGTTGAGTGTCTTTCCGTTGGTTGTTCCAAAGAGCCCAATGCTAGGCGGTCAATATGAGCTTCTTGCTGACATTTCCGCGCTTACTGGCGCGAGGATCTTCGATCCCATCAATGACCACCCCGATAGCTTGCCTTACTTAGAGGCACAACGTCAAGGGCAACTGAAGGATCTGTTGCATGAATACCTTGGGCCTGGAATCGATAGGTTTGAGGCAGGTAGGTATCGTTCCAACGTACTTGGGATGGCTAATGAGGATGACGTTCTTGTCCGCATTGACGAGCTACAGGCTCAGATCGAGAACGCTGCGTCACGCCTTGACAAGATGCTGCTAGAAGAGCGTATGGCAAAGCTGTCGGGTGGAATCGCAAAGCTAGTAGTACGTGGTCCTAGCAACGGCGAACTCAAGGAAAAGCGCGATCGTGCAGAGGATGCTGTGTGCGCTGTTCGTGGAGCCATCTCTGATGGATTCCTACCGGGTGGTGGATGGACTCTTCTCTATCTGGCAGAGATGTTGGACAAGCGCGGTAGCGACATCCTCTCGGAAGTGCTCGTTCCGGCTCTCCGTTCCCCTGTAGAGCGATTGTACTCCAACGCCGGTCTCATTACCGAGGAAGATCGCGAAGAGGTGCTGAAGCCCATCCTGACGGCCATCAGGAACAACGCCAAGAAGCACAAGTATCTTGTGTACGACGTACTTGAGGGAAAGCACGTAGACGCTTACGAAAGTGGTCTGCTGGATAGTACCCCCGCTGTACTGGAGGCAATCCGTAACAGTCTATCGATTGCCTCTCTTCTCGGATGTCTGGGTGGTACGATTGTGTACGCTCGCGATCTTGAGCTTGAAAGGCAAGAAGCCCTGGATAACAGCGAATGGCTTCGCAATGCTGGCGTAAATCCCGCAAACGAAAGACCCTAATGCCTCTATACAAGTACAAGTGCCCAACGTGTGGCCTTCAGGCTCGCAGAATCCTGCTTGCTAGGCAGAAGGACGAACCGCAGACTTGCGTGTGTGGAGAACGACTTGAACGTGATCCTTCTCCACCGTCTAGTCATGTAAGAGAAGTAGTCGATAACGGCATGATGCCAAGGGCAGTTGATCGGTTCTCAAAGGCAGAGGAACTATACAAGAACCGAGCAAAGGAACTCGAGCAGAAGATGAAGGAGTAGACATGAAAGAAGCAAAGAGTATTGTATACGATTTAGCCAAGGAGCTTAATAGGCTAATGGGGATCAGGCTCCGTATTCAAATCTGCTAAAACTACTCGAAGAGCTAGAGGGGCCCAGCAAGACATTTGAATATGATCCGTCAAAGGATCCATTTCGTGGTGGATTGTTCTTGGTTGACAATGACTTCTCAACTGCGACCAAGAGCATTAATCACCTCATTGATAGAGCGAGACTGCTCGAACTATCTGTGCCCTACGATACAAACACTTACCGCAGTCCCTTGTTTCGTGTAGGCGATGTCTTGAAGCCGATGGGTTATTGTATGCCGGGCTTCTTGATGTTGACTTCACAATTCTTAGCTCTCCGTATAGCGGCATCCTGAAGGACAAGATGGTTTGGGTCTACGAAGTTGTGCTTCGGGTATGCAAATGTGGTGTCAGGGGAGAAGAAAAAGAGGGTATGGCAAAGGAAGAGTACGCGAGGCTATACCTTCCTAACCTTCATGAGTATTGTGAACTGAAGTGCAGGCCAAGGCCGATCCGTTTTGTACGGAAGGGAAAGACGATGAGTGACGTAGAGGATAGAATCAAAGATCCGTTTGAGGGCGCAACCTTGCAGGTGAGAAAGATCGAACGGTAAGCGATGGGGCGTACTTCCGTTAGTAAATCCAGAAGCGATCCGTGGACTTAAGGATGCCCACTGGGATTATACCAAGGATCCATATGGTCCAGGCACGGTGGCTTATGCTAATGGGTGGAACGCTGATGAGATCCGAGAGCACAAGCACCCCTTCGTGATGTACGATGAAGACCAGATGAATGCGAATGCATTGAGCGGCAATTGGGGTGAAGGGGTAGATAGTATCTACGTACTTCGCAACAGTGCATATCGCAACAGGCATTGTCCAGAGGGGATTGTTCCCAATGAGGAAGACATTCCTCATAGTGATCGTAACCTTTGGGCTACTCTCATGGTGTCGTTCAATTTCTAACCTTTTCTCGCTGTATACTTGGTATGGAGCCAATCAGACTACGATACGTTCGAATGAAGGGCTTCCGCTCGTTTGTGGATGAGCAGGTTACGGAGCTTCCTCAGACCGGGAACATCCTACTTCTAGGAGATTCTGGTGCAGGCAAGTCAACTCTCTTGCTTGCTATATCGTATGCCTTTGATTACTGTCCATTCCCCGCTTCTGCTCAGCAATCGTGGGGAAACTCCGATAAGATGGAGGTAGAGGTAGGGTTCACTTGTGACGAGGGCGACGGTGTAGTTACGAGAGGAGCCAAGCACGTACTGAAGATTGGGGGGGTCGTCCATACAGGTGCAGAGGACGTTAAGAATCAGCTGCAACGTATCCTAGGGCTTGACAAAGACCTTCGAGCGGCCCTCACCTACCGACCCCAGGATACACAGGGCATCTTGCTACCAAAGTCGAACTCACAGGTACAAGACTTCTTCACACACGTACTTGACCTTGAGAATGTCGTAGAAGGTATCTATGAGGCAACTAAGCGTGCTAATGACTTTGGGGAAGTAGAAAGGCTTGCGACAGAAAGCCTACTTTTGTCGGAGAATTACCTAAAGGTTGTCGAAAGCACCAAGGTAGTTCCCCTTGAGACGTTCAATCCAGAGCATATCGATGAGCAGATCAACGATAAGGTCAAGGAGATTGGGTTTACCAGAAATCGTATTGACGAGCTTTCTTCGCTCAAGGATCAACTGAACAGTGAAAAAGCGGAGATCGTCGCGCGTGTGACTGAACAATATGCATCAAAGATCGATGCTGTGAATTCGGGCCTTCCTTCTGACGACGAAGACTATGTACGTGACGAGGGGGGACTTGACAAGCTATCTGTGTACCACATCACCATTGGCAACAAAATCCGTGAACTAGAAGAAGAAGATCGCCAAAGGCGAGAAGAGCATGATGCTGGTTTACAGAAGCTTGTGGATAAAAAGAGCGATTGCCTTAGGAGTGCCGACAAAGAGTCGCACCTCTTGGAGGAAGAAAACAGAGTCAGGTCTGAGATTGAAAATCTGCGTAATCAAAAGTGCCCGACTTGCCATAGGGTATGGGAGATCGCAGAAGAACACCTAATGGCCCATGAAAACAGATTACAGGAAATCGGAAGGGATCTAGCTCAGGTTCTTTCAGATAAGGCTCACGCCAACGACCTTGAAAAGGAGATTAGCGAGTACCCAGACTTCATCCCTAATGAGAATATTCAGCGCTTTTCTGAAACTCGGAAGAAGGTCGAGGCTAAGATCATTGAAGAGAAGAGTCGATTGGATAACGAGGAACGGAATTTCAAAGCACAGAAGGAAGCCAGGAAGAATACCATTCTACTCGCAGTCAAGGAGCTTGAAGAACAAAGGGACAGGCAACTCAAACACGAAATCGAGGAGCAAGGGATTGACCACCAACTAGAGACCGTAGAAGCTATGGCCGAGAAACAAAACAGTCTCGTCCATGAGTTGGAGAAGCAGGTAGCAGAGCTAAAGGGCGAAAAGAATGTGGTAGTAGCGAAGATGGAGGCAAACAAGCGTGAACACGAGGCTTCAACGAAGCTGCTCATGGAAGCGCAGAGCGCTATATCTGACTACCGCAATCGGTATTCGACAGCCCTAGCAAAAAAGAACAAGGAGCTTGACTTCATTGCCTTGTCCAAGGGGTTCATGACCAATATCCTCAACGAGGTCCTGTCGTCCATCAGCGACGAAACGAATCGTATCCTTGCGGCTGTCCCCAATACGGCACACGTCACCTTCCACTACGAAACGGAACGGGAGACAAAGAAAGGAAGTACGAAACTTGGCATTGTTCCAATGGTCGAGGTATCTGGACACGACGCCTCTAACATTCGTTCTGGGCTCTCTGGAGGGATGATGTCTGTAGTCAGTCTAGCAGTAGACCTAGCGATGCGAAAGGTTGTCGGAGAGCGTACTGGAAGAAACCTTGGATGGTTGATGCTTGACGAATGTTTCAACGGCCTTGGTCCCAACGAGATGCAATCAGCACTAGAGATTATCTCCGAGTACGCATCCGATTGCCTTGTGTTGGTCGTACAACACGCTTCCGAATTCCAGGAAGCGTTTACCGACCGATTCTATGTAGTGAACGAAAACGGAAAGAGTAGGATTACGCATGATTGAGCTTACCATTCAGGAAGTGAATGAGATTAAGGGAATGGCAAGGACCAACCTCATTGACTGGAACTATCTGGACCACCGTCTTCCAGATATGAAGCGCGAGCTACAGTACGAGGAGGCGTTCACGCTTGCTTACGTCGAGGCTGTATTGAATATCCTCAACAAGAAGGGGGCTATCAAGGACGGCTGGCTTGATGCTCATAAGATGGTCATGCGACCACCGCATGACTACGAAAGTATGTACAGTGAGTAATCTCGCTGTATACCTAGTGAACCCAAACTGGAGATAAACATGGCAGGAAGACCCAAGAAGGACCCATTCGCGGATTTGGATGATGCTTTCAAGGCAGCTGTACAAGAGAGCGATGACGCCACCATTCGGACGAAGATTACTGACGCCGCACTCTTTCGAGTGCAGGTCGAAGAGGCTCGAAAGGCAGACGTAGACCTTCAGATGAAGAAGGATGTCTTCCATGAAGCGGATGCCCCGTACAAGGATGATGTCAAGGCCGCTAACATGAAGATTCAGTATTGCCGAGAGGTGCTGAAGAGTCGCGGCAAGAATGTCTAGTCGTAGCAGCAACACCACCACAAGACTGCGTAGGATCTACCGGTCTTGTGGTGGTATCTTTTTTGGAGACATCATGAATGTGCTTGCACTAGACCTTTCAAGTAGCACCGGTTGGGCCGTTGTCCAAAGGGACAACGGAAAGTTTCGTCTTGTAGGGAAAGGGCTGATTGCTACAGGTCGGCCAGTGCTTGATTACGGAGATTACCCCTGGGCATACCTACATGTAGCAGGGCTGATTGCAAGTTCGGTGCTCTGCATTGCCAAGACATATCCTGTTGATCGCATTATCATAGAGGAGACCAACAAGGGGCAGAATCGCTACCATCAAAAGCTACTGGAATTCATTCATTGTAGAGTGCTCGATGTACTTGGAGCCCACGGCCTGACCCATGTGTCATACGTCAATACAAAGGATTGGCGTAAGCAACTGGGAATCTCACTTTCGAAAGCTGACAAACGAGCGAACGCCAAGCTTTCCAAGGCTAAGCGGGTCGCCAATTCGATCGGCAGTAAACTAGACAAGAAGGCCCTTGGGATTAGTGGGCGCATCACCTGGAAGCATCTTTCGGTACGGTACGCCAACGAGCGATACGGGCTCAATCTCAAGATTAAAGACAACGACATCGCAGACGCTATCTGTATTGGTACAGCATACCTAGATGGCGCTCCAATTTGCACAGGAAAGTAGCGTATGGCAATTATAGATCTACCCGCACATCAACGATTCTCTCTTTCGGAACAATTCCTAGGTGAGTACAAGCAACGTAAGGTAGAGTGGGGTCCGTTGGGGGAGATCACGTTTCGGCGCACCTACTCGAGAGAGAAGGAGGACGGAACCCAAGAAGAGTGGTGGGAGACTGTACGGCGTGTTGTCGAAGGTACCTATACCGTGCAGAAGTGGCATTGTCGCCGGTTTAATCTTCCCTGGGACAACCGGAAGGCTCAGAACTCTGCCCAGAACATGTTTGACCTCATCTTCACCTTCAGGTTCACTCCTTCTGGACGTGGACTTTGGATGATGGGTACGGACTATGTGTACGATCGCGGGAGCGCAGCCTTGAACAACTGTGGCTTCGTTTCCACAGAGCACATCAAAAATGACTTTGCAGATCCTTTCTGTTGGCTCATGGACATGAGCATGCTTGGAGTTGGTGTCGGAGGGAACACTGACGGTGCTGAGTCTATGAAGATTGTAGAGCCTCGGCTCGGTGATGACGTGCATGTCGTAGAAGACACCAGAGAAGCCTGGGTAGAACTTGTTCGCCGTGCGCTCAACTCCTATGTCGGCAAGGGATCTTGGCCTGCCTCTATCGATTATAGCAACGTACGACCAGAGGGTACTTTAATTCGAGGCTTTGGAGGAACGGCAAGCGGACCAGAACCACTCAAGAAGCTTGTCGAAGTGGACATCCCAGCAATCCTGGATTCACTCATCGGTTCCCACATCGATAGCACAGCTATTGTGGACCTTTTCAACGTGATTGGTGTTTGCGTTGTGAGCGGTAATGTGCGTCGTAGCGCAGAGATCATGATCGGAGATCCACACGATGCAGACTTCATCAACATGAAGGATCCTGTTCTCTGCGGTGAAGAACTGGCGTCTCACCGATGGGCTTCCAATAATAGTGTATACGCTGAAGTTGGGATGGACTACAGACCGCATGCTCGTGCTACCGCACAAAACGGGGAGCCCGGCTACGTTTGGATGGAGAATGCACGCAAGTATGGTCGTATGGCAGACCCGCCTGATTACGCTGACACTAGAGCCGTAGGAGTTAATCCCTGTGGTGAGCAGACCCTTGAAGACAGGGAGCTATGCTGTCTTGTAGAGACTTACCCAAGTAGGCATGATAAGTTCTCTGACTACAAGCGCACGCTCAAGTACGCATATCTGTATGCCAAGACTGTCACGCTTATCCCAACACACTCACCGACTACCAACGCCGTCCAGATGCGCAATCGAAGGATTGGTACAAGTCAGTCTGGTATTATTGAGAACATCCAAAAGATTGGTCGTCAAGGTCATATTGAGTGGTGTGACAATGGGTACAAGTACCTTCGAGAGCTTGACGTAGTTTACTCTGACTGGCTCTGCGTGCCTAGGAGTCGCAAGATCACATCCGTCAAGCCCAGTGGGACCGTCAGCTTGCTTCCTGGCGTGACTCCGGGCATCCACTATCCTCACAGCTTGCACTACTACCGAACAATCCGTGTGAGCAATACCAGCCCCCTTGTTAAGGCCCATAAGGACGCTGGTTATCGAGTGGAGGAGGACAAGTACAGTCCCAATACCTCTGTCATCTACTTCCCTGTGAAGGAGCGCTCTTTTGATCGGAGCAAGGATCAAGTGACCATGTGGGAACAGCTTGAGAATGCTTCTATGATGCAAGAGTGGTGGGCCGACAATCAGGTGTCCATTACGGTCACATTCAACCAGAACGAAGCCAAGGACATTGCACGGGCACTAGATGTATTCCAGTCCAAGTTGAAGGCTGTCTCATTCTTACCTATTCGCGATCACCAGTATGAGCAGGCGCCGTATATTGAGATCAATGAGGAGGAATACGATAGGGCAGTCGCAGCAATTCGGACAGTCAACTACGAGAACTCGGATCATGAGGTGACAGAGCGATTCTGTGACGGAGACATCTGTATCATCTAATGTTTGGTCATTGTTTCTCGCTGTATCAAGAGTAGGAGAACATTTTGACATTCAGTTTTGACCCAGACGAATTCGCTCCTCTAGAAGATGATTCGAGCTACGAGAAAATCTACGATGAGCCGGACACTCAACCAATGGGTGTAGCAGATGTAGCGCAGTCAGTGTTGGAGGAACTTGACAACGTTCCAGACGAGGATGACTTTGGGATCGAAGACCTGACTGAAGTTACCAAACGGTTGGATGTGGCGTCGTACTACCGAACCCTTTTGGATAGTCGCATCTTCAACGACCCATCCCAAGCCGCACTCATTGTAGAGAGTCGTATTCGGAAGTTTGTTCGTTCTGAACTAGATATCCTACTTGGGATCAAGCCTCAGCAAGTCGCGGCCCCGCCTCAGAGTACATTTTCCTCAGAAGAGGTAGAGGCATTGAAGGCCATCGCAAGCAGGTTGCTGGGTGGAGGTAGAGGCAATCTTGGGCCTCCACAACAGCCTCGCGGCCCTGTAGTGAACCGTGTTGATCCCCCAAAATCTCGGAGAACACCTACCCTTGCTGGACCTTCAAGTCAGCCTAAGGCCAATCTCCCAAGGCGTAAGGAGAAGGCGACTCCGAAGAAGAAGCCGCAACCAAAGAAGCCACAACAGCCCAACCCCGCTCGGGATCCCAACAAGGCATACAGAACCAACGAAACGAATAATAAGGGGGAGCAGATCATTCGCAAGGGACACAAGAAGTATGTGGAGCGAGTCGCTGATAATGGGAAGAAGTATCTAGCTGATATTACTCCGCAGCTAACAAGCCCCGCTCGAATTCCAATGCCCTCTAAGGCAGCTTTCGAATCGGCCATGCAGGCAGAGGCACAAAACCAGATTGCCTTCCTATCAAAGCAACCAATTCAAACACAGCTAGCGGTACAGCTAGTACAACAATAACCATAACCAGGAGAACGCAAATGCCAGCACCTAGCAATCCACTGAAGAAGATTTCGCAGAAGAACAAGACCGCCAACATCAGCAAGCGTCTAAAAGACCTTGAAGACAACTTCGACCAGCTTGTGAATAACATCAACAACTCACTTCGAATTGCGGACAATCGTCTGCGTGAGCACCGTGAGGTTCTTGACGCAGTTGTATCACAGTATGGCGAAGAGGAAATCGCCCAGCTGATTATCCAGCGTCGTCAGGACAAGGCAATGCAGGAAGCTCAGGCGGCCAAGGAGAGTCTTGAGGAAGCTCTCAAGGAAGGCAGGATTGTCGAGGTCGAAGAGATTGGCGATGACACCATCATTGCAGGTCACCAAGAGGATGAGAATGGAGAGGTAGTTCCTCCTGGGTATGCCCAGTTCACGATGGCTCAGGTAAACCCAGACTTTCAGGATACCATCCGATCGAAGACTGTTGGGGAAGTGGTAGACGCAGACGGTGGCCAGAAGTTCGTTATCACTGGTCTATATGAGGCTGCTCCAGAGCCTCCTCCGGCTGAAGAAACAAGTGTATCCGCGTCTGATGAAGAGGAGATCGCAGAGGAAGCGCAAGGTACGGAAGACGTTGTAGACGCGGAGTAGTAACAAGATACCCCTGGGATCGTACTCCATTCGGTGAGATCCCAGGGGTATCTATTATTTAGGAGCAACATGTTTTCAGTACAAGAGACGCAAAGGGTCATTGTAGAGCTTGCCGGCAAAATGGGTAAGCATCCGTCAGAGGTTCTTCAGCGAGAGTACAGGGAGTATTCTGGCGAGAGTAAGCGCTCTTGTGCACGCTTCGTTCCGTGGAAGGAGACGCTTCTCGAATGGTTCCCGGAAGACGAATCGTTTGAGCCAGAAGAAAGCCCTCTAGACCTTCTTTCGGTTGCCGCACGAAACAAGTATAACCTTCCGGGTGTAAACTGGAAGGGACAGACAGACAAGCAAAAGAAGCAAGAATTCAATGAGTCAATGGGGCACGTAGCGCAGATGCTACGGGACATCGCAGCGGATCCAGACAAGGAAATGAGAGATAAGCGGGCCGCTAGATACATTAAGTTCCTTACTCAGGATGAATCGACCTACCTGGGGAAGAGACTGGCTCGCTCGGTCTCGATTGGTCACGCTCGCGAAATGCTCTTCTTCAAGCGTTTTGAATCTTTTGCTCGTGAAGCCTTTGCTGACAAGATCGTAATCAAGGGTGGCTATGCGAAGAAGAAGAGTAGGGCTCCTGTAAAGCGTATCGTTACGCTTGGATTGTCCGATCTACATATAGGAGCCACTCTTGAGCCCGATGAGCATCCATCCCCCTACGACTTCTTACGTGCATCTCGTCGCATGGCTGCGTTGACTCTTCAGGCAGCAGACTACAAGAGCCAATACAGAGACAACACTGTCCTAAATCTCCTCTTCAATGGGGATGTGATTGAGGGTCTCTTGCAGCATGACCAGAACGACGGTGCCCCTCTAGAAGAGCAGTGCACAGCCTTTACTCGCTTTAGCGCAGATATGATTGCGTACCTAGCGGGGGCGTTCCCAGAAGTGTACATCTGGTTCCAGCCCGGCAACCACGGACGCAATAAGCTACGCCATCCCGGGAGAGCTACGAATCAGAAGTGGGATAGCACAGAGACCATTTTGTACAAGTTCTTGGAGCAACTATTCGAGAAGACGCCGAATGTCCATATTGACATTCGTAAGCCAGCTGTTTCGGTCATCCCCCTCTTCAACAAGCATATGCTGATGACTCATGGCGACACAGAACTAAAGCTTGGATCTCCAAGCACTCAAGCATTCTTGTATGAACAAGAACTAGATCGCATCAACGCCAAGCAGACCTATGGTCCGCATCATATCGACCTTTTGTTTACGGGGCATTACCACGATCCCAAGCACATGCCCTTCAAGAACTCGGAGGTCATTACCAACGGTGCTCTGGTTCCATCAAATGGCTTTGCCAGGAGCAGTGGCCACGATGGACCTACCGGTCAATGGATCTGGGAGTCAGTCGAAGGACATGTTGTTGGTGACGAGCGCTTTGTTCGAGTTGGAGAACGGGACGACGAAGACTCAACCCTCGATCAAATCGTGAAGCCTTACGCATGGTAGCGGTATGTCCATCGAACACGAACAGGCCAAGTTGATTAGAGTTCAAGGAGCGCTGAAGGTACTTGGGGCACGCGAGACCGAAACGTACTTTGAGATAAAGGAACGGAAAGAACTCATCGAAGACGTCGATCGTGGACTAAGTAGACTGCGTACCAACAGAAGGGCAATGAAGAGGAGCAAAGTTGTATCTCTTGAGACCTACTCGTATACGCTTTCGCTTATGACCGCCAAGATCAAGTCAAGGCGTGAAGCGAACGAACAGTTGAACAATGCTATTGCAAAGCTCCAACGGGTTAAGAAGGAAATCGAGGAAAAGTCCAAGGAGCTAGAAAAAGTGAATGAAACGATCCGTGGATATGGAAACGTATTGGAGTTCAAAAAATGACAGACGACGAAGCAAAGCAGCAGATACTCACTGACCCCGATTTCGTTTATTCAAAGAGGTTCAACTTCTCTCTTGAGAAGCTGATGGATCGGTACGTTGATGGGCCACCTAAGCGCATTCAGGCACAAGTTCTAATGATCACGGAAAATGAACTAGAGGAAATCTACGAGCAAGCCATTCAGAAGCTCCGAAAGTTCATGAATGTAAACGCGCTGTAACTAAGTTATGCAAGCTTTCTCTACACCCCATTGCCACATCCAGTCGCTTGACTCCGCTTCTACACCTAAGGCGTTTGTGAAGCGAGAGAAGGAACTAGGGACTGGTAGCATTACTTGCACAGACCACGGTACATTGCAGGCATGCTGGTCTGTGTACGACTTGGCCAAGAAGAATGACCTTACCCCCATCCTTGGGCTTGAGGGATACTTCCGTGACGACAACTGCCCCATCCTTCTGGGGGCCGGCTACCAACGGGACGCAAAGGGGACATTCCAGTCGTACTGGAAGTACGGTCACATTACCATTCACACCAAGGATTACGCATCGTACAAGGCACTAGGAATGATCTTGTCCGATGCTCCCATGGAACGACATGGCAGTGAATTGAAGCCCATCTTTGGTTGGAAGGAACTGGAAGAGATTGGTAGCTACAACGTTACCTTTGGAAGCGGATGCCTCATTGGCATGGTACAGCGGCATCTTCTTGACCACGGTGACATCAAGGTAGCACAGGCATACTACGAGCGTCTTAGAAGCATCGTCGGCCCCGACAATTTCTATGTCGAGGTCTTCCCACATGTATGTGACAAGAAATGGGACAACGGCGTCTACGTCACGTTGGAGAATGGAGAGAAGCTTCGGTACTACGATGGAAAGAGGTTCAACGTCAGCGAGGTAGGTGAAATTTCTGCGATCGATCTAGCACGGCTATTTGACACCAAGAAATGGAACGAGCAAAGTGCGCTATTGTCCATCAACAACAATCGCAAGTGGACTCCACTGGAGAATCCAAGTCGCATCCTGCAAGTAGAGAAGGTGGAGGGGTTCATTCGCAATGAGTGTCGTCCTTGGGCGCCTGACGGGGATGTGCAGCGTGGCACCAACATAGCGATGATATCGTTGGCCAAGCGATTTGGAGATAGGATTCTCATTTCCGACGACAGTCATTATGCTCATCCAGAAGACTACATCGTCCAGAACATCAAGCTCTTAGCTGGCCACGGCTCGTGGAGATTCACTCCTGGGTACCATCGGCAGAGTAGTGAGGAAGCGTATGAATACTTCAAGTCACGATTCAACCTTCCCGTTTCTCGTCTGGAGGAATGGGTGGAGAACTCCAAGCAATGGGTAGAGCAGTTCAAGGACTTCTCTTTCGATGCAAAGCCCAGTCTTCCAACGAAGTTCTACCCTGACAACACGCTTCGTCACACTATGGAGCTAATCAAAAAGCACGGCCGTATGCAGTGGAACAACACCGTTTACATGGACCGTCTACGCACGGAGATAGACATTCTTCACAAGAATGGCGAGATCGATCTACTTCCATATTTTTTCCTCGGTGAAGAGGTGTGCGACACCTACGCCAAGAACGGACTGCTCACTGGTCCTGGGCGTGGCTCTGCGGCTGGCTTGTTGCTTTCGTACCTTTTTGGAATCACCCATATCGATCCGATTGAGCATGGACTGTCCCTTGAGCGCTTCATCACCCTGGACCGTATCAAGTCGGGCAAGCTTCCCGACATCGATCAGGACTTGCCGGATCGGGACCTCTTAGTCAATGAAGAGAACGGTTGGCTCAAGAAGCGGTTCGGTGAGTGCTTCGCTCAAATCAGTGTAGATAGTAAGATGCGCCTACGTTCGTCTGTACGCGACGTTTGTCGAGTAATGCACGGCCATGTAAGCGAAGCGATCGAAAACCTCACCAAGCAGTTCGAGAATGCTCCACAGGGAGTGTCTGACGCCGAGTTCGTCTTCGGTTACGAGGGACCTGAAGGATGGGTGGACGGATCGATTGAGACAGATGAGGCATTAAAAACTTTCGTCAACCTCTACCCTAAGGAATGGGATGCCGTTAAGAAGTGCCTTGGGGTGCCACGACACAAGGGGCGGCACGCTTGCGGTTACATCATCGCTAATGAACCCGTCAAAACATTCATTCCATTGACGAAGATTTCCGGTGTCACGGTAACGCAGTATACGACAGAATCGGTAGAGGCTGTTGGTGGCGTGAAGATGGACTTCTTGTCAGTCAATTCACTGAAGGACATCTCCGACTGCATCAAGCTGGCACAGGAAGGGGTTGGGGTGCCTTCTAATTTGATTATCAAAGGGAAGAAAGTTCCAAGCATCCGACTTGTACCTCTCAAGGACAACATGCGTTTCCCCGAATCCAAGGACAGGTTTGCCGATATCTGGGATCTACCCGAGGATCAAGATGTTTTCAATGACATCTGTGAGGGACGTACCGAGACGGTATTCCAATTCAATACACCTTCTGCCATCCAGTGGCTAGAGCACTTCAATCGCGTCAAGGGTTACGACGAGTACGACGAGATACATAAGACAATCGACAGCGTAGACGCAATGGCCGACTTCACCGCCCTAGATCGCCCAGGACCACTTGACGCCTACATAGAAACAGAGAGAGGTAAACACAACATGCTGGTTGAGTATGCCAAGCGAGCAGCGGGTGAGAAGCATCATGGAACACTTCCCTTGTTCGATGAACTGCTCCCAGAGACCTATGGCATCCTGACCTATCAAGAACAGCTACAAAACCTCTACCAGCACCTCACAGGTTGTACCGGGGCTGAAGCAGAGGAATTTCGTCGTAACGTAGCGAAGAAGAAGAAGAGCAAGATCGAGGCTGCTTATCCGTTCTTCATGGAGCATGCTACGGAAAAGATTGGGGATGAAGCGCAAGGTGTATGGGACTTCCTTCAGACATGGGCCTCCTACGGGTTCAATCGATCTCACGCTGTATGTTATGCCTCAATTGGATATGCCTGTGCATACCTGAAGCATTACTACCCACTTGAATGGTGGACGGCAGTTCTACGTAACGCAGACAAGAACGAGATCAACGAGAAATTCTGGGCATATTGTGGAGACAAGATCAACATGCCAGATGTCCAGAAGTCCGAAGCGAACTTCGTTATCAAGGATGGCAGGATCCAGGCCCCACTGAGTCTCTTGCATGGAATCGGAGAAGCAGCACACAAGGAGATCGTTGAGGGCTCGCCTTATACTTCGATTCTAGATTTCTGTCAGCGTATCCAGGAGACCGAGGACAAGACTTCTACCTACGTGATCAAGGACGGTAAGCGAAAGAAGAAGGCCGGAAGGAGCGCTCTAAACAGGCGCGTGGTTTCAAGTCTTATCGCCTCTGGTGCGATGGACTCATTATTCCCAAGCGAAATAGATGGCCGAGAAATACACCTGATCGATAAGCTAGAGATGTACGAGAGAGCGCTCTCCGAGGTAACGGGGAAGAAGCCACAGGCAATTGACCAGAAGTATGTTGGTCTAAATCCTGTTGTGCTATATCAAATTAGAAAGTCCATCGTACCTGCCTACTCTGAGCCGCTAGTAGAAAAGCTTCACGAAATGGAGTGGCCAGGAGTCACAACAATTTCTGGGGCACTGGAGTATATGGATGCGAATAACGGTCGCTGGTTGTTCGTAGATGGAAGGCTCATCGAGAAGACACAGCGGTTAGATCCATGGCCCCCTGACTTTGAAGCGCAGCTTGCCGTGGCAGCATACGTGATTGATGAGAGACGGTTTTTCTATGGAGATCGCAGACAGAAAGCCGCGTGTGAGCTTACCCTAGACGTAAATGGGGATCGGTATTCTTGGGTGCTCTGGCCCGATAAGCACGGTAAGCTGCCAAAACAGATTCAGGAAACAAAGCTAAAAGGCGCTGTAATCATAGCGATGGTATCCAAGTATCGTCAAGACAAGCCCTTTGTAATCAGAAGCGTTGACCTAGTTCAAACACCTCTTTAGGAGACAAATATGGCAAAGAAACCATTGGAAGCAATCATGAAGCGCATCAAGGATGCGAACGCAAACGCTAACATTGTACTGGAAGACATCCCGATCAAGGCACGTCCAGCATTCGAGATGCGCAAGCGCCAAGGAGAGGTTAAGGAGAAGGAAGCCACGAAGGAGTATGACGAGTACGCTAAGGGACACATAGGCGCTATCTTCTTGGATGGACGGCCAGAGAGTGTCGAAGATTTCTTGAGGCTAGCAAAGCAAGAAGGCAATACAGCAAATATTGATGTTCGTTCCTTTTATGAGACCATTTCGAATGGCATTTGGGAGTCTATTGACCGCAAGGATCACCTCTTCACACCAAATCAGCAGAGCATGCTCTTGAGCAATCTGCGGTCCATCATGTTCGAGTTACAGATTGATGCAATGCCCGGCGTACCTTTCGAGGGAAACATTGTTGTGCAGTCGCCAGAACACGCTGTATCTCATGTAAGAGAGATGGTACGGAAGGCTATGGGAGATGACTTTGCACGAATCGCCATCCAAAAGGATGTCACGAAGCAATGTGTCGCTTCCGCTTATACTGGCGCAGTAGTACCGGTGGTCTTCTACAACTTTCTAGAAGATGAAGTCCCTGCTCTTTCAGAAGGGCTTCTGGGCGCGGTTACCTATCACGCGGAAGGTACCGTTGATGAGAACGAAGTCATTCGAGTTTTCCGCGCACTCAATAACTCAATCCGCGATAACCTAAGCAAGTAGAAAGGACGATATGTCAGGATTTGGAACACCAAACTATAACGACTCGGAGTATGAGAAGAACTTCAAGCCGCAGAGCGACAAGAATGGCGGTATCACTCATTCCGTCTTTCGCATTCTACCTCCAATGAAGAAGCAGGCCGCCAAGGGAATCTGGCACCTCTACATTCCACAGCACTTCGGGTACAGTGGAGTGAATTCATTTGATCCCAGCAAGACGATCGCTCGACCATTCCGGTGCCTTCGTGAGAAGAACTTCAAGACCGGTATGATTATTCGAGATTGCCCGGAGTGTATCGAGATTGATCGTCACAAGGAAGAACTAGAGGTCAAGTCCGAAGAGTATGATGCCAAGATCGAGACTGGAGAGATGACTGAGGCAGACAAGGAGCTTCTGCTATCGCCTCTTCGCGAGTGGCTGAAGTCTCACAACTGGGACGGGAAGCACCGTCTTCAGGCCATGAACCGCGAGGGCGAGCTTGGCAAGCTATCGATTAGCAACCGTACCTTCAAAACCCTCAGACAGTCAATGGACGAGGTACGAAAAGAAGGCATCGATCCGTTGGCTCTAGACCAGGGTGTCTGGTTCGACATCGTTCGTACCGGACTTGGTTGGAGCGATGCCGATGTGGTGAAGGTCGAAACCGAACAGCGGCGTTTCTCTGATGGAACCGTTGGGAAGGTCACCAAGCTGGCGCCCATCCCACAGGAAACCGCAGAGAAGGCACTGGCAATCCTTCGCGATTTGTCTGATTTTGTCATCGAGCTTGACGAAGACCATGTTCGTCAGTTGGTGGAGTCGGGTGGAGAGCCTTCTGTGGTAGATGCCATCTTCGATGACTTTATCAAGAAGGCGAATAAGGAGAAGTCACACGAAGCCTCTTCTGCACCCGCCCCGGCGGCCATTCCTCCACCACCTCCAGCCCCTGCTACTGTGAGCACTGCAGAGACGGTGGCGGCCCCTACTTCAACAGGCCCGACGAGGGAAGAGATGCTGGCTAGGATCGAAGCTCTTCAGACACAGCTTGCGGGTACGGCTCCAAATCCGACGCCTACGCCAGAGGTCCCGGCTGCACCCCCAGCGCCTCCAGCGCAGACGACCCCTCCTGCGGAGACCGCTTCGCAGCCCGATTTTACTGCGATGCTACCCGAGGAGTTGGAGAAGTTCTTCGAGGACAACTAGGATGGAAGGCGAGACCCTAATCGTTGTTGGAAGGGGCGACCCCTCAATGAAGGAGGCGCCCCTTCGCCTAGAAATGGGGTACGTGTACCTTGTTGAATCTAGGATTCGTGACATTGCTCACACAAACGAATCGACTGCACCAGAACTCTTAGCTGCCTTCAATGAAGCGTGGAGGGTGCTAGATAACTACGTGACACGTCTAAAGGCAGAAGCGGTACTAGGAAAGAGAACGCTTGATAGAGAGCGAGCAAAGCTAGTAGTCGATGAGATCCCGGCGATCATTGAAGCAAAAGATCTTCCTAACACTAGAGATATTCGGGACTCATTGGTGCTCATGGATCCAACGTACCAAGAATACGAAGAACGGGTAGCCTACATTGATGCGACGCTTATGCTCATGGAAGGTAAGAAGAAGGCGATGGAAATGGCTTATACCGCCGTGAAAAAGATTATCGGAGGAAACGCGCTGTCTACTAGACGGGTACTCAACGTAGATCCAAACGAACAACAGGAACCTGGAGTCACATCGCCAACCTCAGGATTTGGTACACCGAGATACTAGGAGAACATATGGCAAAATCAGATGCACAGAAGATGATGGCAAAGCTCATGAAGTTGGATGGTGCGGTACAGCGAGACTACGACCCGTACATGAATGTACTACGTTGCCCAAGTCCGAGCTTCAACTTCACCTTTGGGAACTCATGGGGGCTTCCCCTTGGCTATACATTGGCTATCTGGGGACCACCCAAGGGTGGCAAGAGCGTCGTCATCAACTCCATGATTGGGCAGATGCATCGTGACTATCCAGATGCTTATGCCATCAAATTCAACACCGAGATGCGCGAACTCGTACAGCTTACTGACCGGCAAATGGATGTTTGGGGGATCGATAGAGATCGGTACATTGCCTATGAGACCAACAGGGCCTCTGGCGTATTCGATGTCATTGAAAAGAACATCGCTGAGGCCGTAGAAGGCGGAATGAACGTCAAAATGGTTGCCATCGACTCCTTGAATAGTATCATGGGTCGCCGGACCGAGAACGCCAACACGGTTGACCAGCAACAGATTGGCGACAAGGCCCAGACCTACGGGGACGGCCTTGCTCGCATCCTCCCTACGCTACGCAAGTATCGTATTGGTCTGGTACTATCTCTACAGCAACGACAGGAGATGGACCAGCACGAGATCAAGCGTGGACATATCCACAAGATGGCTGGTGCGAATGCAGTCCAGCATTTTGCTGAGTATTTCATGTATATCGCACCGGACAAGACTAAGAAGGGCCGCCAAGATCTCCTAGAGAATGATCTTGTCAACAAGCAGGTGAGTGACCTAAAGGATAAGGCGGAACAGACTGCCCACCGCATCTATGTCAACATGCGCGACTCCTCTGTTGGGCCCAAGGGCCGTTGGGGTGGGTTCATTTTCAGTGACAAGGAAGGCATCGTCAACACCCACGAAGAAGTATTTCTTCTTGGTACAAATCGGGGTGTGATCGAGAGACCAAATCAGCTGACGTATTCCTTCAACGGAAACAACTGGGCTGGTAAGAAGAACATGATCGAAGAACTTAGAAAGAACCCGGACCTTTGCAGTGCAATTCTGACCAAACTGCGTGAGATGGATATTGGAGGCGGTGCAGACGACATCGGAGGCGAAGACGTTCCACAGGGAATCGTGAATCCTGGAGCGGAAGGCGAAGGGGAAGTGTAATATGGAACACCTAGATTTAGGTGCATTGAAGGACATCGTTGAGAATAGCGGTGTCCTTCATCGCAAGAATAGTGTATCGTGGATCTTTGGTTGCCCACATTGCGGCAAGGACAAGCTATACATCAGAAAGAGGGATGGCCGCTGGGTATGTTGGAAGTGCAAGACGACCCACAATTACCAAGGGGCACGTCCAGAGTTTCCGCTCCGAGATCTCTTAGGTGTTTCGATTTTAGACATACAGGAGCGACTGTACGGAGCCCATGAGTTTGCGGGCACCTATCTCCACACAACCCTGGAAAATGAAGATGAAGAGGAAGAGGTGTATTATCCAGAAATCGCATGGCCTTTGGACTTCTATCCTCTAGACGACCATCGTTCCAAGGCGGGTCGAGTCTACCTTGAGGGGCGCGGTGTATCACTCGATGTTGCGATTGTAGCGGGATTGCGTTACTGCCCTCCAAAGCGAGTCGTAGCTTTCCCGATCCAGCAATGGGGTCGGTTGGTGGGGTGGCAGCAACGTCCCATTTACCCGACTGAGTGGGTAGACCCGGAGACGGCAGAGAATCGATCTGTGCCCAAGTACCTGACGTACCCAAGAGGTCTGGATCATCTTTTCATGTTCGGGGATCGTCTAGCTGGCGCAGAGGAATGTACGATTACCGAGGGCCCTATTGACGCCCTGAAGGCCCATCTTCTGCCAAACGTAGTGTGTAGCATGGGAAAGGGTGTCGGCATCGAGCAGATTGACCTCATCAAGCGCAGTGACGTCAAGAAGGTATATCTTGCCTTGGATCCAGATGCCAGCGCAGACACTCGCGCGAACATCGAGCGCCTTGCCCACCTAGAGCTACACCTGATTCGTCCAGAGGGTAAGAAAGACCTCGGAGACATGACCCCCGAGGCCGTGAAGGAACTCTACCTGGAGGCACCTAGAGTGTCGCCTGCGTCGATGATCGTCCATCTCGACGTGCCTGTTCTATAGCCTCCTCAAGACCATTGTCGAGTGTAAGGACCCTTAGTTGATTGAAGACTCCCAGGAAGGAACAGTTGTCGCACTCCTCGAAGTGGGCCCGGATCCGCTTCCTGGCGTGCATCTTGGCCGCAGGAGACGCCAAAGCCGATCCAGCCACCCGGCAGAGCTTCGACATGTAGTCGTCGTGAGGAAGGCCCTCCAGGCGCTCCACAAGCACCTTGGCGATCCTCTTCCTCTCTTTCTTGCTTCCACGCTTCCGCTTCTCCCTATCATGCGTGTCGTACATCGTAAGCAGCGAGACAGGATCCCCGTCCTTGATCGCTCCGATGTACCGGTCATTGGTCTCCTGGGCAACATTCAGAACGGCAGCTTCAGGGGTGCACGACCAGTCCTTTTTGCGCAGCAAATCGTAGAAGTTGGTGAACCGCTGACGAAGCTCATAGGAAAGCAGGCTCCGATTCTCCTTCTCCGACAAATCCACGCGATAGAGGCGATGGAGCCAAGAAAGCGTCCAAATCATAGCGTAGGAAAGCAGGTCTTCGTGCTCGTATCCATTGCGAAGACAGAGATCGTGGTTGTGGCGAAAGAACCGCTTCACCTGAGCACCCATCACGCTGTCGTATTCATGCAACTTGGCATCCGCTACATTGGGCGAACGACGAAAATCCGAGTGGCGCATGGCAACCAACTCGTAGTCGTTCCGGTAGTTAACCGGGTGATCGGGCCCGTCACCCCGATAGACGGGCATCAGGGCACCGTACCCAAGCGCTTCGGTGAGCGCCATAAAGGCCCGAGTAGAGGTGCGTTCGTCGGGCGAAAGAATAGCGTTTTGGTCAATCGTCGCGAAGGGTGGGTCACCTGCGACTTCTGGGTTGGTATCGGGAAGGATGTGGACCATCGTGCCGTTGGAGTGCTCGGCCACAATGTTCTCTCCGCTAACCTTGCTGTAGATCCCTACGGCGGCGAACCACGAAGACAGCACACTAATAGCCCGAAGGCGTGGGGGAATACTCATCATTTCTCCAGTTGTGACCCTAAGGTCGTTATTCCTTACCTCCGGCGATGTAACTCCCTGAAGCGGGTGAACCCGCAAGGCGGTCATCGCCATGATTCGACAAAACCACCATATCCCTCCATGGGATGCAACCCTATTTTCAACAGGATTTAAATGGACGAAAACACTACACTTCCTCCGAATCTCGCTACCCTGGCGCTCTCTGAAGCGAAGCAAGAAGCTTTGATTGGGCACATGCTTGTAGATGAACGCCTCTTCCGTGAATGCAAACCCCAGATCAAGCCTGAGTGGTTCGTGGGTGGATGGTCTGGTACGCTTTGGAAGGCGATGGTAGAATTCTGGGATCATCACGAAAAGTTCTGGACATTGCCTGAGCTAAAGGACAGTAAGTCCTTTCGAGTAGCTGATCAAGCTACTCGCAATGGGTGTTATGCACACATTATCAGATGTCAAGGCAGAGTGGAAGAATTTTCTGCTAACATCTTGCTTGAAGAGTTAACGAACTGGCTTCAGGCCCGCATGCTGTACAACTCTGTGAAAGAGATTGAGGTACACTACCAAAAGGGACAATTCGATCAAGCTATTGGTGTGACAAGGCGGTTTGTGCGAGAAGTAGATCGAGCGAACTTCGGTGCGCAAGACAGACCTATCGACTTCACGGACTTCGGTTTCTTTGACGAAGAGGAAATTGAAGCACAGAATGCTCTCACGTTCGGAAACGACGTGATGGACCAATTGCTTCTGAAAAAGAGGGTAGAGGGTGGTGGTGGTTTGGTCCGGGGTGACCTAACGGTAATCATCGCACCGACCAATGTAGGTAAGACGACGTTCTGTACTACCATAGCACGCCACAATGTCATGCGCAAGAGAAACGTCTTGATGATCACCCATGAAGGTCGCAAGGGTGAGATCGTGGAGAAGTTCTGGTGTGGCTTTCTTGGCGTGAACGCAGCACAGCTTACCAAGATGCGTAGAACGCCAGAAGGTCACCGGAAGCTATTGGTAGCGGCCAAGATCATCAATCGGTACTTCAAGTTTGTACCCATGGTTCATACTGGGCAGACAGTAGAAGAGGTAGTAGCCAAGATTCAGCGCTTGCAAGACCAACAGGTTGCGGAGTATGGTGAAGGCTTTGATTTGGTAGTAGACGACTACCCGGCGAAGCTGAATACGAATGCGTTCAAGAAGGGGTCTGAGCAATGGCGGCATAAGATTGAGGAAGCCTACCAATACTTTGCGGATCTTGGGCTGGAATACAATTGGCATACCGTAGCGCCTATCCAGACGAACCGTATTGGTAGTAAGGTGAATAAGCGCCAGAAGGGCGAAGAGAAGCGGCTTGTGACACTCGAAGATGTTGCGGAGTCCTATGGGTCTATGACGGTGGCGGCCAATATTGTCAGTTTGAATAGGAGTCCAGAGGATGAGCGCAACAACATCGTCACCTTCTTGATTGATAAGAGCCGTGGCAACGCCAAGGGAGTCGCTGTCGTAACAAAATCAGCGTACGATAACGCTATTACACATGACAACAAACACGGGGCGGTCTGGTACTACGGACATTCCCACATGATGGACAATATTCGCACGGTACTGCTGTCCGACTACCGTGGTGATGTACACGAATTCATTAGGGCTCATGCAAATCAGGAGCTACCGCTTGAGCTACAGGGCTTGTAAACTCGCTGTATACCTAGAGAGGAGAAAGAATGGACACACAAGAAGAAGTCGAGGAGCTAACCCTTATGGAGCAAATGGCACCATTGGCCCAGCGAGCAGCAGGCACACTTGGCACTGGTTACGATTTCGACAACCGGATCTTATACGTTGTAGGAGACGTTGACGAAGCCATGTTCATGCGTGTGCTGGTTGGTCTGAATGCCCTTGAGGAAGAGGAGGGGCCAATTACGGTGATGCTTCATAGTGGAGGGGGAGAAGAACTTCCAGGGTATGGTATCTACGATGCGTTTCGGATGTTTCCATACCCTGTCGTCATTCAAGGTTTTGGCATTGTTGGATCGATGGCATCCATTATCTTGCAGGCTGCTGACTATCGTGTGCTGACCAAGGAGTGTCAATTCCTGGTCCACAATGGAAGCATGACCTTTGGGGGGGTCACTGATGGGATGTTTGTGTTGCCTTCCGAAAAGGCCATTTCAGTGGGTGCGGATGTAAAGAGGTCGGTAAATCGATACACCACAATCCTAGCTCGTCATACTCACCTTACTTTGAGTGAGGTACAAGAGATTTGTGGAAAGGACGAGTTCTTGTCTGCCCGCCAAGCCCTTAAGCTAGGGTTCATTGACAAGATCGCACCGACACGCAAGAAGTTCGAGATCGCTAAGAAGCGCAAGAAGACCAAGAAGAAGGAGAAGTAATGCTAGTGGTCGCTACTGCAAAGAAGACGTTCGCTTGGCTCAAGAGCCCAAAGGGGAGGGGAGTAGCTATCGTACTTGGCATCCTATTGCTCTTCGGAGTCGGATACGCTGTTGGTCGCTATGCTGCTCCTACGAAGACTGTCGTGACAACTCAAACAAAGGTTGTAACGCAAGTAAAGGAGCACGTCATTGTGAAGCATGACGTTCAAGTCAAGATGGTAGCACATAAGGTGTATATTCGTGCAAAAGCCCAGAACACGCACACCGTAACAGAGACTACGAAGAAGCCAGACGGAACCGTCGTGACCAAGACGACGACTGATACTAGCTCTAGCGACGTTACCGCCAACACCGAAGGAAAGAAGACGGAGGCAGCTTCGCATACAGTCGCAGACAAGACAGAAGAGAAGAAGCAGGTAGCCACCAAGAAGACTAAGAAAGTGGTTGAGAACAATAGACCAAACTGGGCTATATCTCCTATGGTAGGAGTCAATCTGAGTGGTCTTAAGCTGACCAATCCTGTTTTCAAGCCAGTGTTCGGGTTGCAGGTTGAGCGACGGATCGTCGGGCCCTTTAGTGTGGGTGCATGGGGATTGTCCTCTGGTCAGGTAGGCGTAGAGCTTACGGTCCGTTTCTAGGAGACACAATGACTGAAAATCCGACTTTTACAGAGCTTGAACTGAAGTACCTCGTGAAGGCTACCCCTAATCTATTGGAGGAAGACATGGGAAAGCCGACTCCACAGATTTCGGCCTACAGCTTTGTTCGTTACGTTTTGGCTCATACCGAGGAAATCTTTAAAAAGTTGATCGTTGTAGATGGGCCAGATACCTACTATAGCCATCCCGATGGGCGTGTGGTACGTCATCGGCATGATGCTGGGGGAACTCATATTGACGAACTCACGGTCAAGATGCGTAACTCCGAGACTTCAGTGGTAGACCGGGTAGAGGTGGATCTGAAGCTTGGAGAAAAGATCAAGCCAGATGACGTAAGGGCATTCCTAGCTACCCTTGGGTTTGAAGAAGAAATGATCCTGATGAAGCATGCCCATATTATTTGGATAGAGGGGAACGGTATTCGCGGTACTAGTGGTAGAGTTCCAGGTGTTACGCTATGCATCTACAACGTCACACCAATTGTGAGAAACTACATCGACTACGGAAAGACCAAGTATTTTATCGAAGTTGAAATCGACAAGGAAGAGAACAACCTACCCGCAGCGATGGAGACGCTGAGTAAGTGGAAGGAGCGTTTGGAAAAGTGGTATGCTGGGAAAATTGAACAGAGTGATTTGTCACTCTACGAAATCTATTCGGGCAAGAAGTACCGAATCGTATCAAAGGACATCAAGCTGTAACCAACCTTGGAGATACAGTGATCAAGAGTGAACTACGAGAAACCATCGAGAGTGTACTGACCGAGGAGACCAACTTTGAGGATGACACAATTGCATACATCACCGACATCCTAGTGAATCGAATTGAGAGTGATTGTGAAGTAGAGGTGTATGATGACGAAGAGGCATTGCCAAGCGAAGCAGAGGAGTGGTAGAATGGACTCGCAACGCACAAGAGTAAAGCTACAAAACGGATCTACGCGCTATCGACACGTACTTGCTAGTGAGGAGTGTGCACCAGACGGAATGAGGTCGGATTTTCTACGCTTCGAACTCATCCGTTTACTCGTTGACACACCAGACCTAGCCGCTTGTGGTCCAGTATTTTTCAATAGACTCCTCATTAGGCATGATGGATCGAAGTGGGTAGCCGAAATGGAAGCAACGGTCAAGGAAGAATCCAATGCCCAACAACAACACCAGTCACAGGAACACACGGGATGAACGTAAGGCGAAAGAACTCGCAGACCTACGCAGGGAAAATCAACAACTGCACCGTCAAGTAGCTAGACTACGAAAGGAACGAGACAGACTCCAGGAGCTAGTCGGAAAGCATGCAGATGAGCAGTTCTACTCACCTTTAACAAAAGAACCTAAGGCAAAGGTATTCGAGTGTGAGTGCGGTGGCAAAGGCTTCTTGACAATGACGTTGCCAAGTGGTAAGGATGTAAGCTACTGTAGGGAATGCAAAACTAGAATCGAAAGGAAGGACAATGAGTGAGTTTGGTGTACCAGTAGTCAAGATCGGGAAAATCGGTAAGCACCCCAACGCCGATCGGTTGGAGCTTACCCAGGTCGAGGGCGTTACCTGTGTTGTACAAGCTGGCCAGTGGAAGACTGGAGACAAGGCTGTCTACGTACCCGTGGACGCCATGGTGCCTCGGACAGACCAGTTCAGCTGGCTCTTTACCGAGGGCGACGACAAGGAACGCAAGCGAGTGTGTGCTGCACGTATTCGCGGCATTTTCTCTATGGGCCTTCTTGTCCCTGCGCCTGATGGTTTCGATGTTGGCCAGGACGCTGCTGCTGCACTAGACATTCTGAAGTACGAGGCTCCGACTCCAGCGTTCATGGGCGGTAAGGTGGATACCTTCCGCAACGGCAACTTCATTCCTGTCTACGGTGTGGAGAACTACTTCAAGTATCGGGATGTGATTCAGGCTGGTGAGATGGTTATCGTTACGGAGAAGATCCACGGCACAAACTCTCGGTTCATCTTTGACAACGACGGGCTTCATTGTGGAAGTCATCTGGTATGGTGGGCCAAGGATGCCGACACCAAGAATGTTTGGTGGCAGGTGGCTGAGCAGTACGATCTGGAGTCGAAGTTGATGCAGATCCCAAATATCGTGATTTACGGTGAGACCTACGGGGATGGCATCCAGGATCTCAAGTATGACCTGAAGGGAAAGTACGAGTTCGCCGTCTTCGATGCTTTCGATACCATGGGGGGTCGATTCCTCACCTTTGATGAGCTTCGCAGCGTCTGCGAGGGCATCGGTCTTCCCATGATACCGAGTCTTTACTACGGTCCCTTTGACCCAGCCAAGATCGAGCCAATGAAGGATGGGGCGAGTACTCTAGCGAAGCACATTCGAGAGGGTATCGTCATCAAGTCCCTTGAGAACCGATTTGACGAGCGTCTTGGTCGAGTGATTCTCAAGGCCAAGTCTGAGGCATACCTCCTTCGGAAGAATGGGACGGAGTTCCACTAGATGAGCTGGAAGTCCTTACTGTATGTTGCAATCTGGATCCTTTGTGCTATAGTGATAAAGTACGAAGGATACCAGAGCATCCAGGGCGGTCTAGTGACTATTCTGGCATTCACGCTGTTCGCATTCTTCTACGATGACGTGTTCAGGACTAGGAGCCAGCATGAGCAAGACGATTGAAAGATGACTGGCTTTAGGACGAGTTTGGCCAACTATCATACGGACCCAACAATCCTGTGGAAGGATAGAATGAAGGTTAGAACGCAAACAGAACATGACGAGATCAATGCTCGTGAGTATCCTGGCACACGACAGATGTGCGTATTTTGCGATGAGTCAACTGGTAGGTGTGAAGACGATGATCTCTATCTGTCCGATGGGCGTGGTCCACTCTGCGACGAATGCTACGATGGTCCTCTTGACAATGAGTCGAAGGACTGATATAACGACAATAGACCCGTCCAGAAGCGTGTAGACACGCGCTACGGCAGTGGCAACCCCACTTTCAATCACGGGCTTCTTTTAACCCCTAGCGGAGAAGAACAATGAACAAGTTCGGAGCTAATGCAGGAAGGCAGGGTCACAAGCGCGGTGAGAAGTCGCAGCGAAGTGGTGCCCCCAACAAGGGGGTTGCTGCGGCGAAGCGGGCACAGAAGCGCAAGGAGGCGCGTGAGCGCCAGAAGGCGTCTGATAAGCTGTCTCCCAAGGAGCGGCTGGCTCTCCTGGATTCTCGACTGGGTGAGGGTCAGGGGGCTACCAAGGAGCGCAAGAAGCTTCAGGAGCGCATCGACAATCCGAACGCCTTTGCTGGCAAGGTCAAGAACAAGAAGAACAAAAAGAACTACCAGGACAAGCGTGGCAAGGGTCACCGTGCTCGTCAAAAGAAGCGTAAGAAGGTTCTAGACGAGATGGCCCGGGTCTCGCAGGAGATCGGTGGGTACAAGGAGATCGCCTAGTTCTCCACCTTCCTATTAGAAGCGGAGAAACGTTCATGGCTATCGTAGGTAAGAGAAAACAGGGACCACCGGAAGAAAGGCCGGTGGTCCCCGTGGTCGCGATATGTCCGCACAGACATGGAGTCGTCTCGATAGGGCCTGTGAGAAGGTAGAACGTCAAGAAGCAAAGAGAGAAATCGAGGATCAAACGTTAGACCTTAGTGATAGTAGCGACAAGTACGAACCGAAGGAAATTTGATGTCTAACTACCTGCTAAACTCAACGCCGTCTTATTCAGTTGGAAACATCTGGGGTAGATGTGATTCCTGTGGCGAAGGACTTAATGCTTTGTCGGAACCTGCTATATGCGAGGAGTGTCAGGGCCTTTTCCATCAAGATTGCTTAAAGGAACACACTCACAAAAAGACAAGCGGTAGTGGATGCGAATGTGGTGTATTGAAGGTGTATGGATCATCAGCGACATCTGGTATGCACTCAACGTGGTGTCGCATGTACTCAAAGGACGAGTAAAGGAGATACGATGAACGAAGAATGTTTGCACGCAGGGTTGAGGTTTAGTGAGAACGCTATGTCCATTCGGTGCCTGGATTGCCCTGCCGTGTGGTGGCCCATGGGGGATCTATATTCCGCACAGGCCGTGTCTTCTCTGGCAAACTACGGGCTTCGTAGTGCGGTCCTTGAACCCTCTCTGATTGACGGTGTTCTCACACAGGCCATCAAGGGGCGTTTCTACAAGAACGACGACAACGATCCGGTTCCAGCCGTTTTTGAGGAGGCTGCTGATTGATTAGCCTTTACACAGACGGTTCTAGCACCGGCAGAAGCAATCGCGAAGGTGGTTGGGGTGTCTGTGTAGCAAAGGACGATCAACTTTGGTTTGGAAGCTATGGAGGGCATACCAAAACCACTAGCAACGTAATGGAGTTGACGGCCGCGCTTCAAGCCCTTAAAATGATAGAGATGTACCGCCTGGATCTCATAGATGCCATCGAGATCGTCTCCGATAGCCAGTACGTGATTGGTCTTGCCACTGGCCTCTTTACACCTAAGTCCAACAAGGATCTAGCGGTTCGAGTCAGGCACCTGACGGAAAAGTACAAGTGTCCTTTTCGCTGGACAAAGGGCCATGATGGTGATAAGTTCAATGAGTTAGCAGACAAGCTAGCGAAGAGAGGGAAGGAAGAACACCGTGAGTGACAGAGACGACGAACTACTAGCAGCAATTGCCGCGCCTTGCGTATTCTGCTGCCACAGCGCCGTGTGCATCACCGGCTACAAAGTCTTTGAAGTCAATGTAGAGGCTGGTACTTTAGACCATGGAGGTGTGAAATGAAGAAGCTACTACTCGTTTTTGTTCTGGTGGCTGGGTGTGGTGGATTTCCCGCCGTACAGCCAAAGACCCAAACCCCAATTGCTGACCAGTGCAACGAAATGGAGATGTTGATTCACAAGTGCACTGGATTTTCTATCGGTTTCATTCAGGGGCTTGTGGATTGTAAGACGTTGGATCCTACTACCGTATGCACCGATGCGTCTAGTAGTATGTTCGTATCACTGATGGCAGCATGGGGGGTGACTCCACGTGGTCCCGTCTTCAACTCCGCTGTCATGGATGAGTGCATTGCCGAATCCGAAGCGTGGCAGTGTTCTGACTTTCGGGGCCGCAATCATCCGTCCGTATGCGAGTATGTGTGTACGAAGAAGCCAATTGACATGGCTAGCTGGGGTGGACCCGGAACCTGAAAGGAAGCGAGATGACTGAAGCAATTTTGGATGACTTGTCGGCTGCCAACAAGAGAATCGAGGAACTGGAGGCTGAAGTGAAGTGGGTCCGGGAGCGGGGGTTGCGAGCGATGGAGACCGCCATGCACCATATCGAGCAGGGCGGTTGCAACATGGACCTGACGATCGCGACTGGGGCGTGCGGTGACCTCGCACAGGAAATGCGCGGCAAGATCACCGGCTTCCCGGTGCCCAGCTACATCTTCGCCAAGCCGTGCGCCTGTTCGCTCTGCCGCTGGCGCGCCGAGGGCGTGGAGAGCGGCGCGCCGTGACCAAGATCGTCACCTATCCAGACGAACGCCTCCTTGAGCCTTGCGCGTGGGTGCCTTATGATGATGAAGGGGCAGTGATCGTAAAAGGGTTCCTAGCTCTTGCGCAGCCTGTGCTTGAGAGGACACAGGGACTAGCCGTAGCGGCCAACCAGATTGGCCTTTTGTACCGTATCGTCGCCCTCCCACACAGGCATTTTGTCAATCCGGTGGTCTATAGCCTGTTCGGAGAAAAGATACCTGTGAACGAGGGATGTCTATCTCTTCCAGGCGTATTCGAGTATGTTGAGAGATACCAGGGGATAGAGATTGAATGGACAGAGTTAGTTGATGGTGAGTGGAAGGAGCATCGCAAGTCCTACTTCTATGTCAATCCTAACCAGACGCTTTCACATATCCTTCAACACGAGATGGAGCACCTAGACGGCAAGCTGTTCCTGGACAATCTACCCAAGAATGCACGCAAGCGGGCCTATCGCAAGTACACGGAGAAGCACGGATGAACCACAACAATAGATGGGACATTCTTTGCCGCATTGCGATCGATGATAGAACGATCGCATCGATCACCAATGGCTTGTATAGGGAATTCTATCCGCCTAAGAGGCAACGCTTATACGATGCTCAAAGGAGAGCTATGAAGCGTCTAATAAAGGCTCTCCTAACCAAGACGTGGGTCATGGCCGGGCCGGCAGCGGGGGACAGAGCCCTCCGACCAGCTCACGTCCTTCACCACCGCGTGCTCGACGCCGAGCGCGCGGACGAGCATCCTCGCGTTGCGCATCCCCTGCCTCCTCTTGGCTGAGTTGGAACAACCCAACCTTGAGGCTTGCAGGGGTGCGCGCTGCCGCTCTGGGCCCTGGGTGACCCACGTCTTGGTCACAAGAGCCCTAATAAAGACGCAGGAAGAACTACGGGAGTACGACAAGGAAAACCATGGATAACGAGAAACTGAAGAGGTTGGAGTGGCAGATCGACATGGATCGCATGCTGATCCGTTAGGCTTCTGGACACAAGGCACGATCAAGCAGCCGGAAGACCCGGGAACGACTCCAGGGCATTCGGCAGCGGGCCGCCAAGCGCATCAGCGAGAAGTTGCGGGAGATTATCCGTGGCAGACGGGAGACGTGATGACCAAAACCTTCTACCATACAGCAGCGCTTTTCTCATACCTTACGCTGGCCCATTTTGTAGCTGACTGGACCTACCAGTCGCACGTTACCACAATGGCCAAGTTGCATGCGCTTTCGTGCTCTTCAAGCATTGTGTGATCTACGCAACCGTGATGACTGTCTCATGGCTTTTTGTAGCTGGAGATACGGCGATGCCAATTCAGACGTATGTGTTCTTCTTGATCCTACTTGGAAGCTACATGATCGAAGACATGTACCTACCAGTCTACTGGTGGATGAGGTACGTAAGGAAGGTCTCGGTGGTACGAGAGCGGGGCATCGAAGACTTTAAGGAGTACGTCAAGACGCCTCTCGGTGCTATTCTGATGATTACCGTAGACCAGATTGTCCACCTTCAGTTTGTTTGGTTGGTGGCTTGGTACGCTATATACACTAGTAGATAGGAGAAAACATGAGAATGAGGTTTGATGAAGACAAGAAGGGGTACGCTCCCAATTTCGGATTTCGAACCGGGTGACGTCTTGGAATGGAAGGGTCATATTGTCCTAGTGCTAGAGCAAAAAGCGCAAGCTAAGCCCTTATATTGATCATATTGAAGTTGCAGAACTAGCTACCGGAAAGATATTCACTCTACTGCACTTTGCTCAGGTAAAGCGATGCATCGGGCTTGACGGAGAAGATGCACCAGTCCTGTCCTTTCAAGTGGAGAAGTGATGAACATCGTAGAACAAGAGAGTACTTACAAGGGGGTTTGTGCGTCTTAAGGATGTGGAACCAGGAAGAGTGGTGTATGAGATGCACTATGGGAAATACCTGTATATTGCGCGTGACTGCATTACAGGGAAACTTCACCCATCATCAGTTCTCGTAGTGGATTTGAAGGAGAAGACAGCTATCTGGGCATCTGGTGAAAACAAGGTGCGCATCTGCACTGCACCAGATGGGACAGAGCCAGTCCTCGTTGTTGGAAAGGAGAAGGGATGAATCTGGTTTCAGTTATTGTGGAGATCCTTGGATACTCGATTGCTCTGACGCTCTTGCTACTTGTGACGGTCGTACTCATGGCGAAGGCGCTGGATACGATTGCCCGTAAGGTCAGTGGCATGAAGTATACTGTAGACATTGTGCATTTCTTCAAACATGGCCGCTGCTACAACTGCGATGTTCGCATCGGAGCGGAGTGCAAGAAGCGTGAGAAGGTAGAGTATAGTTACTACGCTTACGATGGCGTAGAGGATATTTTTCACAGAGCATGACACTCCTTTCAAGGCCCGCGCGGAAGCGTACGCCGCACTAGACGCTCGACTAGAATCAGACTCCATGCAGGAAGAAGTTGCGGGCGACATTCACTGGGGGAGGCTCGTTCCCTTTCAAAAGAGCGTTATCGTCGATACATATCCTGCACCAGAAGGCCATGAAGCTGACACACGAAGTCAAGCAAGAACGCATCCGTGAGCTTGAGAGTAAGTGTGAGGGACTGGAACAAAGACTCAAGGTTGAACAGGAGGTCTCAAAGGAGCTTGCCGATGCCTTGGCAGGAATGTGTGATGTTGTGAATGAGTTCTGTTCGGACTCCCATACCATCATTCTAGATGAGACAGAAAAAGCTCTAGATGCTTACGACAACATCCAAGAGAAGCAAGGTGCAAAGCCGTAGACAAATACACGGGGCATCAATGCCAGAGGGATCCAAAGCATTCCGATCTAAATGGCCAGAAATCGAATTGGCACATGTACACCGATCCCGTGACTGCCATTACCAATGCTTGGAAGAGCTAATTGTTGGCGATGATATACCACTGCGTTCCATCAGACTGCACAGTCACGTACTTGTACTGAGTGGATAGTACAAATGTATTGGCACCATCGATGAGTTCACCAGCTTGTGCAGTCACAGTCACGGCATTGGCACTTGCGTCGGTCTTTTTGATGCGATATTCGCGTCCAGTGACTCCAGCAGCTGCTGGAAGCGTTGTAGCGAATGTGCCGGCGGTAGCATCTGCAAGTACGGTGTGATGGGCGTCCCCAAGAGTAGTTGCTGCGGTAATCTTCGCAACTGCACCCTCGATACCAGCTGCGGTCTTCACAACACCGGTGATGCTAGCTTCAAGAGCGACAATATTCCAGTTGACCATGATACCACAAGTACCGGCACCAGTTTGAGTGATACCAGCACCATCCCATGCATCAACAGCAATGTAACTGTCATGTGCGGTGTGATCATCTAGATAAATGAACGTTTCCCAGTCGGAGTTGGTGAGGTAAAAATTCTTGCCAGCATTATTGTGATAGTCATTCCCCAAAAACCATTTTGGGCTACCGGCACGGATACTCTCAAAAGTGATCCAGTTAGCGTCTTTTGTTCCACTAGTGTTCTGTAGTGTGATGTTGGCTTTCTTCCCGTTGGTGATGTAACTCCCACCTAAAATATCACCTAGCCCAAAGCTGAGGGGCTTATATCCTAGTTGGTATGTAACCTTGGCTAGAATTTCGTTTAAAGTCTGTTGGTCTCTTTCGTTTTCGATTGCCATAGCGTGCTCCTGTAGATTAGATTGTTAGCGCCTACTGATTTTCAGGTTCTTGACTTGGCTACCTAGAAGATAGCTATAGACAGTGTTAGCCCCAATGCTTGCGAACGTCTGATGTGCGTCTGGCATCATAGTGGTTCCAGTCGTATTTGAAGCGACCAATATACCGTCTCTATAGAGAAACATATTTCCGTTTCCCCAAGTTCCTTGAATAGCGTTCCCGTTAGCGTCAACGAAAGGCGTATTCTTTGGAGTAGCAGTCGTAGCGTTTTGAACCGGGACCTTTGTGCCATCGGCTAGACGGCATACCCATTCATTGCCTTCCATGGCGCAACGCATGAAGCCGCCTGGAAATGCTGACAATGCAGGTAGGTTCCCAGAGGTACGCAAAGATACCGACAGGATCTTGTCAGTATCAGTATCGCCGCCAGTAAGAAAGTTCATCCTAGAACCTCCTAGGCGCTATACGGTGTGAACTGAAGGTCTCCTGTGGCGCCAGCAGAGCGGCCAGCTACAGAGGTCGAGGCAGCCACGTGAATGTACTTTGTCTGACCAAGAGCAATGCGCATCCCACCGGTAGCAACGGTGGTAGCAAAGTCAAAATAGACATCCTCGTTGAAGCAAGCCACCTCGTAGTCACCAGCGGGAAGAGTAGTAGTCGTAGAACCATTGGCAGCGCAGCTTGAAAGCGTGACAACGCTGCCAGGAACATAGACGAGTCCAGTAGGTGAGGTAGTCGTAGACATGCTTCCTGCGCCCGTAGCAGCAGCAGCATTTGATTCGGGCTGTCGGTTGATTACCTGGGCTGGCTGAGTAATCATCGCCCCGTCTGCGACTAGGTAAGCGCTCATGTCGCTGTTGCCAGTTCCAGGACTGGAAGCTAGTCGAAGACCAAGCTTGCCACCAGTTGTACTGGTAATGACTACAGCAGCGCTACCCGCAGCTGAACTGTAGATGTTAGCGGTAGCCCCAACAAAGAAGTCGTTGGTGTTTGCTAGTCCGACGAGGCCGGTAGCAGTACCATCAACGGTGAGTGGGGCGGACTTCTTGGCAATCGAAAGGGATGCTGACATAGTGACTCCTGTCTCTATAGATTATTACTTGGGTTCACTACACCTTTCAGGGAAGCCATCTCCCACATTCCAATACTTCAACTCCGAGTGGGTTGGGTCTGAGTCCCCCTTATACAAAGCCAACATGTAATGGGTAAGCTCGTGCAAGTACGCTGTCGCATACGTGCAACCACCGAAATCATAGAGCTTCAGAACCGACCATTCTTCGAGGCCAGCACAGCCGTTCTTGCTAGCCCATGGACAAGCAAGCAAATGGTCGTAGATAACCAAATGGCTTGAGCGCATGGCCTTGAGCACCTGCGCCCGAGTGAAGTAGCCGCGCTCAGTCATCTGGAGGATGTACCAGCTTTCCATGGTGTCGGCTTGAGCACCATCAAAGCTGGCGTTACCATTGAGCTCAACAGACGCACCGTGGTCAGTTATGAGACTTGCGGTTGGCCAAATACCACCGCAAGCAGTGAGCCCAAGGAGGCATACTAAAGCCAGCCACTTCACCACCCACTACCTCTTTGACACGAGAGCAAGGACCCCAATAGCAAGCAGGCACACCAGTAGAATGGTCATGCTATTCCAATCCATTGGTTTTTTACGGCTTCGATTGTTTCAACTTGAAATTGTCATAGAGGATGACAAAATCAAATCCGTATCTATCGAGAACGAAGTAGGCGTCATGGATCATTCGTCAACCCTTTCCCTTTCCTGTACATGCTTGATCTTTTTCCTGAAGAACTCTCCCCTAGGAGCGTATGCCGTAAGTTCTCCAGCAGGAAGGTTTACCCATTGGACTACCACCCTCTCTGAATGGCTATGGATGCAAATCCCGTACTGATGTAAGTCATGTCATTTGTTTTAGTTCCCATGGCCTATATACAGCGAGGAATCTAACTAGATGGTCGGAATCTTGACGAACTTATCCTGTACGAAAGCCCACGAACCATTCTGCCACATGAACAAAAGCGCAACTGGTTTGTCATCCACATGTAGAAGGACAATGGCTACGTGCTGGGTTGGGTTCGTGTTCCCATAGACGGCATCCAGCGAACAAGGCTTGCCCGTTTGCGCTATCACCTTGGTACACATCTTCCCAACCATGTCGAGTAGCTGCGTCAACGGCGTAGCCTCCTTGAGTACCTGGGCGTGGCTCTGCGTAGGAGCGGACACGGAGACCGAATTGGGAATGGCAGTGAATGCCAGTGCGATTGCTACAGTGATTGCCTTCAGCATTTTGTTCTCCTCTCGTGTTACCAGCGATACTTGTCCAGCAAATGGTATACGGCGAGAATTCCGTTGGAAGCATAAAGCTCCCGCAGCTGATGCAGTCCGATTCCAGCCCGGGTTGTGTGCAGCTGCACGTGCGGAGGGTCCTTGAATGTATGCCAATCCAAGCCAGCTTCGAGGCCGAGCTTCTCCGCTTCCTCGGCTAGAATGCGGTAGTCTTCTGGATCCCAACTTGGCTGTACGCCCTTGGCCGCCTTCATGTCGCGAACAAAGTCACAGGCCATGCCGAAGTTGTGGTAGGATTGGCCTCCACGAGCATTCGTCACGATCTTGCCAGGAGCACTTCTACCCTTCTCGTAGAGGGCATTCTGCTCTTCGTAGGTGCGGAGACCCTGCTGGGCTACATAATGCGCTCCACGGGCCTCACAGTTCTTCAGGAGGGTATGGAGCTTGCGAAGGAACGGTGGATAGAGGCCGTGTGGATTGATGCGGCGGAAGGGATCTTCCTTGTCGGCCCAGGTCTTCACCTTTGGTTCAGGATCTTCCTTCTTTGCCTCGGGCTTTGACTCTTCCTTCGGCGCAGCTTCGACTTCCTTGGCTACTTTCTGTGCCTTCTCTACCTCGGCTTCAGCGGCTACCTCTGGGGCAACGGCCTCTTCAACTGCCTTGGCGGCATCCTCAACGGTCTCTTCGACCTTCTTTACGACTGTCTTTGTCTTCTTTGCCATATTGACTCCTTATGTATTAGGCCTGATTGTATCGAGCGTATATGTCACCGTCATGTAGAACAATGAAAATGTACCACTCGAAGGAATGGGTAGTGTGAATTCAAACACGATCGCGTCTGTTACTAGCCAGCTTACTCCAGTCACCAGATTTACAACTTGACGAGTAGTGGCGTTTCCTGCAAATGTAGCAGTAGCGGACCCGCTGATGTTAAGAAGCGTTGCCGTCCACGTAGTACCAGCCAAGGTGTCCTTGTAGATTGAGATACTAGAGATACTGTGGGATACGGTATCCGTATTCCTGGCGGTGAAGGAAATGGACGTAATGGTCGCCCCAATCGGAATACGCACACGGCCACCGATCAGTGGTGTACCGGTTGTGCTTGGTGAAGTTGAGATAGAAGGAATAATTCCAAAAGCAGAACCTCGAAGAACTCCTGTTGTGCCTGTATCATACAAATACATCTCAGCTGCACTTACGTGTACAGAGAAGGTCTGTGGGGTTTTGAAATTGTGAGCATCTGTAGCGACACCGGTATTAAAGGTTGCAAGACCGGTAACTGTGATAGGAGGTGTGTGGGTTGAGTTGCCAATTTCAATTGTCTTGGCAAAAGATCCAATGACCAGATCGTTTACACCCCCACCACCATCAGGCTCATAGGAAGTGGCTGAAATTACGCCAGCCGAAAGCGTGTCCACGAACCGTGCTGGACCATATACGGTCACTTGCTTTGTGCTTCTGCCAATCGCAATCCCAGTTGCAGTCGTAGTACCGATATTGATGGCGCCTATAGCGTCAATCGTCACATTGCCAGCTGTACCATTGATGAAGACAGCGGCACCGTTGAGGGTGAGGTTCGATGGGCCAGCATTGATGTCGGCTGCGGCAAGAATGCCTGCTACAACCGATGTCACACCGACTCTACCAATTGTTACACCAGTTGTATTGGTATCAGTACCAAGCTTCATCGTACCTGTGGTAGGACGTGAAATCCCATCTGCCAACACGCTGCCACCCGCATCGATCGTAGGTACGATAGGATTGGTAGCGCTCAATGGAGTTGTGTTTAGGGTAACTGTGCCATTGAACGCGGTTGTAGCTGGATTGACGATTAGGTTGCCAACTGCAAGAGGGAAGTCACGGGTATAGACTACGCCGTTGTGCCGCCACGCAATGACAAAACGGCTGCCCGGGATAGCGCCAGTTCCGAGACTAGTTAGCTTCGTCTTCTTCGGCACCAACGCGCTAGCACCAGTGAGATTCTGAGTCCTGTCTACGTCTACGTAGATGCAGTAGTCATCGGCAAGGTCAGTCAGCCCAGGGCTGTCAGTAGTCTGGTCTGCGATGTCGTTGTAAATACCAGTCGAGTTGTCGAAGAGAAGGGTCAGGCCCTTCCAGTGCAGGTTGCTAGCAACCACTTCGAAGTAGTCCCCACTCGCAAAAGCGGCCCCACTACGAATCATGCGAACATTGCGGTCGGCTGCGGCACTGTACCAATACTCACCACCACCAAGCTCCCAGAGCCTAGTCATAATGGCGTCGCGCCAATCCTTGTCGCTCAAGATGGCCTTGTCCCCGCCGCTGAAGATGTCCCCAGATGTATTTTCATAGCGGGTTCCAGGCCAAGAATAAAATGAACCGGTGTTCGGGGTAGAGCCACCTGAACCAAGCCGGAAATAGAGCTTACGTGCATCCTCAAGTGATGTGACATTGTTTGAGGCGTCTGTCGTTACCTTCGCGATTGGAAGCACTGTCGTAGTGCTATCAAAAGGTAGCGTGCTGATGATGATGCGATAGTCAAGTACGCGAGCTAGAGGTACGACAGAATTGGTCTTCCCAAGTGTATTGGCGTCGAGGAAGAACACGGTATCGGCTGTCGTGGGATCGGCTGTACGAGTGAGGTTGAGCCCTACATAGTTGACGGTGTTGGCAATGAAGCCTCCAGTCAACTTGGCGTTTGAGGTATCTAGTGTCTCTGGCGATGCATTGTCATCTGTCTCGAATACAGAACCAGATTCACTGGCTCCATAGTGGATGATGGCGCTGTTGGCCACCGCAAGCTGAAGGGATGTAGCCGGGCTTCCAACGGCATTTGTGGTGACCAGCTTGAACCCACGCACCACCAAGGGCTTCCTACCAGCAAAGACGCTTCCGATTACCGAATCGAAGTCTGCAGACACAGCTGACTCAAGGCTACGGAGATGGGGGACATCGATACGTTGCTGGCCAAGCCAGTTCTGTCTACGCTTGATAGCCATAGTGCTCCTACGATAATAGATTGTGGCTAAAGTGGACGTACTTCATTGTTATAGTCAAATGCGACAAAGGAAGCGCTTCCAAGCATTCGAGAGCCCACGCCCACTTGCCATTGTTGTTTGTTGATCTGACATCCATAAGCCTCGAAAATCACTGTATTGGTTACGCGATCCAGAAGCGTCATAGTGAAGTAGTTGGCCTTGGGGACATTGGCATAGATGGGCTTGATGCCGTTGCCTTCCAATCCACCGTCACGAACACGAACCATGCTAAGCTGACCTTGGATGGCCTGGATTCCTGGTGAAATCTCAAACGGAGTAGCCTTGTCAATCCCCCTGCGCTGGATCTTCTGGTTCGTCTCATTGTAAGAGAAGCCAGTTACCTCCGCAAAGAAATTGCCGTTGATGTAGCACTTTACGTGTGCGCCTACGACTACCTGATTCATGCTCTCGCCTTCCTGTAGGCTTCGTCTACGTCTTCAGACCAGATACCTACCTTCTCGCTCACCTTGTCTCCTGTGGTTGCGTAGCCGCCGTTCCCAAGGCCAATGTCGCTCGGGTACACCAAGTCTGCCACGAGTGGAATGCCAGTGGCGGCCACACGCTTCAACGCGGTCACTGCTGCGGCTGTTGCTGCGTTTGAGTCAGTTAAGAATGAGATACCCACGGATGCGGGGTCAGCTACATCGAGACTGGTTCTGGAAGTGAGGTAGATAACGCTTGCCCCAGCTGCCACTGTGACGGGGAAGCGATAGGTGGGGTCCAATACCAGTTGGGTAGAAGAGAGCTTATCCGTGTACTTCACTGGATAGATGGCGTTGTCGTTTCCATAGCCGATAGCAATATAGCCACTATTTGGAAAGGCTGTTGCATCTGCTACGGTGAGTACAAGGTAGCTTCTCTGCGTCACCAACTGCATTGTAGTCGTAGTGGCGTAGGCAGTGATTGATGGGCCATTGGGATCGAGTGAGAAGGGGCCCAAGAATGGAGATGTGGCAGCCGCTGTAGGCACAATGAGCGCGCTGGTCCCTTTGTAGTAAAGGGGTTCATCAGTGAAGGTGAATGTGGTGGCAGTCGGAGTGGTGAGAACAACCCCGTTGCGTGGCGGACGACCAATCTTGTCCGAACCAGGGATGAAAGCTGTCGAATAAGTAGGAGTTCCACTTGCGTTTGCACCAAGGCTCAATACAATCTCATTCGACAACTGTACCGAAGCAGAGTTGGCCTGACTGTACGGAGAAGGCTCGGGTACGAGTTCCCATTCGCCTGTCTCGACGTTGTAGTATTCGGCTTGAGTTACTGGGTTGCCAGATGCGTCTACTCCACCCCACACCAGTACCTTGTTGATACTGGCGATGAACTCTGCGTGACAGTAACGGCGGGCATACTTCATTGGCGGAATACTATATGAGTGAGTGTTGTTAGCTGTACCAAGCCAGTATAGCTCGGCATCATTAAGCACGCGATTGACACTTTCAAGGCGCTTGTTGCGTCCATACCCACCGACCACTAGCAACGTTCCGTTCTGCATGTCAGCTACGGCAAAGTTGCATCGTGCTACGTTAAGGGATGCAGTGCTCACCCAATAGCTACCGGCTATAGGAGTCATTTCATTACAGGTGTCAACAACCTCTGTGTTGGTGTCATCGAGTAGGATTGGCCCTGCACCTGCGCCACTTCCTAGGACAACGCCAGACGCGAGTTGCCGCCCACCCATGTTTAGGATGGCTGGTGAACCCCAGGCATCTACCCTGAGGGCTACTTGATCGTAGCAAGCATCTGGGAGCGTACCCACCGCTACCACAGATCCAGTTGAGAAATCGTACTTCTCAACCGTGTTGGTTGGTGTTGCTCTATCTATGATACCACCGATCCAGTAGTTCTCGCCGTCAACGACAACACCTTGTCCAAGTGCCCTTGGATTTAATGGTCCGGCACCAGGAATAGGAGTCCAACCGCTTGCTACATCGACGTATGTGTAGGCGTCTTGGAGTACACCCGCCGCTGCGGAGTAACCTCCCCAGAAAATGGGATACTCGTCAATCACCATTCCGCCCATGGCGTAGCGGCGTGCTACGGCAATGGCTCCTGCGGAAGTAACGGTGTAGTCGTATTGAGTACGTCCGTCTGCGTCTCCACCACTCAACACAGCCGACCCGGTGAACGTGATGTAGGAAGACGTCGCGCTTTCTGTTGCACCGTCGTAGCCACCAACTAGCCATGCACCAGACCCATCGGTCTTTTTGATGACTAGCATGTCGTACAAGGTAGACGGCTGTGCTTGTGACCAGATGCTCATTTGTGATGCATCGAGCGTGTAAGGGGAGGTTGCAACTTGACCGGCGACGTGTGCGGGGAGTGAATAGTCGTTGGCTGGATTGTCAATGACAAAGGTATCGCCTACAGAGAGACCGTGAGAAGACGAGGTAGTAATCGTCGTAACCCCAGCTGTGGTACGCACGATGGAAGAAGCGTCTACAACGCTCCCGGGCGAGAGAAAGGAGGCTTGACCATTGCTTCGTTCGGTGATTGTAGAGGTGACAGGTAGATACGCTTCAGTCCCCTGATGTACGGAGATGAATGCTGACTTTGAGGCAGACTGAAGTGAAGCTGGCAATAAACGCCAGACAACGACGTCAGAAAGAGTGGTTGTAGTGACGCCTTGAGCTATTGCGTTGGAGTTGCTTACCTCTACGTATTGGACTAGGGCAGAAGGTGTATCCACGAATACATTGGTTACTGGAAACGTACCACGATTGGCGTCATCGAATACGCCCCCAGACACATTCAAAATGTCTCCGACCCTAACGCCTGCAAGAGTATTTGTACCCCCACTAGCGTCTGTGCTGATCTCGTATCTAGCCACTCCTGGTTCGGGAATTGTCACACTCCATACGTTGCCAACAGTATTGGACCATGGACTGGTACCGAACTGGAATGCATTCAAAGCGCTTCCGCCTGTCACTTGGATAAACGACCCAAGTCCCAACTCCTCGGAGAAGAGGACGAGCTTGCTGGTATTGGTAGTGGGATCGAGGTAGGCTGTAGCGTAGGCGCCCACACCCTGCCTATCCATTGCAGCTGTAATGACCGCCGCTACCTCGTTGACGGTGGCAGCTGCGATGTTAGCGAACTGGACTGCATGGAAGGTAACTCTAGCTGCGTGCTTGCGATTCACGAGGATGCTCAAGGTGTCACCGTCTACAAGAGCAAATGGTGACGAAGCATTGGTAACGACATGGGCTTGAGTGGCCATGTCTCCGTAGAATACGCCAAGTACCTGCATCAAAGCGTATGGTGTGAGCTTATGAAACGCTTCGGTGAGAGCGAGAGCACGGAAGCTTTCGTCGCTCATTCCAATTTTATGGGACTTCTGCACACGGTAGTTGTTGGCCAGACGTGTCAGAAAAGGCCCTGTAGCAGTCTTAAGGAACAGCTGGTTGGTTGCTAGACGTGCATTGTCACGTTTGATGGTATCTCCGGTTGCCAAGGCGGCCACAACTGCATTCCACCCCGAGCCCGCGAACATAGGGGGCAGAAGGTCCTTGATGGAGTCTTCGGTATCGGGAGTGGTGGCTACACTAGGAGCGATAACGTTAGCCCCTGCGGTCACTCCACTGTACATGAAAGAAAGGGATGTAGGAGACGTGAGAGGCGTACCAGAAAGTGTCTCGATGGCCGTTGACGCAGAGACAGTCCAGTTACCAGTAGTGAGAGCACCAGACAAAAGCAAGTCAACCTGAAGCGTGTTTCCAGGCACGACGATAGCGTTTGTAACGGTGAGTGGTACTGTACCGGTGAGAGTCCAGTTTGCTACGTTGAGCGCATCGTTCGTACCTGCGGGATCGCTTTGTTGCGGCGAATACGTGAACGTGACACGTAGGGACGCAGAGGTCAGTACAACAACCGATGACAACGCGAAGCTGCCTGAGCTAAATGTTGCTGTTGTTGTCATTAGGCCGCATTCCCAACCAAATCACGGACACCAGCTGCGCTTACCACATAGGTAGTAGCTGGATCCATCTCTTCTGTTACCAGTATGTATACTTGATCCGTCTCCTTAAAGATTGAGAGGATGGTAAGAGCAGGCGAGATAGAGTAGTTGGTTGGATCCGTGGCGTCTGTGGTGTTGACTGATTCAGAAAAGGCAACTCGAATGTGGGTGCTGTTTAGCCATGTTCCATTGACAAACGTAGGCGCCACACCAGAACCAATAAAGGTGAATGAGTAGCTGCCTGCGTAGGCACCGCTTCCATCCGCACTCACAATACCAGCTGGCAATGATAGTGAGTAGACACCATCTGTCTCTTGCTCTGTTGTCCCAAGTACAATGCTACTCGAATTGACAGTAAGGGAAGCGATAGATACTGCCGCAGCACCAGTCGTACTGATGGAGTATTTTGTTTGGTCAAGTGCGTCTCCGCTCACCGTAATAGGTGCGGTGAAGTTCAACGTTAGCAATCCAGCGCTTGCGGACAATGTAGCAGTTAGAGGTGCGGGTCCAGATGTAGGAGCATCGAAGAGCGCATTGATTCCCTGCATTGGCGTACTCGCGGGACGTGCGTAGATTGGAGTACCGACAAGAAAGCTCTCGGGGAACAAAATGTGGATCCCAGTGTAAGTAGCCATCGTATGCCTATGTAGTCCTCAAGGCAATCCCACCACCAGCACTACACAGCAAGAACTTCCATGTTTGTCTAGTAAGAGGATTGGCTGGGTCTGTAGCGTTAATGTCCGATTGATCTGCCCATGGCCTGTGGATATTTCGCAACCAGCTTGGAAGCTGGCCATAGATACCGACTTGGCCACTGCTGTATTGATTATACATGATACTGGGAAGGAGAGATGCAACCGGCGCTGCTCCAACAAGAGAATCGTACCAGGATGATGCGTAGTAGGGATAGCAATCCACATAAACGTATGGATTGTTTGTGTTGCCGTTGATAGAGGTCGGCATATTGAATTGCGCGCCGCCCGTATCCCCCCATTTAACCCCTGGTTGCATTAAACCCATGGGTAGAGCGTTCAGTCCGACTAGGGAGCCAATAGAGAATGCAGAGCCCACCGCCGCCGATACCGTGATTGTGTTAGCTACGGTATCTACCGCAGTAACCTCGACTAGAGCAACAGGTAGATTTGCTCCAGACTTATCAGCGGCATTGATAGATGTCACGTTGACCCAATCGTTTACTGCAAAGATCGAAGCGTCTACCACAGAGAGAACCGTGTCTGTAGAGAGCGCCGCCGTCGATAGAGTAGTGAACCCATTGGCTCCCAAGTATGAGTCATAGTAGCCGCTGAAACTGGTCTTCCAATAGCCACTATCCAAGGGGCCTACTACAAAGGCGCATGGGTTTGCGTCGTCTCCGGCGAAAACTCCATTGTAGGGCGCTGCTGGAACGGGCCAGTAAGTGCTTGAAACAGCATTGAGGAGGGTTACGTTATCGGTGTCTATAGCTGGAGCAACCTGGATTCGATTTGAACCGAAATTGTATGGAAGGCACTTTACGTAGAGTGGTCGTCCATCGGCAGTCGTATTGTGAACCACCCAGTTGTCTCCATCTGTGTATGAGTCTTGGGTGTACCCGAGGGTACTAATAAGCCAGTCGTGTAGACCCTGCATGAAGTCGGTCTTGTTGGTAAAGCCCGTCTGAATGTCTACGTGGTATGCCATAACTAGTCTCCTACGAACTTGATTGTGATGTCGGTTGTGGGGTTCAGTGTTACCGGCTTCTCGTATGCTTGTACTGAGATTAGGTCATTCCCACTGTTGTACGAAGGAGAAAGTACAACCACAGACTCCACCCCATTAACCGTGGTGGCAGCCGCAACCAAGTCACTGATAGTGATTGACTTGCCCACACCGCTTCGGTTGATCTCAGAAGCGACTGCCCCACGAACAGAGTTTTCGATATTGGTACGGTCAACGCTAGTCCAGGTACGAACTAACAAGCTGATTTTGATATTGTGGATGAGTGGCCCGTCAATAAGCACGTCGGCACCAGAGGCAAGCAGACCGGGGTAGGCTGGATTGTCCAGGTCGCCGTAGATTGTCTTGGTGGCCTCCTCGAGCAAGCCAGTCCCAGCCTTGTATCCATCGGTACCAAGGTGTAAGCTTGTATTAAACGAGAGCTTATCCAAAGAGGTTACGGTAGCGTCATTATTCTCACTGATGCGAGTGAGACCATTATCGGTATCGAACTTGAGGAAGGTATGTAATCCATCCGTAGAAGGGAAGATACTATGGATGTGCTTCACCAACTTGTTTGGTGTGCCTTCAGTTACATAGATGGAGTCTACATGTGTTCCCAACGCACCTGGGCTTCCACTCACAGAGGCCATTGGTCTATTGGATACGTCTACGCTAAAGTTGTAGGTGCTGTCGATAGAAAGCACGGTCCAAGTACCCTTGTTGCCGCTACCCCAGAAGTCATCTTCGATGTGGATTTGATCCCCAGGCATCAGGCTAGCCTGATTGTAGAAGGTGGCATTGACATATACCTCGTCCTCTTCCACACCATTGGGATTCTCAATCCAGAACCCATGCATACCCGGGATCTTGGATACAGAACGCACGACGGGAAATGTACCTTGGTTGCTTGACGATAGCGCAGTACCAGAGGTAGGTGTGGAGATGGTTACGTAGTCGCCTTCTGAGCCCACGGTAGTCCCAGCTGCATCATAGATAAAATAAGCCATGTACTTACCGTGCTTCTCCACTCGGATGCGAGTGCTGATCATAGAGGCGGTGGTGGTACGGAAGGCGTTGGTGAGAGTAACCTTGCCATCTGGAGTGATCCTGGAAAGAGTAGTTGCTGTTGTGAAAGTAGCCTTTTGTGCGGCAGTATTATTGGCAACCTCTACCATATCGCCGGCATGGAATGGCAAAGCCTGCTCATTGGGAATGAGGATACTCGCATACCCGAGATCCCCATTGCTATAGCCGAAGGTTGGCGTACCATACAAATTGGCTACGGCTATGTTCGCGGTTCCACCATCGGTCTGGATAGAACCCTCAGAGCCAAGGGTGAGAGATGAAAGCTGAACGCTCCCATTTGCGTAAGAGACTTCTCCAACGGAAGGCAAGCCAGAAACACTAGGAAGTCCCATGTACGCTACTATAGATGCCGGCAGAATGGGAACCAAGTAGATGTTCTCGTTAAACCAGTCCACAGAGCTACCTGCCAGTGAAGCGTCTACGCTACGCTTGAATGACAGGCTGTAGTTCGTACCAGGGGCAGTTGTGGTCTGCACCCAGTTGATCCCATCGGCAAACGAGTAGTAGGAGCGATAGGCAGTGAAAGCGTCATTGGTAGAATGCAACACAGAGCCAGTAGGAGTGGTCCCGACGAACGTTCCGGTCATGGGGGCATACGAGATAGCGGCAACAGAACTAATGATTGTGCTGATGCCACAGCCGGCCGTATCGAGAGGGAAGAAGGTGAGTAGCGGAGAAGTGCTTCCACCACCTACGCCATCGTTACCCCAAGTCACTACGCCATTTCCAGTCACCTGCGTTCTGGTATAGCCTTGAGCATACTGGCTTCCTACGTTGACAAGCTGTACGACCGTCCCACGCACATTGACATCCACATGCGAGTTGTCATCAAAGTAGACGAGATCGTTGGCTGCCAATGTAGGCAGAAGGGTTTCACTATATCCTGGCGTGATAGTGCCAATAGCTGTACCCGTTGTAGTAGCTGTTCCACCGTCATTATATACAACTGTTGCTCCTGTGGTTCCGGCTTGGGTCGTGTAAAGACCAGAGGGGAAGTTCGCGTCAGACGAATTGAGGTAGAATGCGACTCCAGTTCCCAATCCAGCATCGGTGACTGTGGCAAACGCAGTAGACGGTAGGGTGAGTGTCAGTGTGACAGTTGAGCCCGTGCGACTTGCAGAGGCAGCAGAAAAACCAGAGACTAGCGTGAGCTTAGTGTAATCGGCCGACGTACCATGAAAGGACAGACCAAACTTTGTGGTAGCGTTGATGGTCGCCGAGGTCTTCTCTGCACCGGAGGGGAGAATGACTGCGATGTCAGTGTGCTCAGCTGCGGTAGCGCTTGTACCATCGATAGAGATAGTCAAAGCCTTGTTTGGCGCAGTAGGGTAGTCGAAGTACATCCGAGCCGTGTCGCCATCTGCACCAAGCCTACTGTAACGCCACAGGGTAGCTAATGTGGGATCGGTAGAATGGCTTACGGTACGAGAGTGCATGAAGACGGCCCAGTCATTGAAGTCAAAGGAATCGCCGAATGTGTTGGCCAACGTGAGTCCTGTAGCTGCATCCACATACGAGTTGGTGTTACCATAGGTCGCACTGGTAGGACTCACCTTCACACCCATTGGGACGGAGAACGAATGGCTTCCATCAACCATCAAGTTGAGTGTGTCATCAGGAGAAATGGCGTATGGATGGACTAGCTCAATGCGATCATGCGGAAGCGTTGTACCAAAAGGGGTACGAAGCGTTAAAAACGAGCAACCGTAGTTGACGGCTTCAGGCGTGATAGATGCGATAGCGCTTTCGTATCCCACAAGCGAGCCATAGCGCTCTATGTCTCCAGTCTGAGTAGGATAGTACGGAGTATTCTTCAGACCCTTTAGCACCATGTCTTCACGAATGGCATAGAGGTTCTGTACCGCTGCGTCAGAACTGAAATTGTAGACAGACACACCAGCAGAGTTCACTCCCAATACGTTATTGAAGAAAAAATGTGGGGTTCTGGTATCGTCTCCACGCACGTAAGCGTATGTACCATTGTCAGATACCTGTGCTGTAGCTGGCGAGAGTGCGATTGGTGTGGTGTCAGTGGCAGCGACCAAAGCCACGTCTCCATGGCTTCCAAATGTGTTGGTGCGAACCCTCAACGAAGCAGTGTTGTGCACATAAGCAAACGCGCCGTTTATGCTTCTGTTGATGTACTCCGCAATGGTAGGAGCGAGGTAGCCGAGCCCTCCACCAAGTGTAGTCATTTGAAGCGCCTTGTCGGTACGTGCGAACGCAATGCCTCCATTGATAAACGCACCCACCATTCTTCCGATGTCGTGTTGGAACTGGTTTTGGCTGGTATCCAGAATTTCTGATGTAGCTACCCCAAGAGTCTGATTGGCGAAGTCTGCGCGTCCACCTACCATCATCAATAGCGCGGTATCAATGTAGGCAGAACGAGCACCGATAATATAGTTAGGCGTGAGGTTGTTGGCGTAGCTGCCCACTGCCCATGGGCCAGTCCCACTCCCATCTGTCTGGATCTCTACGAGAGCAGTAGACGCTCCACCGCCCATGGCGTAGAGTGAACTGGTAGTGGCATCTACAAGCAAATCGAAATCATAGCGTGAGTGATTGAGGCTGTTCGCAGAGGTTGTCCATGTTCCTCCAGTTATACTGTATGTTTCTACGCTCGTAAGGGTTGTGATAGTACCAATCCATCCGATTCCGCCAGCTGCTACCACATCTCCAGATGCCAGGACTGCCATACCAAACAGACTGCGAGGGGTATTGAGTGCGCCCGTGCTTGAAAAGGTACCTGCGGTGTGAGAGTAGATTTCACATGTCGAGATAGGGTCAGAAGGGCTGATCTCTCCACCTGCAATGAGTGCGTCTCCATTGGGCAAAAGCACCTGACTGTGATTGGCTCGTGCATTTACCATTGGGATGGCTGCGCTCCATGTATTTGTAGTAGGATCGTATACGTAACCGACAGAAGAATAGTTGTTGGCAGTCGTAGCAGTATCGTTTGCCACACCACCGGTCACGAGTACGGTCCCGTCTCCCAGGAGCGTGGCCCTGTGTTGTGCCAATGCGATTGGTAAAGGGGCGGCAAGGCTCCATGTTTTTGTAGTAGGGTCATATAGTTCACAGGTGTCTGTAGCTTGAACTGCACCTGAGTCCGCATTGGTAAAGCCACCGGTCACGAGTACCTTGCCAGTATTTAGCAGTGTGGCTGTATGGTCGTAGCGTGCATTAGCAAGCGAACCCACCGCAGTCCAGGTGAGTGTGGTATGGTCATACTCTTCTGTGATTGTGGTACCTGTGATGCCACCAACAGCGAGACCTTTGTCAGTTGCGATCTTGGTGAAAGTATGCCCGGCCCGTAACGCATTTAGACCACGGATTTCGATGTCAATATAGGTTCCAAGCGCATCTACATATGCCACCCGATGGCTACCACGAAGTACGTCTGGAGCGGTGAAGTCCCATACGATCATCCAATCACCAGCTCGTACATTCAGAAATGGTGCGCCGCTGGAAGCAGTGAGACGATAACGATAACCCCATCTCTCGTAGCTATGGACACCACCCGTGAATGATGTAGACGCTGTGATGCCCGTGTTCACTACTGCGCCGCCGCCATCTACCACAAACCACATGCTCAAGTCAGATGTCAGAGGCGCACCAGTTATAGTACCGGATTCAATGAACTGTCTGATGTTTGCTGTGCCTACAGATAGACTGTCCCCTGCATTGAGAGGTGTCTTCAGCTTGATGTCGCCACTGAAGCGATCCAACGTGTAATCTGAATTTTTGCCAATGGACACAGCCACATTGAATACGCCGTTGTTGATGAGCGTACCACCTGAAACAATTAGCTTTGACCTAAAAGAGTTAGCTAGGTTGCTTTTCATCAATAAAGTGTTACCGTTGACAGTGACCGTCACGCCAGGAATGACATAGTTCAAAACAGATGCCCATGCATCGAGTGAGTTTGGACCAACAGACGTGAACTTGGTGCCTGCATCAACGAAGTCTTGGTCGGTAATGGTATAGGTGGTACTTGCAGTACCATCTACTGATAGCGTAAGTGTCTGGTTGCCTATAAGCGCCTTCCACTCACTGAAGCTGTTTCCCATTAGGGTTGCGGTCTTCCCGTCCCTGGACAAAAGTACGTCATTGCGATAGAGCCACAGAGTATCTGTCAGTGTGGTGGTGAACCCAAGAGCATCGTTGGCGTCTGTATAGGCTGTCTCCGCTGTCGTCACCTTTAGATACTCATTGGTATGTGCCTTGGAAAATAAAGCTACCTGCGTGCCACTGTTGACAGTCCTGGCGCCAAAAGCGAGGGTGTTGTCGCGGTTGATTGAGGCAGCTATCTCATAGGCAGTCGCAGCGCCAATGTCTCGGAAGTCGGCTGCCTCAAAGTAATGGACCGCAATGGCGTCTCCCACTATCACACGGAGTTGTGCGCCTGCGGTCAGGGTAAATGGTGCGCTTGATATAGATTGTACAAACGCCTTGGCTACTGGCACATTGGAGAGCTTGAAATATTGCTCACCACCTACCGCTGCCTCCACAAGAGGCTCACTGGGAATGGCATCGTAAGAGGGTTCGTATCCATTTCCATCATCAATGTACAGAACAGTCGGCTCACCCACACGCTTCACTAACTTTGATGATGTGATGCGCTTGTTGTCTGTACTAGAGGTAAGCCCCAGTACACCATACTCAATAGCCGAGTCTACACCACCAATGACTCTGGAGGCTTCGATTGTGCGCAAACGATCGCGGTACTCTTCTATTGTCTCCGCGTCTCTACCATTGCTGAACCTCAATGGATTGGTTACGATAGCGCCTGTAAATGGATCTGCTACAAAACTGTTGATTGCACCAGGAGGAACGTTACCATTAGATCCCTTTGTTTTTGCTACAACCAATACATTTGATACAGTCATCTCACCATCAGGAATGATTGCATCATACTTGGTCTCGTAGATGATTGCGTTAGCTGCATTGCCATTGGCTGTTTGAGCCTGTGTACCAGCTGCTATCAATCTGTCTCCACCCTGTCCAACGACCACCGTCTCATCTGCGTTGTGAGCACGGGCAGTGGCAGTCGAAAGAGTGATAATCCAATAATCGCCAGAGTTGGTCACGGATGTATAAGCAAGCGGGCCCTCATAGTTCTCTGTACCAAAGCCAATGTATACGGTTCCAGTGGCGGGAAAGGTCGAGGCGTCCTTGACGTAGATATCCGTTGTCCCTACGACTGGAAGAGGCTGGCCCGCGTACACAGTCGAGTAGAGCTTGGTGTAGGTGCTATCGGTGATAGTGACATACCCATATGCCGCAGTCTGCTTCGTTGGAGGGTAAGCCTGAGCGATGTCCCTATTGTACAAGGCGGTGCCAGTAGCACGGTCAAGAGACTGGGCATTGAGTAGCTGGAAGATGTCCTGGGTGTCGTGTGTGTCCGACTGCGCCGCCGCCTCGATGAGAGCCAGGATAGGGCTGCCCACCTGGAGGCTGGGAATCCCATACCTCGACAGGAAAGAATCAATCATGTCCTGACGGATCTGTGCGTAGGAGCGTGGCGTGGGGTAGTCTGCCATGCCTCATAGATTGTGGCTATGAAATTTTTCTCGCTGTATATAATGTATGCGAGTGCAACCACCTCTACTAGCCAGTTGGTGGATCCCTATCCCAGCTTCGTCATCGTGGCGATTCCTTCTGTCTGGGCGTGGGCTTGTCCTGAGGAACAAAAATGATTGTCATACACCACATCAACGGAACCGAAATCTATACCAGCCAAGCAACTACTAACGCCAAGAAGGCTCTTGAGGAGGGAGTCAAGAAGGGGTTTTCTTTCAAGAGTGCCGATCTGGTTGGTGCCTATCTGAAGTATGCCAATCTGGCTGGTGCCGATCTGGAGGGTGCCGATCTGGAAGGGCAGTGGCTGTAAAAAATACCTTGACACCTATCTCAAAATGAAGTACATTGTATCCATGATGACGAACA